AAAAAAAAATGAGGATTAAAAATCACCCTCTTGAACTTGGTAGCATTTTACTCCTAAATTTCTCCACATTTTACAAACAGAATTACGGTCATCATAAACTGCTAATACATTATAATTTGGTTTAATGAAATTATGATAAATTTCTGTTTTATTTATAATATCTTTTCTGAAATCATTTTTAGGTTTAGTGAATAACATATCAAAAGGTATTTTATTATGTATTAACCAATCTTCTGTCATTTTTCGTGAAACACCATCTCTACCCGTAACAAAGATAATCTTATAACCATAGTCCTTATATGATTTAATTGTTTCAAGAACAATTTCATCTACAATATCAAGATTAACTTTATCCCAATCAAATATCCCTCTTTTACCTTGAGTATGTGCTATAGTACTATCAATGTCAAAAATCACTGCATCTGGTAAAGTACCATCACGCTCCCACTTGATGTTGGTAGCAATATGTGGTTTTCTTTTTCTTGTTGAGAAATCGAAATTAGAAGAGAATAGATTTAAGTAGTTTTTGTACATTTTTTTGATTACTTTTGCACCTACTTTAGCATCTCTATTTGAGTCTCTTTCGATGGCGACTTTTTCTGTTATATCGAATATTTTAAACTCAACATCTGCAATTTTTTCACAAAATGCAACCATTTCATTCAAGTACTTTAAGTTAACATTAGTTTGGTCAACAAGTACGTTATACTTAGACTTTGTAGCCAAAACAATTGCATTATTAACTAATTCAGTTACTAACTTTTCTCCCTTAAAATCCATTATTTGAGAACCATCAAGCATTAAACGATACATATCTCTATTAATTCTAACATAATTAGAATTATTTAATATAAATTTATTTGCCCATGTAGATTTTCCACTAGCAGGGATTCCACAGAGAAGAATTATTTTTTTATTTTTCATAATATTTTTTTTTTAAATTTTCATATTTTTGAACTTTCAAATATTCTTCTATTTTTAGATAATGTGAAATCATGAAATCAAAATCTTCTTCGTTTAAAGAATTAATATCTTTTGATAATAAATCAACTAAAAGTCTTTTCTCTGAACTTATTTCTACAAACTCTTTTTCAATTAATAAGGCTTCTAAATATCCATTTACAGCAACTTTAAACATTTTAATTGCATTTTCAAAAGAAACTTTACTTTTAAAAAAATTCGGAATATTCCAAGAATTTGCATTTGGGGTTAATAAATCTAAAAGAACATAAATTTCATAGACATGTTCTAATTTTTTAATATGATTTCCATTAATATATACTGTTTTGTATTCAATTGATTTTATAATTAATTCACCATCATATTTATTTTTATAATAATCAATTAATTCAATTGTTAGTTCTTCGTAATTTTTCATGTTTTTATGTTTTAAAGTATTGTTAGTTCTTCGTAATTTTTCATGTTTTTATGTTTTAAAGTATTGTTTGAAATATTCCAATACTGATAACCAATCAGGATATACTTCATTCCCAAAAACAATGTGAGTTCCATTAAATTCGTTTTGTTTTGCTCTACCTTCTACCATATCATCAATAAGATAATCACCAATTAAAAGTGATTTATCTGGTGATAATATTAATCGTTTAGCAGCATCAAAACCTAAATTTTTCTCTACCCATTCTCTTTTTTCAGTATAGCACATTGGATTTTGTACTGATGGTGCTGTTAATATCCAAACATCAAAGTTTTTAGATAATACAGTAAATCCCATCAATGCACAATTAGTTGGTTCTAAATCTCTAAAGAAACCATATTGTGATTGTGGATAAACAATTTCAGGTTTATTCTTTATTGCTTCGTCATGTGCTTTTTGATAATCACATAAAACATTATCCATGTCTATGTAAATGCGTATGTGTTTATTATTCATCTAAACATTTTTTATAAATTTCATTATTATTTTAATTATCACTTAAATTTTCACTTAAATTTATTGCAACATTTGCAAAAGCAAAAAACATAAATAATACTCTTCCTAATGTCGATGTTATTATCCACCAATGCAATGGGTTTGCATCCCAAGCAATAAATGCACCAACAATATAGAGTAGTGCAAAATTCACTACAATTCCTAATATTCTAAATATCCAATTTCTATCCATTATTTTAATTTATTTGGTTTCCAAGTTTTTTTCCAATGTTCATCTGTTGATACATGTGCAGGTCTAACTGCTTTGGCAGTATGTGTTTGAAATTCATCATAACGAAATTTACAAGCAACTCTAACAACAATACCTTCTTGTTTATTAAAATCTAAATTTTCATAAATCTCTTTTATTTTAACATAATCGAAAACACCATCATAAAGAACAGGAACGTGTTCAATATCTAATATATCACAATGGTGTTCAAATTCATCCCAAGAGATACACATATTTAAATTATCCCACATGCTAAAAGCATAGAAGAATGTGTTTAATTCTTCATATTTTATTGAATGTTCAGCATACATACTTTCACCACATACCCTCCAATATTTAGGAATTTTATACTGAAAATTGGGTATATACCCTTTAAGCCAATTTCTAGATTCATGACCATCATCAATTACCGATCTTGGATGGTAATAGTCATTGTAAATTGTCGAATTTTCTCCATCAAGTTTCTCGGTAACGATTACTCGTTTACCAATGAAACCTTCCAATGTCGTTAATCTTCTATCATCATTTTGTAATGATTCAGAGAAATCAAAATGCATTGTCTTTGGATATTTTGTTGCTTCTAAATAATTCATATTAGTATATACGTTTAGGATGTCCTAAAGGTTACCATTTTATTTTTGTTGTAGAACCATCTCGTTGATCGTGATGGGTTTTTCCAACAATATATCCTTGTGATTCTAATTTTTCTCGAACAACATCATTAAATGATTCATACCAATCCATATTATAATTACCTTTTTTTGCTTCAAAAATTATTTTTTCTATAATTTTAGCATATTGACTATTTGTATCATTTATATTTTTTTTATATGCTAATGCTCTTGCTTCTGTTGCTTTCATAATTTTATCTAATTTGAGATACTACACATTCTTGAATTACATATTTATCAAACCATTTTTGGTTAACATTATTGATGCATCGAATGCTTCTTTTTCACTTGATCCAATTAATTCATAAAGATCATTAGGATGAAAACCCTTTTCACAATGTTCACCATTTGAAGAATGAAATTCTTCTGCTTTAATATGACATTCTTCTTGACACAAAGATATACCATTTTCTTTAATATATCCACCATTTGGCATTTTATTTCTATCTGTAATGTGATGTGCATCTAAATCAACGTTTTCTGCACCACATTTACGACACTTATGTTTATCACGTGCAAACACGGAATCTCTAAAATTTTGTCGTATTTTCTTTTTTTTGTTCATACCAAGGGTAATTTCTATTTTCTAAGGGTAAAACCTATTTATTTAAATAAAAAAAGGGTAAGTCACTTTTAGTTGTTCGGACTGATTTGTATAATTTGAATGACTATTGCTTCATTATACTCCTTACCTATTGACCTCTTCTGCACTAATACCGTCACATTCTCAACTAGCTTTGTAATACCCTCTTTTATTTTATTATAAAATCAGCAACTATTTTCACTGATATCACTTCAATATCATTCACATCTTTTTTAAGTGACCCATCATCATCTAAAACAGATTTTGTTTCATTTTCAAATTTTAAAAATTTTAACAATTTATTAGCTGCTTCATCATATCCATTAGCTTCAACATAATGTCCCTTATAACCACCATCTATAATTACATCAAATAATTTCATTATTTTAATAATTCTCTAACAATAGTAGATGCCATTTTACCATCATATTGTCCACCATATACTACTTTTAATTCACCCATAACTCTCCCCATATCTTTCATGGAAGGTGAATTTAAATTCATAATGTGATTCATTAAAACTCTTTTAAGTTCAAATTCGTCCATTTGTTGTGGAAGATATGCTTCAAGAATAGTTACTTCAATTTCATTTCCTTGATCTTTAGCATTTTCAACCATTTTTTTCATAATAGCAATTGCTCTTTCATCAGATACTGTTTTACCTTCTCTGTTAAATTCACCAATAACAACTCGCAATAAATTTTTTGCGTTTGTTTGTCCATTTTTCATGGCTATTTTAAGATCAGTCATTATTGTGTTTTGTACCGTCATTCTTTTATATATTTATTAATTATTTCTTCACTTACATTTTTATAATCTGGATATGTTTTATGTAGTGTAGGATATCTATATTGTGTTCTACCTAACAATATCTTTTTCAATTTTGGTTGTAATATTGTTCTTGCTAACCCTTTAACTTTATCTGTTATACATATCCCATTAAGATGATCAATTTCGTGTTGAATTATTCTAGCAATATAACCTTCAAATTCTTCTGTCTTATTAATTAATACACCATCATCTAAAACTTGATATGATAATGTAATTGCTTTAGGTCTTTCAATATCAATACCAACATTTGGTATTGATAAGCATCCTTCTTCTGCTGATTCTAATTCACCACTTTTAGTTAAAATTACTGAATTAATGAATTCAGATTGAAAATCATTATGTTTTGCAACAAATACTCTTAAAGGCACACCTAATTGAGTAGCAGCTAAACCAACACCAGAACCTGATGTATTTAATGTATCAAATAAATCTTTAACTAAATCAACAATATTATCATCTTGTTCAAGATCAACATCATACGCCTCTTCTTTTAAACATACATCACCATATAATCTTATTGGTACTATCATGAATACTTCATATAGTTAATTAAAAAATCAATAAAATCTTTTGATTGTCTTAAACCTTCAGAAGTATAATCTTTAAAGATTTTAACTGCCATCAATTTTTCACCATTGCGAATATATGTTTTAATTTCTTCCAATTCAATTATAGTGATAGGTTTAATATTAATTCCTGTTTTTCTCTTATATAAATCAAAAATATGTAATACAGGTTTCCTATCACTATTATTAATGGTATTGAATGCATCTTGAAATGCACCACCTAAATCACCTAATTGTTCGGTGTTTAGTTTTTTTGTTTTGTTTTGTTTAAATCAACATTAAATGTTAATTTTCCTGTTGCATCAAATCCTATTGATACAAATGGTTTCTTTATTTTATTATTTACACTTTTCATAATTTTTATTTAGTAATATTCTTCTTCGTCATCATCAATATACTCTAATCCACAAATAGGTCATTTATTGCCAAACAATTCAAATGGTGCAATATATCCACAAATTGAGCATTTATCTTATTACAATTCAAAGTTTAATCCTGTTTTTTTGAGTTCATCGTACTTTTCTTTGTTGAACTCATATAGTTTTGCTGGTTTACCAACACCACCCACCGATTTGAAAGTTGTTTCTGTAAGTAATCCATAGCTTAATATTTTCTTATTAAAATTACGTCTATCTAATTCTTTACCTAATATTGCATTATATAATGCTAATAGTTCACTCATAGTAAAATATTTTGGTAATAATTCAAAACCAATAGGTTCGTATTGTAATTTATTTCTCAATCTCTCTAATGCATATTCAAAAATTCCCATATGGTCAAAGGCTAATGGAATATATTTTATTCCATATGTTGGAAACCATTTAACTTCTTTTGCATGAATATTAGTAATTAAACTATGTTTATTGGGATTAATTAATCCATAATGTGCTATTGAGATTATTCTCTCTCTAGGATCACGATCAACATCAGTAAATGTACATAGTTGTTCTAAATAATCCAACTCAACATTGGTTTCTTCCTTTAATTGTCTAAGTACCCCATCCTCTGCTGTTTCATTATCTAAAAGAAATCCCCCTGCTAAAGCAAACATATCTAAGTATGGTTCAAATGCTCTTTTAATTAAAAGAACTTTTAATTCATCTTCATAATACGAGAATACGACTGCATCTACTGTAACTTTCATTTTTCTTTATTAAATTCTTTAATAAAATTTATAATTTCATCAACACTTTTTTTAGTATCAACTTTATCTTCTAAATATCGAATATCACTAATATAGTCTTGAATTAATAAATCATCTTTGAAATAAAATTCACAAAAAATTATAAACCCTTCTCTTAATGTTTCAAGACTATTTTCATCTCTTGTTTTTTCTAAATTATCCATATGTAACTATGTATACGCAAATATATATAATTTTGTTACAATATGTTAGGATTTTTTAAAAAAATATAGAGGGTAGGATTCGAACCTACGCAACGACCTACCATTTTACTGGATTCGAAACCTCTTCTCATTACGGCAACGCTCTATATTATTGTTCTGTATTACATTTAGGACAAATATAAATTTCTATTAATGTATCATCGTCTTTATAATCTTCTCATGATAGTTCATATGTTGAATAACATACTGTTGAATCATCTTCATTGGTAACTAACCAGAACCAATCCATATTACCATCATATTTACAATTATAGCAAATCACTCACAATCAAGTTCTTGATTTATTTGATATCCCATTTTTATGGAATTTTCAAGACCAATTATTACACGCTCTCTTGGTAATCCAAGTTCTAATGAATGTTTAATTTGTTCTAATTCAGTATAGAAATGCGAATTAGGTTCAATATACATGTAATTTACTGATTCTTCTGTTTTATCTGTTTTCATATATCTCTTCCATTATCATTAAAAATTTATCAACATTATAATTTCCAATCATTTTACTTATATCTTTATGTACCCATATTACATTATCTTTTTTATAACCCAATGCTGGTAATAATAATTGTAATTTAGCTGTTGTTTTATCTTTATCATATGGATAACCAGATAATTTAATTGGGATTTTAGATAAATTACATTTACTATCTTGTGATACAAAGATATCCCATGCTTCTTCAATTCGCAAGTCAAATGGAATATTTTTTCTTTCAGCTCTTTTTTTTATTTGTGACCACATATCACCAGAAATTAATTCATATCCTTTTCTTCTTTTTTTACCTGATTCAATATGACCACATGAATTACATTGAGTTGATGAACCATTCATTAGATTATTTAATGGTACAAATTGTTCATGTCCACATTCACATCTACAAATCCAATTTGTAATATTACTAATTTTTTGTGTTCTTTCAGAAGTAATTTCCCACCTTCCAAACTTAGTACCAATTTCTAAATTTAATTTATTATTCATGTTTCTTTTGTTCAAAAACATAGAGAGAATATAACCAATCCTCTCTACCTAAATATGTGTGTGTTATCATTTATCCACATTTACTATTACCACATGATACACATGTAAGGCAACCTTCTTTATATTCTAAATTATCTGACCCACAATTTGGACATGTACCATTTCCCTTTTCACCATCATTGATGTATTTTTTTATTACTCTAGCTACACCATTCTTCCAAGTATTTAAATGTTCATCATTTAAGTTAAGTGATTGTATTAAATCTAATACATAGATTATTGGCATACCATGACGTAATACTGAACTAATCATTTTAGCATAGTTCCAATATTCTTCATTGAATGTATGATTTAATCCTGTATGTACAGCTTTTTCACCATTAGAATCAACATATTCAATATCATATCTTTTAATACCATTTTCATCTCTTACTTTAACAACTTCACATTCAATAAGACTTGTAGGTAATTCAGATAAACCATTTTGCATACGACCAGTAAAAACTTCATATGGTCTTCCATCCATCATACCAACAACACCAATCCATTTTTCAAGATTATTTTGAAATCTTATAATTTCAGCTTTTAATCTTTTAGGTCTTTTAGGTGCATGATTATCTTTAAATAACTTATCTTTTTCTTTCTTTTTCTTTTCTGTTTCAGTAACTAAAACACCAGAACGTGAACCATCACGATAAACAGTAATTCCTTTACATCCATGTTTCCAACCAGCTTCATATACATTAGCAACTGTTTCTTCAGTTACATCATTAGGGAGATTTACAGTAACTGATATTGAATGATCAATATGTTTTTGAACCATTCCTTGCATTTCTACTTTTTTAACCCAATCAACATCATTAGATGTTGCACCGTAATATGGTGAAAGTTTAACTAATTCGTTAATTTGATCTGAAGTATAGTGTTCAATAATATCTTCAACATCGTAACCATTAACTTCTAACCAAGTAACAAAATTATGATGAAATACTGGATATTCCATCCAAGTATCACCTAATTCATCGGTAAAATCAACTCTAACGTTTTTATCATTTGGATTTATTTTTCTTCTTCTAGTATAATAAACTAAGAACACAGGTTCAATACCTGATGTAGTTTGAGTCATAATAGATACTGTACCCGTAGGTGCTATTGTAAGTAGTGCTAGATTACGTCTACCATACATTACCATCATATCATATAGATCAGAGTCTTCGTCTTTTATACGTTGAATAAATGGATTATTTAATTCTCTTTCAGTATCATACATTGGGAAAGCACCTCTATCTCTTGCCATATATACTGATGAACGATATGCTTCAAGTTTTAATTGTTTATGTACTTCTTCTGAAAATTTATTAGCTTCGTCAGTACCATATGTTAAACCTAATGCAGCTAACATATCACCTTCTGCTGTAATACCTAATCCTGTTCTACGACCTCTTTCTGCTTTATCTTTAATACTAACCCAAAGATTTCTTTCGGTTTCTCTAATGTGTAAATCTTCTGGATCGGAATCTATTTTAGCTAATATTTTATCTATTTTTTCTAATTCAAGATCAATAATATCATCCATTAATTTTTCAGCAATTCTAACATCTATTTTAAAAGATTCCCAATCAAAAAAAGCATTATCAGTAAATGGATTTACAACGTAACCAAATAAATTAATAGCTAATAATCTACAACTATCATTTGCACATAAAGGAATTTCACCACAATTATGTGTACTAATCCCATTTGCATCAAATTCATTTTTATCGGGGATTTGACAATCATAAACATTCTCAACACCAACATATTCAATAGATTTAATAGTATCAACAAATCTTTCTCTATATAACCCCCTATCTAAATTATTTAAAGCATTTTTTAATTTATTTTTTTTACTATTTTCAATAAAATTTATTTCCTCTTGGAAGATTAATAGATTATCCTTAGATATTGATAACTCATGTTGTGACTTTGTTTTATACATTTTATACCCACCATTACCATCGGGCATTTTTTTATATTGTTCTTCTCTTCTATTTTCATAAACGGTTGAGATAATACCAATTTTAGATAACATTCTTTGTGCCACATATAAATTTTCCAAAATTGATGATGCTAGTCTAACGTTAACACCCTTTTCAATATTATTATTTACAGTTCCATCAGCATCAAACCACCCACATAAGAATCCCTTATAAAACTTACTACTTGCTTTTTCTATTTTATTGTTAATTCTTTTATCATTTAAAACACCATATTCGTATGATAATTTTTTTAAATTAACACTTTTAACTTGTTCGATTTCTAAATCATCTTTAGAGTTACCCAAATCCAATCTATATTTTAAATTATTTTTTATACATTCAATAGCATAATTTTTAGTTTCTTTTCTATCTTCACCCCAATATCTTAAAATTGCGGATTCATTATCGAATGTTCCATCACCTAATAAACTTCCAATTAACCAACCTTCTTCAAAATTTCCTTCTCCATTCCAATTCATCCCAATATTGTTGTTAAGATTAATAGTATCACCAATTTGAAAGTTTTTTAATTCAGTCCATTTATATTTCTTATCATTTCTATTTATTTCAAGTACTTGTTTAAATTCATGATTATCTGTTGACTTTATTTTAAATCCTTTTTTTGTAGTTATTTGAAAAACATCTCTATTTTCACCTGTTATAAAAAAACCTTTATCTGTCGATGAATAAAAACCACCATCGACCATTGCGATGAATTTAACACCAATCAATTCTTCAACAGTTTTATTACCTTTATCTGTCATTATGTTCGAATCTAAAGTAAGACAAGGGTTTGTTGATATTGTTTTAAAACCTAAATCACTATAACAATCAGGAACAGATTCATTAATTAAAGTATCCCAATATAAAATACCCGGTTCTGCCTTATCCCATGCATTATGGATAATTTTTTTCCATATTTTAGATGCATTAACTTCTTTAGTAAATGTTGGATTATTAGAATTTATTGGATATTGTTGTGTATAGGTTGTGCCTTGTGTAGCAGCTTCCATAAAATCATCATCAATTTTAACCGATACATTTGCACCTGTTACTTTAGTACCATCTAATTTGGCATCAATAAATGCTTCAGCATCTGGGTGTTTAATTGAAATAGATTCCATTAAAGCACCACGTCTACCATCTTGTGCAACTTCTCTTGTTGTATTTGAGAACCTTTCCATAAATGGAACGATACCTGTTGATGTTAATGCAGAATTTTTTACAGGTGAACCTTCAGGTCTTATAAAAGATAAATCTACACCAACACCTGCTCTTCTTTTTTGTAGTTGTGCAATTTCCTGATCTAATTTAAAAATACCACCATATGAATCTGCTTCATTTTCATTACCAATTACAAAACAATTTGAGATGGATACAATTTGAAAATCATTTCCAATGCCTGACATTGGTGAACCTTGTGGAACTATTTTCTTAAAATGTTTGATTTTTTCGTATATTTCTTCAGCGAATAAAGGGTTTGTATATTTCTTTTCTATTCTTGCTAATTCTTTTGCTAATCTCCAATGCATATCATCAGGAGTTTTTTCGTAAAGATTACCATCTGAATCTTTTAAACAGTATTTGTTTATCCAAACTTCTGTTGCTAAATTATCGCCATTAAAATAGGCTAATGTGGCTTCGTGAATTTCATCTCTTGTATATTTAGAATATACTTTACCCTCTTTAGGTTGTTCTTCTAAAGTTTCTTCCATGTATTTTATATAATTTTATTAAAGTTATTTAAGTATTTCAATGTTAGAATTGATTAACTTTTATCCTATATTATTAAATTGGTGTATTTTTAAATACTCACAAAGATTGAAATATTCTTGCAGAAACGCAATTATTTTCAATTATTTTTTAATGTATTTTTTTCATAAAAAACAATAGAACTTTAATTGTCTGGCAATGACCATATTAAAATTTTTATAAAAAAAAAGGTGTCGAATTCGACACCTTTAAACCTAAACAATTAAACAAAAAATATTTTATTTCTTAATTTTATCTGAATTTATTTTTTTCTCACCAACAACACCACTACCGTCTGTGACTGTTGACATTAGATTTGCACTATCACTAGTAAAAGTTGCACTAGATTTACTCATACCTCTATAATTAGTTGAAGCCATTGATAGTGTATCAAATACTACTGCATTTCCAGTAGTACTATTGGTATAGCTTAACGTACTACCACGACTAACACCAATTGCACTTGAAGCAACTGTTGCATCTTGATCAGCAGCTAAATAAAGAAATTGCCAATCTTGCTTTTCTTGTTTACTAATAAGTGTCTTAATTGAACTCTGAGTGAATTCTCTACTTGCATTTTCATGCCCATCAGTCACAATTGCAAATAAAACCTTATCTGGTCTATCTGCTTTCTTCATTTTTTTATGTGCAGCAGATATATCAGTAATAGCTTTACCAATTGCATCATATAATGCAGTCAGACCATTACCATACCAATCTTCTTGTGTTAAATGTTCTACATTATTAAGTGAAACATCATTGAATAGTAATTCATAACCATTATTTTCACCACCTGAAGAGAATGTTGCAACAGTTAAAGATGCTTCATCACCAAGTTTTTTCTGATCATCAATGAATTTATTAAATCCATCTCTTGCTTCATCTATAATTGAGTTCATTGAACTTGAAGCATCTAATATGCAAACAATTTGGGTCTTGCTTGCTACAACTTCTTCTGTTACCACAGTTGTCGTGGTTGTCTTTTTTACCGTTTTTTTCTTTGTCATTTTTAAACAGGGATTAAAATAATATTATTATCCTGTAAATATATAACAATTATTTTGTATTGTCAAGATTTTGACAATAGAATTTAAAAAAAGTGATTTATCTTAAATCACCTATTTCAGAATTGAGCATTATTTCGTCATTATCTTCTTCTGTTTTCTTTTTTGTTTTTACTTTTTTAGCTAATTTTAACTTACCTTTATAGAGTCTTTCGTTTAATAATGTGTCCATATGACCTTCCTTTTGTTCGACATCATATTCAAATAGAACACCTTCAGTATTTTCTAAACAAAGTTCTTTTAAATCTTCTTCCGAATAAGCCATTGCAATTAGACTGTCCTGTTCTTTATTCGAATATAGCGAGTAGTATATCAATTTTTTCTTCATACATTCTTTTACGTATAAATAAAGATATATGTTACAAAAACACAACAATTATTAAATTATATTTTACATTATTCAAGTATAATCATGGCAACAATCTTCATTTGCTTCAACAGATTGATCCCAATACCATTCACATGATCTAAATTCTGCTGGATCGTCACCACAACCATAAGAAGTTTCTCTAAATCTAGATTCAACTTCCCATGCTTCATATTCTTCAGGAAAACGACCAACTAACCATCGATCATTCCCTTCACAAGATACAAATTCAATTTCCCATAATCTAGTTTCCATAATTTTTAATTTAATTCATTAACATACCAACTATATTGCGTTGCTGTTCTTCTCATATGACAATTAGCACAACGCACATCACATTTTTTAATTTCTTTCATTATTGTTTCCCAAGAGTATCCACCATTTGTCATTGTTGAAAGTTGGTATTTTTTATTATTAAGATGATCAAACTGTAAAACTATTGGATCATCTTCACCGCAATCTACACATGAATGGGTTGATTTATATTCAAATATCTTTTTTCTATTTTCATCAATTCTTCTTTTATTTCCAATACTTATTTGTTTTCTCATTTTTTCATTATTCTCACTATAATATTTTTTTGAATGTGATCTCATACATTCTTTACAATAGTTATTGTGACCATCTTTACGAGATTTGTTTTTACTAAATTCATCAATCTCTTTTTCATCTTTACATTTACTACATATTTTTTTCATATTATCAGCTTTTAAATATAAATACTATTTAAAAACCAAAAGTAACTAGTACCACCAGAGGGACTTGAACCCTCAACTCTTCCGTTAAAAGCGGAATACTCTACCAATTGAGTTATGATGGCATATTTTATCTTTATATTGTAACAATTAAAACAATTTAAAGATAATTATTGTACATCGGGTGGGATTCGAACCCACGTTGTTGCGAACAACCCTGATTAAAAGTCAGGTGCATAAGCCTCTCTGCCACCGATGTATTTAGTAATTTTTAGAGATAAGTACCGAAAAACAATACTTTACTCAAATTATTACTATATCGCATATCGCAATACACGATATTTGATTATAATATATTAATAATCAACAAATTAAAAATTTTTATTTTGATTTGCGATACACTACACAATGTGTAGTGTTGTGCATCCGAAGGGAGTCGAACCCTTATCTCGATAATTAAGAGTTACCTACTTTACCAGTTAAGTTACGGATGCATAGGAGAACCTCTACACACCCGAAAGGGGAAATGTAGAAGGTCTACTGTTTATGTTTAAATTTAGTTCTCATTATATTAATTCTTTATCTTCGAACAAATCTCTTTGTCCATTAAATTCATTTAAAAGTGTTTGTTCACCTAATCTTGCTCTTACTTTATCAATCCATTCATTTGTTTTTACTTTGGACATCCAAACTAATTCAGCAGCTTTTCATTTAATTTAATTACAAAAACATTTTTCTTTGAAGTTCTCACCATTAGAAACTTCCTTAATTCTTCAGTTAAACTATTGGTAATATTTGATGTTGCTAAATTTTCTATACCGAAAATCTGTAACTGCAATTGCCAAATATCTCTATCCATTAAGCTAAACATTAAATCTCCAATATCCATAAAGAAATCCTTATGAATGAAATCTATGTCAATCTCTATGTCACCTTCAATAGTTTCTCCATTAACTCTGATTTGCTTTTGGGCAATCCTAGTTTTGAAGTCTTTTGAAAAGACACCACTTCCATGCAATATTTCACTTAACCTTACCATTATTTTATCATTTTAAATTATCCATAATAATAAATTTTCCAATTATCAGGTAAATATTCTGATAATGGAATTATATTATTTTTATCAATAAGTCCTTCATGTACCATTCTATGACAATTTTAATATTGTTTTTTGAACTATATTACTTTTTAATATAGTCTAATTCAATTAACAATGTTAATTGTTGTACGGAAGGGAATCGAACCCCCATAGCCGAAGCAGCACATTTACAGTGTGCGGAACTCACCACCTGTTCAACCGTACAATATGGCATAAAAAAACCCTGACTCATTTCTGAATCAGGGTTTCTATATTTTAAACTTTATGGCTTTAGCCACCAAAGTTAGTACATAGAATACCTGATCCAGTATCTGGATAGTTTTTATATTTCTTATATGTATTAACTTTTGTCATGATTTCTAATTTATTTTGGTGGTATTACACTACCACCAGTTATGTCTTTTTTACTTATTATAATATCTTTTTTCATTAATTGTTTACAAAAATCGTTTATAAATACGTAACATGCAAGAAAAAGGTTACAAATTTTTAATAAAATTTAATAAAAGTGTTTAATTCGTTTAAATATAGTTGAATATGTGGGTATTTTTCAATAAATTTTTCTCTTTCATTTTTATTCCCACACACTAATAAATGCTCATAATATGTACTCATTTCAGTTGGGAACATATGTATCGTCCACTTACGGATTTTCTTTCCCTTACTATTGTAGAGATGCTTTCTTGGTATAAATCTATATACTTGTTTTTTGAAGAACCATAAAAATCTTTCAGTACTTTCAAATCTCAAATATGCTTTATTATTATGTTTATATATAGTGTATTCTGTTAGTTCCATTTTTTTATTTATCTACAAATATAAATACTTTTATATCTAATGTAAAATACTATAAAATGAAAAAGGAGCGAATTATCGCCCCTTTATTTTTACTAATTTTCATACCCATCTCTAAATGGTGTTGACCAGTCTGGTTTAATCATTTTCCAAATTGCTTCAGAATAATTTTTATTATTATACATAGAAAATAATAATCCAGAATGTTTAAATTCTTTTGCTATTAAAGCAAATTCTTTCTTTCTTTCAAAAGGATCAAATCCATTTTTCAAACTAACTAAATTAGTTACCCTAACGAATTCACGTAATGTTTCAACTTCAATTTCAATATACATATCATTTAAACCCTTTTCAGTACGTCTAACCCAATTGTAGAATTCATCAGGAACTCTATCAATAACTTCATCCAATCCTTCACCATTTTTCAATGATTCCCAAATTGTCTTATTAGATACGTTAGTAACGATTCTATGTAATCTGCAATATTCATCGAATTTTACTTTTACACGGAAGCCATTAGAATAACGTACAACAAATCCTTCTTTGTTATCTTCTTCTAATTCCTTTAATTTAGAAATATCAGATGTTACATCATACTTTTCAACAATAGTAAATTCATCAGAGTGATTATACACCATATCATCATATGACATTTCATCACCACCATCAGTATTGATAACACCTAAAAGAACCAAATCTTCAGTCTTACCATAATCAATAACAATACGATTTTCAGGATATATAATTTCAAATACATATGTATTATCACCATTTAAAAATCTATAAGAATTTTCAATATTAAGCATGATTTCACCACCTTTAATGGCTTGTTCTGATTCAAATGAACCTCTTGAAGCAAATATCCAATCACCTTCATAATTAAATAAAATACCCAATGAACCATCCATTTTTTCAAATGCTTCAAATGATAAATCAGTTGGAATATCAGAAGGATCGTGTTCTTCTAAATTGAAGAATTTTTTCATGCTTCGACCAACAATATTACCATCGATGTCAACAAAAAGTCCACGACAAGATAATGTAATTAAATCCCATTCCTTTTCAAATGCACATGTTTTAGAATAATTTAGAACCCATATATCTTTAGTTGGGTGTTTATTAGTAATTAATAAACCCTTTTCAATATATTCATTAATAACACTCCATTCTATTTTAGTAAGTATTTTTTCCATTTTTCTTATTATATTTATAATTATATACAGTCCTTTTATTAATATTAAGTTTTTCTGCTATAATTTTTGGTTCTACATTTTCATTTAATAAATTATCTATTTTTCTATTTAATAAACCATATTTATAATATTTTGTCTTAGTTAAATAATTTTTTTTAAAGTCAATATATTTTTTATATTTAGGACTATCAATATATATTGGGTCATTCTATAACCAATCACTAAATTCAATTCCTATTTTACCCAAAAATTTAATTTCATAAAATTTATTATTAACTTTTCTTAGTTTAGGTTTTGTAGGTAATAAATTTATAATACTATCTTTAAAATCTTCATTACCAAAAAAACTAATATAATAATAGTCAGTTGTTGAACTATTATATATTCCAACACAACCATCACCCTCAACATAACCCTGTAAAAATTCATTAAACAATGCAATGTTATTATATTTATACGTAAAACTTTTGTTTGGGGTTACATTATGTTCATTTAATTTTGTAACCATATTTTTTGATGTAATAGTGATTGAATGTGCTAATTCATGTGTTGTTTTTTTGTGATATATTTTACCATCATATTCCAACCATTTTTGAACCATTTCAATTAATTTCAAATCATTATCACCTATAAATACTCTTTCAAATTAAAAATATTATAAAATGGTTACTATCTTTTAGGTCTTATTTGGTGGATAATTCTTTTTCCTTTAAAGACTATATCCAAATTAAATATACCAATATCTATAAGTTCGTTTAAGAATTTAAATAATACTTCCTTACCTCTATCTTTATGTGCAATTTCTCTTCCTTTAAAGAATACATGTATGTTAATTACACTTCCCTTTTCAAGAAATTTTCTAGCTTGTTTTACTTTTACATTCAAATCATTGTCAGTAATATTTGGAGTAAATTTTATTTCTTTTAGTTTTGGAGAACTACTTTTCTTTTCATTCTTTTTTTGATTATATGTGAATTTATTATAATCCATAATCTTACAAATAGCAGGTGACTCGTTTGGATTTATTAATACCAAGTCTAACCCTTCTGTATTTGCTAAATTTAATGCTTCGGCAGTTGGTATAATATTATTTTCATAAATTTGATGTCCTACTAATCTAATTTCAGAGCCTCTTATTCTTTCATTAAGAATATGTTTTTTCATTTATTTTATTTACTTTAAATACTCATATTTCTTAAAAACAAATATTGGTTCATATTTAAATGCTGATGTTCTATTTTTCATGTTTGGATTTGATAATGCCAATTTTAATGTGTCAACATGTTTAAATCCACAACTAATTGCTGTATCGATAGTTGCTTGTTCTAGTGAAATATTGTTATTTTTCTTTGAGTCAGCAATATTAATTAACATGTGTCCATTATTTTTTAAACCGTAATAACAATTATTAAAAGTGTTTTTTAAAAAACCACTAACCCAATCTTGTTTATTACTATATTTAATATAGCTTTGACTATCTTCATCCGAATATTTTTCTAAATCAAAATATGGTGGAGATGTAAAACATAAATTTAATGAATTTTTTTCAGGTATAAATATTTCACTACCTTGTGCTGATAAAACAAATTCCATATTAACACCAACTTTTGATATTAATTTAGATAAATCAACCAATCCAAGAAATGTTTTTATTGATGGTTCAGTTGTAATATATTTCTTAACGCTACTTATCGCAGCACCAAGCATTCTACCTCCCCAACCACCAGACATATCCCATACAACACCATTAGCTGCATATTTATCATATATTGCTGCTGCTGCTGTTGGTCTAAAATTAGAAACACCTTGTGTATTGGTAAACATTTTTAACATTTTTCGAATTCCAGCATCTGAAATAAATGTTCCTATTTGTAATCGTTTACTAATCACTTCCATAAAAAAATCATCATTATTAAATACTTCTATGGGTGTTTTTTTATTATTACATTTAACATCAAATGAGTGTGGAAAGTATGACCATGCAAGACCAAGACCATGCATTGTTTGTTTAACAATTCCATTTTCAATTAATTCAGAATAATTATATTTTTGAAGTTTATTAAATTCCCTTTTACGATATTCATCATCCGTTGGATAATATGGAAATCCATTCTCACAATAGTATTTAAAAATTTTTGTTTGATATGATAATAATTCAATTTCTGTCATATTCACCCAATGTGATTTGTTTTTAAAGATTTCTGATTTATTAATCATTTTATTCTATATTTTATTATATATTTTTTTATCATTTTATAAAATTTTACATAAGAAAAATAAGTATTTATTTTTATATAATCTAAACTTATGAAACTAAAAAAATACATATTATTTTTATTATTATTATTATTACCATATTCATGTGTTACATTAAAGAAAACAAATAAATATCCAATTAATTCTGCATGGTATTATGATGATGGTGATCATCGTATTATTGTTTATATTGATCGTATTTCAATTATCGAAGGTATATTAATTAGGGATACTAAAGTTAGAAATGATAGTATGGTCTTTGGTCGAGTTAATAGAAAGTATTTATATCCTATTGTCATTGTAGATTAAATAAAATATTTTGAAGGTACTTCTTCTGTTAAATATATTCCATTTTCAGATTTATAAAATTCATAACCATCTTTATTCAATTGTTTTGCATCAATAGTAATCATCCAAATTTTATTTTGATATTTGGCATATCTCATTCCTACCGAATATGCAGTTTCTCTATTATCTGTTAAATGAACATGATTTCTATTCATTTTATTTAAACCACTCTTATGTATTTTTTCAGCATTAGCTATTGTAGTACCATGATATAATAAATCTGGTGGTAATATTCTTTTCATTTTAAGATCAACATCAATAGAATGTCCTTGTGCTGCACGTATCATTGTTTCATCAGCATTAAAACTAAATCTTTTTTTATCATTATTATCGATAATCCACTTGAGATCAGTAATTGTGATTTCAAGTTTATTTATTAATTCATCAACTAAGACATAACCTTGAGAATCAAGATTTAAATCTTCTTTCTCTGGTTTATGTCTTAATAATAATGACATATATCATCCTTTATCTTTTAAAAATTTACTCATGTTAAAAACCCAATTACCATTAAAAGATTTTCTCTATTATATGGTATGTTTTCTGTTATAGTAACATAATTTTGATTATCGTCCATAGTATCAATATTAATCATTGCTTTATTTTGAAAATCTTGGACATCTATTAGGCATTTACCTAGAACGAAATGTTTAATTTTTTTTGTATACCAAACCCCTAAATTATCATCAAAACCATCTTTTTTAAAACCTAGTGATTTTAAAAATTTTATTTCTTTTTTGTTATTTTCTATTACCATAATTCAAAAATACATAAATCTCCTGACAATTGCAAGAGATTCAGAAATTAATTATAATGCCTGATCTAACAGGATGATATCTACCATCTAAAACAGATGCACATATATGTGTAGTCTCACCAACTACTCTAGTCCCATACATCTCATGTATATGACCAAATACATGATATTTAGGCTTCACTCTTTCTTGAATTGTTTCAAGAAGATAAGGACACCCTACACTTCCACCATTTTTATAATCAACCCAATCCAAAATACCATTGGCAGGACCGTGAGTGATTAGAAAATCAGTATCATCAGGAATTGCATCCCAATGCTTTTTGATTTGTTCTTCGTCACGCATAAATGCCCAATTGAAAAATGGTGGTGTCATAGGTGAACCCCAAAACTTAATTCCTTCAATCTCTACTCCAGAATCTTCAAGATAATGGATTTCACTATCTTGAATCATATCAAGCATAGTATATCTGTTAAAATTATCAAGACCTTTATCGTGATTTCCTGCAATCATTATTTTATATTCAATATCAAGATTCTTAAACCAAAACATAAATTCATTCATTTCATGAATTGCACCTACATTAGTTAGATCACCTGCATGAATTATCATATCAACTTTAGGGAGGGGGAAGATTTTTTCCCATGCTTTGTGTAGTCCATGACTATCACTAATTAATAATATTTTCATTTTATTTTCTTATATATTCATTTAATGCTATTACTTGTGTATCATGAATTAATTCTAATGCATCATCAAAATCAACCCATTTAAATTTATCTACTTCTGGAAATGGTTTTTAACCATCAATTTCAACCATACTTTCACAACTTTGTTATTAAAAATATTCCAATTGTATTATCCATTATTTTTTTGCTTTAATCAAAACTTCTCATAATACAAATATAGTTTAAAAATTTTTAAAAAGAAAGAAGAATTAATCCCCCTTCTTATATGCTAACCAATAACGTTTTCTATCCATCTTTGGATCAAATACTAAATCGGAATAATAACTATCTGATACATTATATTTTTTATGATTAATGTTCCAATTATTTCTAAGAAACTTCTTTATTTGGAAATTTGATTTAGCACCTCTAAATGGATCGTGCATAAAAATGATTTAATATCATTCTAATACATGCACATCCACAAGTATAATTAGTATCTTGACTATAAAGGGGGAGAGGAATCACCGATAAATTCTATTCGTGATCCGCAAAAGGTGATTAACCTTGTTCGATTAACGAGATAGAAAAACGTGAAGTTCTCAACGAACCTGTAACAGTATTTAACATGTATTCCGCTTCCAAGCGGTATGTTATTTTTCATATTCTTATAGTTTAGTAGCGAGTGAAGGACTCGAACCTTCGTAAACCCGTAGGGACTCTACCTTATGAGGACAGCGAGATGCCACTTCTCCAACTCACGATATACTAGTTTACGTTTCAAACTAGAAAAGCAGGTTTAGTTGCGAACTTTCCTTTCAGTGGGTGGTTCTTTTTGCTTTTCAGCTATCAGGCACGTTATCCCACAATTTCAACACGAAGCCAACGTGTTACTAATCGTCTTTAATATTTATATAAAAAGATTCATTATAGAATCTTTTTCAATTGTATTTAAACTTAAATCATTATCTGCCTTTTCAGGATCAGTAACAAATTCAACACCTAATTTTCCAATTACTTCTCTCAAAGTAAGTGCATTGTTCCATTGTTGATAAAGTGCCTTTGTTGTTATATTTGCAACTTCACCATAACTAGAAATATGTTCTCTACCAGAACCGAAGTTCAAAATAACAAAAGATTGTCTCTCGTTACCAACTGGAAGAAATATACCTAACACACTTTGAGTTTGAACTGATTGTGTCTTAATATCCACGAACAACTTTTCAGGGTTCATCATATAATTCTTATTGATATTATCACCTTTACCTACGATGATCTTGAATTCTGAATCAGGGTTTCCACTAAATACATTATTCATTACCAAAGTTGGTTCACTAAGTCCTCTATTTGCATAAAGATACTCAACAGCACCATTAGGTGCGTTGGTAATATCACCAGAGAAATACAATGATCCACCTTGTTTATAATCTGAATTCCAACCGACTTTTCCACCGATATTCAAACCAGATAAATCAAGGTCAGTTGCACCCCAAGAGTTTTTCCAATAAATACCAACAGCAAGAGCATTACCATAGAATCTTGTTCCTGTTGGAACATTACCTACGTACATCTTTTCAGATGTTGGTAAAGCATATTCTACATCTTCTGGAAGAAATATTTTCTTACCTGAAAGATCAAATCTATTTTTAATATAATTAAGAATATGTCCATAATTATATCCTGCAATACCTGCATCAGTAGAATTCATCTTAGCAAATGATTTACCATTTCTAATTCTATATACAAAAGCATCTTGTCCATTCATTCTTGTCCAACAAGCAGACAATGCTTTAAATAAAGCAAATGGTGTTGCATTATCTAACCAGTGATCATCACCTTCATTAAATGTAACCGAAGTTACTTCATTTAATGGATTACTAAGAAGTGGCTTATGATATTTTTTAGATAACTTTGAAATTCTATTAATAGTACCACTACATTTAGGTTTAAAAGCTAAAAATAACGGCTTAAATCTATTAAATATTTCAGAAAGTTTTTCTAATCCAAATTTCTTAAATTGTGCAGATGGATTATAATTACTATCTTTTATCAATTCAATCATTTTATAATTTTTAATTAATAATGATTGTCCTGTTGTACGATAGATAATATATCTAAAAAACTCCATAGTATCTATTGGTAATACCCCATATATATCTGCAATTTTAATTATTGCTTCTTTGTTACGAATATTTTCTTTACCAGTAAATTCATAATCAAGTTCATCTACAAGAATTGATAATAAATCATTTATTGTTTCTTCTTTCAAAGCAATACCAGATTGAAGTAATGATAATGATTTATCAATTAATTCATCTTTAGTATATGCTTTAACAACTTTAAATGATATTTTTAATCCTGAAATATCTAATACTTCATCAGGGATATAAACATCATCTTTAAATCCACTACCATATGTAGATATATAATGTTTTATTTGATCAACCAATAGTTCATATCTTGAACTATTTTTTATTTTTAACCATGATTTATGAAATGTTTTATTTAAATCATTACCATTTAATCTACGACTATTATAATAGGTTACAATTCTATCTTTTGCCCATAAAGCACCAGATTCGATAATATATCCATCTTCTGATACAAAAACATTATCTTTTGTATCTTTTTTTACAACCGCATTAAATAGTTCTAAAGTTTTCATAATTTAATTTTTTAAAAAGGTGAGATGTATTTACAGTAAAAATAGGGTTTCCCCTATTGAGTTTTATAGGAACATCATTTACCTTTATGTTTTAATTTATAAAAAAACAGACGAAAAGTATTTTTTATCCAAATATAAATTATAGGAACTTTTGTTGTCTGTTATATTACAAATATACGTAAATATTTTTAATATGTTACAATTTTCTTATTTATTTTTAATTCTTTTTAGTAGCGAGTGAGGGATTCGAACCCCCGTAAACCCCGTAGGGACTCTGGCTTATGAAACCAGCGAGATACCAACTTCTCCAACTCACAATATTTCATTATAACTACCAATATGTTAATAGTTAAGTATATTTTTATATGATAACTAATCATATTTTAAAAGTTAAATTAATTAGTGTTGTTAATAAGTAGCAAGAGTCGAACTTACCTACCAAATACTTACAAATGTGTTCACGTTTTAAACCGCTAATAACACCCCTGATCAGAGTAACAGTCGAAATCAAACCCAACCCACTAATCAATATGACTCTTTAAATTTATTATTTTTGTACTCGGTACGGGGGTCGAACCCGTTATACCACCTTGAAAGGGTGGTGACTTAACCTACCGTTGTCCAACCGAGCATAGTTTTACGTCTGCTCGGTGACCGTTATACTATATCACTAGAGCAGAATTAATCTCTTGTTCACTTTCAAATATGTTGTTAATTCTGTTCATTTTCTTATTATTTTAACTATTTCTTTACTATTAATTATTGTGCACTTTGCACTTATTTCTTTTATTCTTCTTTTAGGTATATCATAATGATCTTTATGAAACCAACATCTTTTGATGTTTAAATCATCAGCCATCAAATGTAGGTTCTCTTTTGAATAAGGAACACACACTAAATGTCTTTGTTCATCACAATAATATTTCAAGTTCAACATCTAATATTTTAGCATCTTCTTCTTTAGGATATTTATCAAAAATTTTACCTTTAGTTTTTGTACCTAATCTATTGTCTTTAAAATATTCATTACCTTTTTCATCAATATATTTAGTTGTTCCACCATCCATATACTTTGTAACTTCTTTTACTTTAATCATAATTTGTTTTCTTAACTCTTCAATAACTTCATGCATTAAATCATCATAAGATTCCCTACTCATATGAACAACTAAATCACCTTCTTTAACTAAAGCAAATTTTGCACCAACAATATCATCTTTTCCATTCATGTACCCTAAGTAGGATTCGAACCTACACGCCAGTTTATTAGCAACAGGGTTTGAACCTGCCGTGTCTACCTTTTCACCATTAGGGCATTTTTAAATCACCTTCTTTTTTTGTTAAAATGAGTATATCAACAATCCAACGATTAAGTAATTTTGCATCCATTTGCTTATCAAAGTCTGCATCACCCATATCATCAACAGGTATTTCAAAAAATACTGAATGACTATATGGTTCTTCTTCTATTCTTAATATTGTATTATAATAAGCAATACCTCTTCTAATATGTGTAAATTCAGCCTTTGGCTTTTGCTTATATAATGCTTTCTTTATTTCTGTTTTATTCATTTTATATTATTTATTAATCATTTCTAATATACCATATTTAATACACCATTTTCTAACAGCATTATCACTTACATTAAATTCTTTCCCAACCCTAACAAATGTTTTATATTTTTTAAACATTTTTAATAATTCAGGTACTTTAGGAATATTTAATTCCATGTCTTTATTATAACAATCTCTTGAACAATATTTTCTTTTATGTTTAAAGCAAAATTTTCCACAAAATATACATTTAGGATACTCCCTGTTGTTTATTGCACTCATTTTCTTTTTTAGATTTATTTTTTTATGTGTGCCTATTCGAAAATAAATTAGTACCAACGGAGGGACTCGAACCCTCGAAAAACATCGCTTAAAAATGTCGTGTATTCCCACGTCCACCACGCTGGCATCTTAAATCTGCTTCAGTGGTGGATAATCGTTCACTATGTATTTTATTCTTTCTCATTATTTCTTCTCATTTTTTTATAACTTTTAATACCTTCCTCTGTTAATTTATATTCATCATCTACTAATTTAAAATATCCTAAGTTAGTTGTTGTAGAGGTATCTCCTTCAATTAAAGAATTATGTGGTTTATTATGTTTAATATCCCACCAATATCTATCAATTAAAAAACCTATATTAAACATCTTTATTTAATCTTATTCTTAATTCTCTATTTTCATTTAAGGCTTCTAACCATTTCAAGTATTGCTCCACTATACGTGTTCAATACATTCAAAATCTTTATTATATATTTTCCAAAAACATCCTTGACCACAAATTAATTGAAACCAATAATCTTTAAAAAACCAAATACCAGAACTAAAATCACCACTAAATTTTTCATTTTCAACAGTTTCAATTCTAGTAGTTATATAGCCACAAAGAAATTCCATTAAAGGTGTACCATTTTTTTCATGTCCTTTATTAAAACAATATGTACTTCTTTCATCACCATTTTTTTCTAGCAATTTTTGGAAAATAGGTTCAAACTCGTTTGTTTCTAACCATTTTTCAAATTTATTATATCTTTTCTCAAGATTAGCATTTTTTTTTGCCAATCTAGCAAAGAAACCATCAGGATTTTCCATATCTTCTTTCATATCCCTTTTAAACTTTTCAATATCCATATTAGTTTTTTATTTAAGTGGCGATCAGGGGATTCGAACCAATATAACTCATATTCATCATTAAAGTTATCCTTCTACTTCCCGATGAAAGGCGTGTAGATACCAATAGATCACCATATTGTGGAAGTAAGGAGACTTGAACTCCTGTCCAGTTATATTACAAATAAAAAGTCATTCACAAGTTTAGTTTGTTTATTATTTTTAAGTCATTATGTTTTTTATTTACAAACACTTTATTACATTAGACTTTTTGGTTTTATGTTCCACAACATTTTTTGATCTCTTTACGTGATCAGTATCTATGAGAACACCTACCTAGTTGGTGGTATCTCGAATGGTACAAAAACCTTTCGGTTATGCTGCCATTGCAAGTGCTTCGCCACTTAAACGTTCATTACCTATTTTTAATGAGTAGAGCAATTTCCTCATACTTGCACCGTCTACCTATCGTATCCTGTCAATTCCTGTTACCCCCATATTTCAATTTTTATTATATCCGTTTGATATAATTTAGTGAAGATGGAAGGACTCGAACCCTCAAACCAGACTTTCTCTCTTACCTCTACTATCATTTAGATTTCGATTTCTATTTTACCGACATATCCCGAAGGGTAACTTGGTTCAACTAAGCAGTAAGCATTATGGTATTCATCTCTTCATCAGTATTATTTATTCCCAAATGAACTTTGTACTTATTCTAAAACAAGCGTGTTTACCTTTCCACCACATCCTCATATTTTCATTATATCCGTTTGATATAATATTGCTAACTAAATAGGATTCGAACCTATGACCCCTTTCGATATTTGCTTCTCGTAATCAGGGTAATTGTTTCCGTTCATGAGCAAAAGATAAAGAAGTTCACCCTCTATCAATCATATAGAACTAGACATCCGCATTAAGCCACTCTGCCATTAGTTAATTTTAAATTATATCCGTTTGATATAATATTTGTAGCGTAGACAGGTATCGAACCTGCTTTCTCTCCCTTTGACGAGTGCGAAGTGCGTTCATTCAAAATAGTAACTTCATATATCGGTTAATACGTACTCACCTCAAATATAAACTATTCTTTATTGTCAGTATTCAGGAGCGACCCAAATATTAAACAAACATGAACTTCAATTCTTCCACATCACAGAAGTTTAGTTAACTAGGTAGGATTCGAACCCACGTTCTCCCCATTTAAAAGGGGCGACTTTACCACTTGTCCACTAGTTAAACATTTACTATCTCCACACGACAATGCTTCGAGTTCAATGTGTCCTTCATTTTCTGCTATCGGTATTGTCGTACCTATCGCATACTTCTGCCAGACTTTTGTGAAGTATAAGGAATTGAACCTTAACGATAAACTACATATTTAAATATTGAAACTATTTTAAGCCAAGACATTTAAATCATCATTTAACCCTTTTACTTCATTTGTTAACATATCCGTTTGATCTGCACCTATTCTTTCGAAGGTCACACCCACATGTATACCAATTCCATCATACCATAATTTTGTGCCATATTGGGGACTCGAACCCATAATAGGAAATTACCCCTATGTTAAATGATTAATGCCAATTATCGCTAGTGACTAATAGTTTCCACGATATTTCAATGCATTATACTTTATCGTTTTCACTTCATTCCATTACAGCATATTTTTTTAGGTCTTCAAGTAATAAGGAATTTAACCTTAATCCTTTACTTCTGTTGCCAACCTATTGTCACCATACTAATAGGCTATCGTTGGTCGGTACATGGAAGTATCGTGCACATTACACCATACTTTAATGACCAGTGCGGAACATAGGGGAATCGAACCCCTACCCTATGAGTGATAGTCATATATCCTAGCCGTTAGACCAATGCTCCGTTTATATTTCAAATATACGTAAACTTTTTTAAAAGGTTACATATTAATGTAAATAAATTTCAAAATCTTTAAAAATTTTAACAACTTCTTTACGTTTTAGTTTTTTATCTTTTCTACTATAAAAATGATAATATTTATTATTTAATAATTTAACAAATCCCATTTTATTAAGAATGCCACCATATACTTCAGTACATTTATCTGTTGCATCTGTATGTGCACTAAAACAAACATAATCAAAAGATTTAAGTTCATCATTGTAAATATTACTAATTTTTCTAATTAATTTAATCAGTTTTACTTACATATGTACTTCTTTTACTATTAGAAGATTTGGTTGTAATTAATATACTAGGCATTGAAATTTTAATATTACCATATTGAAATATTAAATGGCTTATTTGATATTCAATATCTTCATATTTAAATCTACATATTTCTTTATCAACCATATATTTATAATACGTAAACTTTTTTAAAAGGTTACAATTTATTTAAAAATTTTGTACCGATGGAGTGAATCGAACACTCGTATACATTCTTATGAGAAATGTGCCTTACCACTTGGCGACATCGGCATTTATAAATTCTTTGAATTGTTCTTCAACAAACTTTTTATTATATGAACCCATATCTTTTATTATGTACGGTTCATATCCATAATTTTTAATTTCAATTAATTTCAATCTATCCCTATTTTGTACTTGTTTTACTGAATGATTTTTGATTATTTTTTCATAATGCCATTTACCATTCCATAAAATTGCTATTTTAATATCGTGAATAATAACATCAGCATCCCATCCATTAAAAATTTTTTCATTAGTTTCAACATTTTTAAAATATTCTATACATAAATCCGCAAAATAGATTTCATTTTTACTTCGTCTAACTTTATTTGATTTTTTTACTTTATTTGCTCTATATTTACCAACACAAGAACGACTACAAAATTTTGCCGTCCATGAGGGAATCAAACCCTCGGCAATCGGGAGACAACCGATCATGTTATCATTACACCAATGGACGTTATGTTATAACTAGTTGATTTTCAACTACTTTGCTCGCCCTGAAAGATTTGAACTTTCATCTTCAGTTTTGGAGACTGCTATGTTACCGTTGATCACCAAGAGCGAATATAAAACAACGTTGATATCTGGTTCAACGTTGAAAACCTTTTTTAAATCCAGACCATAAGGTAAAGACCAGTTGGGTGTGTGGGACTCGAACCCACGATATTCTGCATGTAAAACAGATGCCTTTGCCACTAGACGAACACCCAATAAATTATGAACCACTAGGTAGGACTCGAACCTACAAGGGATGTCCCACATGTTACCATGCAGCAGGGGTTTTCTATAACCCCTACAAACCACCTTCAACGGTGATAGTGTATACCTGTTCCACCACTAACAATTCATAGTAATCGGTAAAGGATTTAAACCTCTATCTGGTGGCTTTTGACCCCACCTATCCTAGTTCCATTAGACGAACCGATCATAAACAACGTTGATTAACGGGTTCAACGTTGAAAACCTTTGTAGAATCCAAACCAAAGGTAAGGATCAAAATTTATATTATACGACCTTTAATCCAATCGTTTTTTATATAGTCATTTAAATCAAATAATTTAATTTTTTTATTAACATCATTTTTTGTTATCCAACATGTTCCATATTGGGAGTTACTTTTCCCTTTTCCCATTCCCTTGCTAGATTCACTCATTTTTCTTTTACTTTCTTCATTATGATATTTATTTTTAAAATTATTATATTTAAGTTTTCCTTCTTTATGTGTTTTTTTTATTCTTTCCGAAGAAAGTTTTATTTGCATTTTTCTATATGAAGGGTCTTTCCATTTTTCTTTTAAAAATTTAGATGCACCATTACGAATATTTTCTCTTTTGTCTTCAGATAATCCTATTAATCCACCACCACCACCAACAACTAAATTCATACAATCTTTTTTGGCAATTTCATTTAAATTAATAATCTCCTTTTCTTTATTTTTTAAATCAATTCTATTTTCAAAGAACTCTAATACTTCAACACTATGATTTTCTTTACCATATTTATTAATCGAATATCTTAATCTTTTACCTGAACCATAATAACCATCATTTAAATCATCAGTACTATGCATACCATAATAGTATTTACCGTTTAAATTATTTGTTGTCTTATACAAATAATGATATTTCTTTTGTTTTCTTGCCATATTTACAATGTTTAATTATAAATATTACAAAGGTACAAAAACGACCAAAAGTACTCGGTAGGGGAATCGAACCCCTATCTGATGGCTGAAAACCACCCGTCCTAACCGTTAGACGAACCGAGCAAATAAATGTTGAGTTTATAGTTCTTTCACATATTGGTGTAATCTAACAGTACGAGTACGGTTTCAATATATGATGTTGGAAAAGCCAGACCATGTTAGAGTCGTCATATTACACATAAAGCCGATACTAATCTTATGCTGTCGATAGTCTATAAACAACCGCTTCCTTTCAACATTAGTGGAGAGTAAGGGAGTCGAACCCTTATCCATTGAGTGCAAGTCAATAATAATAGCCATTATACTAACTCCCCATATATTTGCTTATCACGGACAATACACACGACATGTATTTGTTCGAAGCCACCATTATAGTGCTGCCGTCAAGAGTCTCTGCTCTCTCTTCACAAATAATTTTTTAATAAACAATACGTCAAATAACTTTATTGTGGATACTGTCGGAATCGAACCGAAACGTTTGGTATGCAAAACCAACGACCTGCCTTTAGCATCAGACCCATTTACTTTTTAATCACTTCAAAATACTTATCAATCTTTTTATCGACTTCTTCTTTTGTTTTACCTTGGCTGCAAATTGCTGGTACATCTTTTATGTACGCAAATACTACACCCTTTTCTTTATCTTCAATATAAACTCTTATCATAATTTCTAAACCCTTATAAAACAAAAAACCCAATCTGTTAGGATTGGGTCTTCAATTTCGTTTGGATGTTTTAGTAGTTAAACTAATTCACCTTCTCCTGAAGACCCTAGACACAAATCGTCCACCTCAACTGCTTCCGCAACTAATTGTTCTTGAATTCTTCATCTTTTTAATTATTTTAAAGTTATTATACTTTGTTCTATATTAAATACGTTGCAAATATAAAAAAGGTTTAGTTAAGATGCAAGTTTTTTAAAAAATATTTTTAAAAAACCCCCTTTTAGATAAAATAGTCTTTGGTGGTGCTTGTAATTTTCTATCCCAATCATGACCAAAATCTTGCCCTTTAATATATTCTAATAAGATTGGTCTATGTTTCCCATCAAATCTAAAATTACAAATATAGCTATTAAATATAATCATTTGAAAAACATCAGATTCAATATTTTTTCTTTTTTTTGCTTTATTAATAATTTTTTTACCCTTTTTATCTATTAAAGTTTCAATAGCATCTAAAAGTTCACTTTGATTTAATTTAGTTTTTGTTAATGATATTAAATCCTCTAACGCAAATCTTAATAATCTATGATTATTTTCTTTTGCATTTGTATAATCGAATATAATTTTTTCTCTAACTTCCATAAAACATTATACGCAACAATAATATGAAAGGTTACATTAATCTTTAAATAACCATTTTCTTAATTTAAGATAGAAAACGGCAATTATTAAAATAAGTGCCATATAGCCAAATATTGTCATATTATATATTTTTCTTTTAGAATTTCAATAAATTTTTTTCTTGCAACATTACCCCTAGTATCATTAATAAAAATAGATTCGATACCATGTCTCATAAATTCCCATTTATCACCTCTAAAATAACCAAGCCAACCAAATTCAAGATTTTCTTTAGTTAACTTATTATTTTCTTCTTCTATAATTTGCTTTTGTATTGTTGTTAGTTCCGTTTCTTCGATGGAATCTCTTGGCATAATACCATAAAACCAGTATTTCTTCATTCAGTATTAATTTTAAAAATAAAATGATTCTAAAATTAAATACTCAAGAATAAAATTAGTGTTCTAACGCTATTTGTCGTATAACTTCTTTACCATCACCCGTTAGTTCATAGAATATACTAAATGCTTCTTCATCTTCCTCTAATAGATCAAGTTCAACTAATTCATCACAAACTTTCCATGAAAGTAAATTACCATCAATATCTTCATCGTGATTAGGATCACGATTTTCAAATTCAGCACACCCATCATTTGCATTAATTAAAAATAATGTTTCAAGATGTTCTTGAGTTAAATCATATGTAAAATATAATTTATTACTTAGATATTTAATTGTTTTCTTCATGTTTTCTATAATTTAATAAATAATTATCAATATTTTCTCTACCTGCTGGATTCATTGAATGTCCAAACCAATCAGGTAATTTTAAATTATTATCCATACAGAATTCTACTAACCACTTAGCACAATCCATACCTGTTTTTTCTTTAAATCCTTGATTTTCTGCCCATGAATCATATTTATCATCCCAATGTTCTTTTGGTGCATAATGTTCATCGGCAAGGTCGTGATCAAAACCAATTATAGTTGGCATTACATCATGTTTTTCATAATTACGTGTAATATAATCTACGAATTGATTATAATCACGTACAATTTTCCAATGATCATCTCTATATGATGTAAAACTAGTATATTCATACGCATCAATTGGATTGCGTATGTCGTCTAAAAATAACCTATATCCTTTCATCTATTTGAGTTTAAATAATAATTTCTTTGTGTAGTATCCATACTTTTTTTAGCAAATTTGTCCAATTCATCATTGTCCATATAAACTAATGTTCTTCTTAATACGGAATACATAAACAAATGTTCGCTTTCTATCGATATTTTTTGTGCTTTAGGTTGAACTTTAATTATACATCTACCCTTTTCACTTACATATATCAATCCCCAATTCTTGGGTAATTCTTCTTCTTTAATTAAATTAGTTGGACAAGCATAAAATCTATACTTACCCATTCCTAGTTCAGGATGTTTTCTAAAGTGTTTCTTCTTATCTTTTAAGAAATCAGTTCTACTTACTTTTGCTTCAATAAGTGATGATATTCCACTACCAAATCCTATAACATCTGGTCTTTCAGCAGAAGCACTAGAAATTTCTTTAAATATTACACCACATTTCCAATTATAACCTGATCTATTTAATACTTTTGCACTATAATCTACAACATCTTGATGTGATAAACCCTTTCCTTTCTTTTTAAGAACTTTTTTCTTCCTTTTTTTATAACTACGTTTAATTCTACTCTTTACTCCCACTAATAATACTCTTCTAAATCTTTCATATAATCAAAATTTTTAGGTACTTCTTTTAATAGTTTATGATAAAATTCGTTATCAATATTACCTAAAATTTCCCATTCAACAGTAGAACATAACATATCATGTGCTCTATACTCATAATTTTCATCAGTCATATATCCAAATTCGATAGCATCAAATTTAGCTTCAAATTTATTGTAAAGTATTACACAAGGATAGTTATCACCATATCCTAGAATATCACCTTCTTTAATTTCATTACCACATTTAGTATATGTACAAAGAGTCGAATCACCTTTCTTCAGTCTATTTAATATCATACGGCAAATATATTAAATAATATTAATAATATCAAGGATTATCCTAAAAATGGTTGAATTAAACTTTCAATTAGTCTTTTATATAACTCATTATTTTTTTCTACCCACCCCATTTTGATTTGATCACCAGCTTTAGAAAATAATTTAATGTCAAAATTTTCAAAATTTATTTTATCGTTTTCTTGATCACCATCAATAAATAAAATTAAATCATAATCTTTTTCATCAAACGTATATGTTAATTCAATTTCTAATTCAATATTTTCAGTATCATTATTAACATTAGTTTCTTTATTTACAAATGTTGATGAAAATTTCTTGAATTTATTTTTATCACTTAGGCTTGTGATAATATCTTTAATTAAATTTGTTTGGAATTCTTTTGAGTTAAGAAGATTATTATGTTCGAATTCGTCTTTAACACCTGTCATACCTAAAAAATCAAATTCAGACAGTTCTTCATTGATTACTCTATATAGTTCTTTTCTTTTCATAAAATCTTTATTATAAATACATTATAGTTTAATAAAAATAAATTTTAAATTTTTGTAACCAAAACCTAAAGTACTACGTATTTATTAGCAAGAAAGCGAAGTTATCGCTTAAACGTTTAAGTTAAGTCTTTAAAAAAGAAAAGAAAATAGCTTCTCCCTAGTGTAATAACTGAGGGTAGGTAAAAGTTTTTTGCAAAATGACTTGTTTATTTAAATTATATGTATTATAATTGCGTTGAATTAAAAAATAGAACAATGAAAAGATTAGTTAACATAGTAGGTCAACCCCAACCGCAGCATCAACATCAGATGTTGAACGGGGAGAATATGTCTAGTTAACTATTGTAATTATAATAATTAATAGAACCCTGTTCACATCAAAATGAACAGGGTTTTTTTATGTTCATACTTTTGTAAAACGTTACAAATTTTAATATTAAATATCTAGGTGCGATCCATGAGGTGTGGTTGCTCGACTTGGAATCGAGATTATTTACAGGTTCAACTCCTGTCACTTAGACTTATTGTTCTTTGATTTATTAATATCGGGTAATGGACTAATCAGGTAAGTCGCTTCGTTTGGGACGAAGACATCATGGGGGTTCGATTCCCTCTTACCCGACTTATAACTTTTCATATATGAAAGGTAGCATTGTCGGGTCGTGACCCCGAAGGTATGGATTCGATTTCCATTAAACACCCATATTGACTTATTGTATAACGGTTTATTACGCCAAATTTTGAATTTGGAGATTCTGGTTCGATTCCAGATAGGTCAGCAAATGGTGTTCGTAGTATAACGGTAAACACGCTTGATTGTGATTCAAGTAATGCCTGTTCGATTCTGGTCGAACACCCAAAATATTCCCATATGGGGTAATAGTAACTCGCAACACTTTGAATGTTGAGCCATAGGAGCGTAACCTATTATGGGTGCAAATAAATATTGATTGAAAATTCAGAATATAGACACACTTCCAATTTAAAAGAAAGATTATATAAAGAAGGTTTAAAAAAACGTGAATGTGAATTATGTGGACAAGGTGAAGAATGGAGAGGAAAAAAAATGAGTCTAATTCTTGATCATATTAATGGAACGAATAATGATAATAGGATTAAAAACCTAAGAATTGCATGTCCAAATTGTAATGCAACATTAGATACACATTGTGGAAAAAATAAAAATTCAAGAGGTACTAAAAGAATCATCAATAACAAAAAATAAACACATTCCATGATCTTCAGTAACCCATCCTAAATCAGTCATACGATTGACTAACTTAGGTGCTATAAACATTCTACCTTTCATTATTTCTTGATATGCATTATGTTTTTTGAAGTCTTTTGAAAAAAAGACTTTCTTGATTTCCTTTTTAGTTTTCTAGGAATTCTCTTAGGATTTTTTATTGCTTTCATTCCATTATGCTTGGAGCAGGACTTTTTGGTCTTACAAGTTCATATTTAGTTTCAAAATGATTAAATTTATCGTGTAAATTATAATATTTTTCTAAGTCTTTATTATCAACATTATAATTTAATCTATCTAAAACTTCAATTATTTGTTCCTTTTTCATTTGAGAATTTTGGGATAGATATTTTGATAATTCTATTAATAATATTTTATTTTCATTTAAACACTTTTCGGCTTCTTTATAACATTCATTAACCCAAGTTTTTGCCTCAATATCTGTTGCTTGAGTATCTTTAAATTCATTATATTGTGTTGGTGCATTAGGAATACCAAATGCACTATTTTCAGATAACATACCATATCTTTGTGCTGCAATTAATGCATTATTAGTTGCTCTTACTAAATCACTTTCAGAACCACTAGATTGGAAATCTTCACCAAAAATCATTTTTTCAGCAATCATCCCACTTAATGATACAATAATATCATTTTCATACCAAGTTTTTAAATGCATACTAGGTTGTTTTGAATTAGTAAATGCATTATCACTTTCACTTGTTTTACTTACAATAACTTGTGGAATGATACCCATTATTAACATACACGTTACTGCATGTCCACTTTCATGTACAGCATTTAATAATTGAATCTCACTACCATCAGATTTTCTTCTATTTTCTAATTTTAGTTTAACATCATATTTTTTATTTAATATGGTTTTATTTTTATGAACAAAATCAATAATATGATAAGCATCTTCATCATATTCAAAAGACCAATTTATTTGATCCACATCTTTACTAGAAATAGCAATATCCAATGTAATTTTACTCATTGTTGATTCAATCATTGAATTGATTGTTGTAAATACTGGTCTTGTTCCTAATGTTGGAAATACACCTTCTTTATATAGGATGTCATTAATAGAATCATCGAAATTAACATCAATTTCAAATCTTTCCATTATATCATTTTTTACTCTATTTAATTCTAGATTAATTAAATCTCTATATGTTTGAGAACTAAATGCTTTGTAAATAATATGATTATTTCCCAATCTACCTATTTGTTCAACTCTAAATCTGGTTTTTAATGATGCTTTAATTTCACTTAAACCGATTGATAATGAATGTTTATGGAAATCATCTGCATTATTATCTGGTGAAACTTGTGATGTCATTTGATATGCTTCATCTAAATTACCTATAATGAATATACAAGATTTAGTATAATCATATAATCTAGGTTTAAAGACTACTTTTAATTTTAACTCTAATAAATCGATAGTTTGTTTTGCATTTAAATTTTTAAATGCTTCATATATTAAATTTTCAGAATAATATTCATCATTAAAACAATTCTTCATTGAATAAATATATGATGATGGTATAACGAAGTTTTCAGGTATGCTACTTCTTTTTACCATTTTTTTATTAGAACCACTACCTGTTGTTTGAGGTTCGGCTATTTCTTCTTCTTCAACTTCATCATCAAGATCAAAAATATCTTTAAATTTATTTAATCCTTTTGTAATAATACCATTTTCAACTTCAACACCTTCATTAACACATTTTTCTAATTTATAAACAAATCTCATTATTTCACCACCAGACCAACTATAATCAATGTGTTCCAATTTACCAGAATCAAGTAAATCCCATATAACCCTTAATCCTGATTTTTGAACTTCAGCACCATTTTCATCGATAGTTCTACCTAATTGGAATTCATCAAACATTACAGCAACAGGTTTATTTTCTTTATCTTTTAAATCTCTACTGAAAACATGTGATAATGAACCATCACCCTGACCAGCATAATCACCAACATTAAATTTATATATAATGTCGTCTAAATTAATATGTTTAAACATAGCTTGAACTAGTGATGTTTTACCAACACCAGTTAAACCCCATAAATTAATAATAGTTGGTCTTATTTGACCTTCTGGAAATAGATACCAAGATTGAATATCATCTAATAGTTCATCTATTACATCATCAATACCAACAAATTCTTTTTTTAAATTTATTTTAGCATTATTTAGAATTTCTTTTTTTTCAAGAATTTCTCTTTTTTTCTCTTTTAATATTTTCATATTTGTTTTTTATTACTATATTTATTTTTTTCTTTAAATTCGATATCATAATAATATTTATATTATTCTAATACTTAATGGGTAATCATTTATATCTACAAAATATATTTGAATAATATCACACTTTTGTCTAGAATGAAAAAAGTTTTTTTATCTTATAATCACAAATATATATATATTATTTTAATTTTGATATTTTCCAACAATATAAACATGTAATTGTTTTATTACTACCATCATACTCGTGTGGGGTTGTTATTCCTTCTGAAAAGTTTTTAATAATATCACCATTAAATTCTTTTCTACATTGCCTACTATCACATATTTGTACAAATTTAAACTTTCTACCACTATATATTTTTTTTCTCATAAAATAAATAATATAACTTTTTAAATTTCTTTACAGAAAAAAACTATTTATTATAAATAAAGTAATTATTTTTATTCTGATTAATGTCAAAAGGTAATTATTGGCGAAGTTAATAAAAAGATATCTAAAATACAAGAAAAATATTTATTTATGTTAAATCACATGATTTTCATAAAATCAAATTTCTTAAATAATAGCAATATATAACACTAAATTATAATTGAAATGAACCCAGTTTGTAAAGAAGAATTTAAAAAAGCGAAAAATCTAATTAAGTTAAGAATAGATGATATTGGTTCACATATTAAACCTGATATTCAAAATCTTGATTCTGGAATTTTTTTACAATTTTTTGAAAATTGGGAAGATATTGTTAAGGTATATAATGGTACTAAAATCGGTATTAAAAGAAGAGTTTTTGATGTTTTAAATAAAGAGAATATTGAGGATGTTATTATGTATTTTGCTAATGATTTTGAGGTTAAAAGTTTTGAATTAGAGTATGATGTTCTTTATATTAATCTTGATGGGTCTTTCGACTTTATTGTTGATGGTGAGATTATACATATGAAACCATTTTCTGTTGTAAGTTTTATGAAAGGAACAAAATTAGAAATTCAAAATTTTGATGATGTTAATTATCTTATTAGTATTAAGTTCAAATCACCACTCTTTTAAAGGGCAAGTTGCATTCTCACACCTAACTTTAGCTGGCATAAAACAACCACACATACCACATCTTTTATTATCTTTTAATTTAGGACATTCTAAACAAATTTTCATACGTTTAGTTGCTAATTTTTCTGCTTTTTCATTCAGAAAAATATAATTCTTCCAACCCATAATAATTTCATTTAATTGTGACATATTATTGTGATATATTTTCTAGTGTTTTAGATAATGCAACAGCAGCATCATCAATTGTAATTTTATACTTTTTTGCTATTATATTTAAAAGCATTTCAATATCTTTTTTATTATCTGTTAATAATAAATTTGGAGATATAATACGATGATTTTCTTCGATTTTTTTATTTTTCATAATTGTAAAATTAATTAAAATTTTTCATATAATCAACTATAAATAATTCTACCACCACCTCTAATGATGAGTCCATATTCTGGATTATTAATTGATTCATATTTTGCATTATGTAAAACTTCTTGTGAATTAAATGCAATATCATAAATTCTTAATTTTTGAATACCACCAATATATGATGAATCAAAATTTTGTTGAACCAATAAATTATCTTTTGTTGAATCTTGATTTAGAATATCAGAACCAATATATTTAAAATTATTGATATATAATTTACCATCTTCAGTGATTGGTACTGTTGATTCAATTAATATTCCAACACGAAAAATTTGATTACTCGTATTCTTTTTAGTTTCTATCTTGGCTTTTAATCTATGCCATTCATCTTCACCAGTAACAATTGAATTTTCCAAATCTTGTTGAAGAATAGCTAGATTAGCACTATTAATAATAGGATAACCAGTTGTACCGTCAATTAATAAACCTGTTGCTTCATCTTCATATTCAAATACTGATTTATGAATAGGAAATGGTGCATCAATATTCAAATCTTCTTCTGTTATAGGTTGTTTATATACTACATCACTAATAATTGATACATCTTCAGTTCCATACACAACCAAACTAATCGAACTTACAACAGTTTCATTATCAAAATTTGATTGAAATATTCCATTATTATATATATCAACACTAAAATCGTAATCCCTATTACTTATTAATTCTATTGGTTCTGAAAATTCAATAAAATATTCATTTAAAGTATTTCCAGTTGCACCGCTATATGCTGTTTCCATTACTGTAATTGTAGTACCAGTTGTTGGATCACAATCATCTTCAATCATGAAAGTATTATTATTTTCTAATAGGATAAGAGAATTACCTGTTGCTCCTGTTGTTATTGGTGGTATTATATTACATGTATCATCAACTAATGGATTATCTGTTACAATAAAATAGTTATCAATATATTGTCGTGTTTGCCCTGTATATAATTCATATGTTTCTAAATCATAATGCCATGAATGTTTTAATCCAAAAGAACCACCACCCCAACTTATATTATATGGAAGACCGATAACTTTTTCACCATGATTTTTAATATCTACAAAATAATATTCAGAATAATCGTTTAGTGTCCAGAATAATCTACCATTAACATAAAATTTTAATGTTCCTAATCTTCTTTCTGCACATTTTAATTCTTCAGGATCAAGAATTATATCATCTGGTGTAAATACATGTGTTATAATTGTCCAACCAGTTGTTGGAATTATTTGTGGTGATGTTTTTATTACTAAAACACCTTCATCATTAATTCTTTTTATTCGAAGTCTTTTATCTGTTGTTATTTCAAATGCAATTATATTTTCAAATGTTGCATCTTTAGGTTGTTCTATTTCTTTAGTTTCAAATGCATCTTGAAAGTCAGCGAATGCTTCTTTTCTAACTTCTTCCTCTAAAAATGCATTTAGATAATGTATTTTACTTGTGGTTACACCACTAAATCCTGTTGTAGAATTTAAAATTTGATTATATTTTCCAACAATACCTGTTTTTACCTTTTCTACGGTTGTTTCGGTAATTAATTTTGTTTCACCAGAAAAGAATGAATTATATTTATCTTCTGCTCTTGCACCCATTAAATAAAAGATACCTGAAGAATTTACATCAATTCTTATAATATTTTCAATTGTAATACCTTCACCATATCTAGGTGGAAGTATTTCATAATTTTCATCTTGTAATTTAAAAAATCCGTTTAAATAACCACCATTCAATTCAAAGTAGTTTCCTACTGTTGTACCTGTTGTTACACCACTCATTGAATAGAGGTCATAGAAAGTACCACCAGTAGCATTATTATACCCTACTCTATATAAATTTAATTTCACATCGTCAGGTATTAATGTTAGATCGGCTTTCATATCATTAACTCTTCCATTATCGTAACCCATTAATCCAAAATCATATAAATATATATTATCTGATACAGCACCAGACCATGTATTTAAACTAATAGATGTATATGCTGTGTTTAAATTCCATGAATTTATATCACTAACATCTATGTGTATTGCGAGTCTATCGCTAATTATATTATTATAACATTCTAGATTCATTTTGGTATTTTGTTTTCTATAAATACTTCTTAATATAAACAAGTATTTATAGAAAACAAAATTTTATGGAAAAATTATCAATATATATATATTATTTTCCTATTAAACAAATTTGAATCATATAAAGATTCAATATATTAGTATTTATAATAATATGAAGAAAGTTTTTACTAAAAATATAATAACAAATCAAATTAACGAGGTGGATTTACCACCAGCATTATTAGATGTAGTAGATTCACAAATGTCTATGAAAAAAAATAAATCATTTAAATCTCGTAATGAGAATAAAAAAGACAAAAAAAATCCTAGATATTGGTCAGCACCTTATTGGGATAAAAATCCAGTAACAGATATATTAAATGAAATTATTGAACCAGATTCTGTTGATGTCAAAGATTTACATTTAAAAGATGAACTATCACCTAAAATTTGGTGTGATGATAGTATGGATGATGAAGTTAGAAAAGTTCTATTAAAAAATGCATTAGAATTTATTAAATATTCAAAAATTGATAATCAAAAATTTAAAGATATTACTGTTACTGGTAGTATGGCAAATTATAATTATGGTAAAAATTCCGATATTGATGTTCACATATTAATGAATTTTGATCAAATTTCTGAAGATAAAGAATTTGTTGGTGAGTATTTTAGAAATAAAAAAAATCTATGGAATGAAACATATCCAGCTAAAATAAAAGGTCATGATGTTGAACTTTATATACAAGATATTTCTGAACCACATACATCAACAGGTGTATATTCATTAATGAATAATGAATGGTTAACTAAACCAATAAAAAAAATGATTGCAATTGATACTGTAAATGTGCAATTAAAAGCTGCACATATTATGAATGCTATTGATGATCTTAAAGAAACACATAATAATGTTGATGTTGTTGGTAAAGTTGATAGTCTTATGGAAAAAATTAAACTAATGAGAGAGGATGGTTTATCTAAAGAGGGTGAATTTTCAACTGAAAATATAGTATTTAAAGTATTAAGAAACAATGGTTATTTAAAAGACCTTGTAGATATTAAGAAAGATTATTTAACAAAAGAATTAACTTTAGAGGGTGATTTTTTTAATTAAAAATAAAGTATATGAAATATATTATTAAAGAAAGTCAAATTAATGAACTTATCCAAAGAAAACAAGATAAGAAAATAGTAAGTAAAATTATTGCTAAAATTGATAAAGTGAATAAAAATTTAAATGAAAGTATTATTATAAATGAAGCTGTAAGTGATATATTAAAAATTTATAATAAAAAGGGATTAATAAATAATTACATTAAAGATCAACTAATAAATTCAGGAAAAGTAACAGAATCACAATTAAAAAACATAAAATTATAATAAAATGTTTTTTTCCTTTAAAAATAGTATTTATAAAAAAATGCGAACAATTTTATAAAAGACTTAAAACATTATCTGGTATTACACCAATAGCCGAGTCAAAGAATGAAACTAATACCAAAACTCTTATTGGATTTGAAAGAGCAGACAATGGGACTGCTTATGGTATTGTAAAAGAAAATCATAATTATTTCATAAAGAAAGCATTAGTAAAAGAAGGTGACGTAAAAGTAACAGATTTTACATATATTGATGGGGTAGAAAACAAAGGTAAATATCAATACGGAAGTATTGCTGAAGCAGAAAAACAAAGAAATTTCTATCTTAATGGTATTAATGAAGCATGGGATCAAGGTGGTGTTTATTTTGTAAACGAAACTAAAGAATCCAAAACACCTTCATTAGATACTGAAGAAAATTTTTCTACTTTAGTAAAGAGAACCATATCAGAAGGAAAAAAAAACATAGTTCAGAGTAGAGAAAAAAAATTTAAAGCTACTCTTCCAGAAAATCAAACAGAAAATAGTAAAACAAAAGGTTTAATGCCAGAAGCTGCTGATTTAGCAGTTAAGAATGCATTGGGTATTGTAAGTGAAGAAGCAGTGGTTACTGCTGATTCTGAAATTAAAGATGGTGATATCATGTCTGATAAAAAAGGTAAAGAAGCACCTCAAGCACCTATCAATGATAAAAATGCTAAAGCTAAAGCTGAAAAAGCAACAGGTACAAGTAAAAAAGATGCCAATAAGAAACCTGCTGCTGGTGATTCAATAGCTGTTAATCAAGCTGATAAAGTATTAAAAGAAGAAGCTAGTCCTTTAGTGACTGATGATTCTGAAATTAATGATGCTGATAATGTTGCTGATAAAGTAAATCAAAAACATGAACCCTCACAAGCACCTATCAACGATACTAACGCAAAAGCAGAAGCTGATAAAGCAACAGGTAGTAGAAGTACAAGTTCAGCAATTCAAAATAATGTAGAAGAACAACCTGAAAGTGATCCATTTGATGATAAAGAAAATGTTGGTGATGGAAAAGGTGATATTGTAACTGAAGGTCATGAACATAAAGATAGTGAACCTTTTGATGATAAAGCTAAACTTAATACTAGTGGTGATATTGTAGCTGCTGATTCAGATGAAAAGGATGTTGATAGAGTTGATGATGAAACAAAACATGAAAACCCTGATGCTGATTATAATAATTATAATCAACCTGAAAAAGGTCAAAAAGAAGAAAAGGGTGAACCATTGAAAGATACTGCTAAGGAAAAAGTAATTGGAGAAGGTGAATCTTTAATTGTTAAAGATTCTGAAATTAAAGCTGCCGATGCTCTTGCTGATATGACAAAAACTAATTTACCAAAAAAAACAAGTAAATCAGAGATTGTTGCAGATTCAGATATGAATCCAAAAGAAACATTAGCAAATAAAACAACAACAAATTTACCTGATGCAATTGCAGAAGGTATTGATGATGATGATGATGCAGATGCTGCTGAATTAGCTAATATAGAAGCTGCTGCTGGTGATGCACAAGCTGCTGCTAAAGCAGACATGTCAGAAGGAGAATCATTAATTACTAAAGATTCACATATTAAACCTGCAGATTCTATTGCTAATCAAGATAAGGGTGGTGATATTGATTATAATGTTGGAAAACTAGTACAAGGAACATCACTTCATATGAATGATAATGCAATTGCTGAAGCAGAAGAAGCTGGTGAAGAAATTGATGCTGCTGCAAGTGCTCTTGATGATTTAGATATTGCTACCGATGCAGAAGAAACTGCACCAGAAATGAGTACTAGTGAAGAACCTGTTGATACTGAAATGGGTGCTGAATTAGGTGGTGAAATGGGTGATGAAATACCTGATGAAGAAAGTGAAGAAGGAAATGCAGAAAACCTTGCAGTTCAAGAAATTGAAAAATTAGTAGGTAAGGTTACTGAAAAAATTAGAACAACTAATTTAGAACCAGAAACTGCTGAAGGTTTCTTGAAATCAGTAGTCACATCGTTTAAAGATAAGTTACCTGAAATTGATTTAGATGCTAGAGAAGAAGTGGCTAAAGACATAAAAAATCCAGATCAAATGGGTGGTCATACTGATGGGAATGTTGCACCAGAAATGGGTGGTGAAGAAGAAGTTGCACCAGAAATGAGTGGTGAAGAAGAAGTTGCACCAGAAATGAGTGGTGAACCAGCTATGGATACTGCTGAAGAACCACAAATGGAAGAAGATGCACCTATTGAAATTAATGGTGAACCTAAATTAGATGATGCTATTCCTGATGGTGAAGGTGCTGGAAGTACTTTTGAAACATATATGGAATCAAGAGGATATTCTAAAGATAATCTTGAAGAATGTTCAGATTCTGAAATGGGAAGCATTATGAGTGGTTATGCTACTGAAAATGGTGAAGGTTTAGGAGAATCTGATTACCAAGAAATTGGTAAATATATGAACGATAATGTTGCAACTGAACTTATTGAATACGGTCATGGTGAATTTGCTAATAAAGTAAAACCATTTATGGAAGGTGAAGGAATGAGTTTTGGTATGACAGAACCAACATTACCTGCAATTGAAATGGAAGAAGAAGGAATTGCAGATGAAATTGAAGATGTTGATGGTATTGAACATGCAGAAATAGATGGTGGTGAAAAAGCTGGTGCGGTTTCAATAGGTGAACCTGCCGATGAACCAGTAGATGTTGCACCTGCAATGGGATTTGCAACAGATACTGAAGTTATGGGTGCTGGAATGCCAAGACCAGATAATGGACTTGCTCCTAAAACAAAATCTGTTGAAGTTGATGTTAATGCTGGAACTGTTAAACTTGAAGTTACCGAAGGTGAAAATAAGGTTAGAAAATATGTTAAAGAAAAATTAGAAGAACTTGCAGGTAAGAAGAAAATGAATATCAATGAAAGTAAGAAATCAGATAATTTAAAAAAATTAGATAAACTTATTGAACAACAATGGAAGATGCTTGGTGAAAGTGTTAAAAAATGTGTATAAATAAATTAATATGAGTACAGATAAACTAAAACTCATATATATTCTCAAAGTTGGTAAGAATTCCAAAAATGAGGGTGTCTATGAGTTTATTTTTTCAGATAATCCTGATAGTATTAATGCTGATATATGGGAAATGTGGAATTGGGATAGATCACCAGCGATAGAACATAAAGAATATAGTGTCCCAGACTCTGAATATATTTCTAAAGTATTTTCATTAACTACAAGTGATTTTACGTTGTTTTGTCTACATGATGCTGTTGATAGACCCTATATTCATGGTTATCATTTGATACATGCTTTAGCATATGAAGATGAAGATATTGATTCTCCCGAATATGAAAGTGAATTTAAAGATTATGATGAAATGTTTGAAAATAATGATGATTTACCTTTATTAGTTTTTCATTATGGAAATACATTAAAAGATGTTGAAAATAAATTATATGAAAGAAATATTATCTTAAAAGGAGAAAAATTTATTAACACAAGTGCACTCACAAAATAGAATACACCTAAAACTCACAAATTAAGTATTTATAAACATATAAATTTATAAATGGTTAAAAAAATCAAAAAAATTGAATCAGTAAAAGATAGTGGTGTAGAGCATGTTTCGGTTATTCCAATGAATATTGAGTTGGAAGAGAAGAAAAAGAAAGCAAGAATTTTAGCTAAAAAATTAAGAGAAGATACTGGAAATCTTGAAGCTGTTATTGTTACTGCTGATGGAACTCCTAAACTAGCTAGTCAACTGGATTTAGTTGAAAGAGAAATTGAAATTGCTAAATGTGCTGTTAATGCTATTTATTTTATTGAAACATATTTTACAATTTTTGATCAGACTGATAAAACACAAGGTGAAGATGGTAGTATTGTACCATTTAAATTGTTTGATTTCCAAAAAGACCTTATTCATGATTATCAAAAAAATAGGTTAAATATTGCAAATAAATATCGTCAGGCAGGTATTTCAACATCAACATCCGCATATATTGCTTGGTATATGGCATTTACTACTATTGCAAGAAACGTTGCAATAGTTGCCGATAAGCAAGAAACTGCAATGAATGAGATGATGAAGGATGTTGTTGATTTTCTTGAAGCATGTCCTGATTGGTTAGTCCCTCAACCAACTGAAAAAGATAATGAAAAACATAAGATTTATTCTAATGGTTCTCAAATAAAAGCATTTGCAACTTCAGGTCTTCGAGGTTATACTCCAACATTACTTTTTTGGGATGAAACTGCTTGGGCAGATAATAGTGAGAAGTTCTGGACTGCAACTAGACCTGCTGTAATGAATACTGGTGGTAGAGCAATTTTTGTATCAACACCTAATGGTCTTGACCCAATTTTTTATAAAACATTTGATGCTGCTAGAAAGGGTAAAAGTAAATTTAATGCTGTTGAACTTTGGTGGTTTAATGATCCAAGATATATTGTTCATGAAGAAACACGTGAACTTGATTTAAAATGGGTTAAAAATAGAGGACATCAAGATGAAATTGTATTAGAAGACGAAGGTTGGTCTAAAGAAAAAAGAATTCAAATGCATAATGATGGTTGGTTAGCAGTTTCTTCATGGATGGATGATCAAATTATGGAATATAATGGTGATAATAAGAAACTTGCACAAGAGTTACTTTGTTCATTCTTAGGTTCTGGTGACAACTTTATTGCTGAAGAATATATTAAATATATTGAAGATAATCAAATTCAAACACCTCTTCGTCAAGAATATTTAGATAATGAAATGTATATTTGGGAAGACCCTGAACCAGATGAGACATACATTCAATCTATTGATGTTTCTTCTGGTCATGGTTTAGATTATTCAACAGTTAATATATTTAGAATAGAAGAAACTATTGAAATTAAAAAACTTACCAAAAATGGTAAAACTAAAGAAAAGAAAGTTAGAAGACATAAAGCAGTTCAAGTTGCAGAATATTATAATAAAGTCCTTCCTAGTGTATTAGGTGAAATTGGATATGAGTATGGTGTTAGATATAATAATGCATATACTATTGTTGATGTTACTGGTGGTTATGGTGCACAAACATTAGAAAAATTATTCGAATTAGGTTATGAACATATCCATTATGGTGAAATAACTCATAAACCAACTAGAGATAGATTAAATGGATATATTAAAGTATCTCAAAAAACAATGCCCGATGGTAAAATAAGTAAAATAGATTTAATTCCGGGTTTCTTTATTGGGAGTAATAGAGGTTCAGTTTTAATTGAACTACAAAGAAGTATCAACATGGGTGATGTAACTATACGCTCAGTACGTTTACTTGATGAATTAAAGACTTTCGTGACTGTTGCAGGTAATCGAGTTGCTGACCATAAAAGATCGTTTCACGATGATTCTATTATGGGAACTGCTATGGCATTATATTCTTTGTTCCATGAACTATTTAAAATGGTAGAAAGCAAAGAAAGAATAAAAAAAATGCTTGATGCAATAATAGTTTTAGGTAGTGATGTTATAGTTGAAGATGTAAAAAAAGAAAAAGATAAACATAATGTTCTTACTAGAACACCCGATTATAGGGTTACTAGAACAAACCCAAATGGTGCAAATTCTTGGTTATTTGATGGATTAAAAAATTAAGAATTATAAATGTATTTATAATTGAGATTTTTCATGAAAAATTAGTATTTATAATAAATTATAAATTTTTATAATAATGGCAAAACAAAATAAAACAGTATATCAAAATTTAAATTCAATGATGAATTTAGATGGGACTGGGTATGATATAGTAGAACCCTTACAAAACAAGAAGGTTGTAATTAGAGGTAATTCACCTGACGAAATTAAAAGAAAAGGTCTTGAACTACAGCAACAAGAGGCACTTAAAAATAAAATGTTCAGCACCATTGATCATGGCTTTCAAAAGGCTATGCAATATGAAGCTGCTCGTTTACCTGCATATTTAGATTATGAAGGTATGGAATATTACCCAATAATAGCATCTTCATTGGATTTATTGATGGAAGAAGCAACTACTATTGGTTCTGATGGTCAAATGTTGAAAATTTATTCAGATAAAGAAAGAATAAAAAATCATCTTGAAGAATTATTTTATGATATTGTAAATGTAAACGTAAACTTACCGTTTTGGACTAGAAATTTAGTTAAATATGGTGATAATTTTGTTTATATGTTAGGTGAGAAGAAAAGAGGTATTACCTTCATGAAGCAAATGGTTAACTATGAAATGGAACGTATTGAACGTATTCATAATGGTAAGGCATCAGTTAAGTTTAAACAAAGAGAAACTAATGATGAATTTAATTTATTTGAAATTGCACATTTTAGATTGCTTGGTGATGATAAATATTTACCATATGGTTCATCTACATTAAACAAAGTACGTAGAGTTTTCCGTCAATTAATTATGGCTGAAGATGCTATGCTTACATATCGTATTATACGTGCAGGTGAAAAAAGAGTATTTAAAATTGATGTTGGTAATATTGATGAAGATGATATTGAATCATACACACAAAAAATAGCTGCTAGATTTAAAAAGCAACAACAAGTACATGGTGATACAGGTCAAATTGATTACCGTTTTAATATTTTAGGTAATGATGAAGATTATATTATTCCAGTAAGAAATGCCAATGTTCAAACAGGTATAGATACATTACCCGGTGCTTCTAACTTAGATCAAATACAAGATATTGAATATCTAAGAGATAATTTATTTACAGGTTTAGGAATTCCGAAACCATTTCTCGGATTTCAAGAATCAGCAGGTGATGGTAAAAATCTTGCACAAATGGATATACGTTTCTCTAAGAAGATTAATCGTATTCAACAAGCAGTTATACAGGAATTAAATAAAATGGCTATAATTCATCTTTATTTACTTGGTTTTAGTAAAGAAGATTTAAGTAATTTTAGTCTTTCATTAACTAATCCTTCAACACAACAAGATATTTTACAAACTGAATTATTACAATCTAAGGCACAAGTTTATACTGAACTTACTAGAAGTGAAGGTGGAATTGCTGCAATGTCACATACTGAAGCTAAGAAACTAGTATTAAATATGTCAGAAAAAGAGATTATTAATGATCTTAAAATGCAAAGAATGGAACGTGCAGTATCTCAAGAACTTCAAGATTCACCTCTGGTTATTAGAGAAACTGGATTATTTACCGATATTGATAATAAATATGGTTCTGGTGAATTACCAATTAGTGGTGATACTGCTGGTGGAATGGATGATGAATTTGGTGATGCTGGTGGTGATATGAATATTCCACCAGCAGATGGTGGTGGAATGGATGCACCACAATCTCCAAATGATTTACCAGTAGTAATTGGTCAAGGTCAAGGATTTGGAGATAAAAGACCTATAATAGGTTACGGTAAACGACCATCAATAGTTTCAGAAGATAATTATAAAAAATATGGTGCTAAATTCGATAATTTTATTGAAGAAATGGTAAATAATGACAATAAAAAAGTCCAAAAGAAAGCTGAAACAAAGAAAATTATAAGAGAAAACGATTCTAAAAATAAAAAACTTAACGAAAAAGCTGATCAAATGACTAGTGAAATAGATGCTTTGTTAGAAAATTCTGATACTATTAATACAAATAAAGATGAAGTATCTACAAGAAATTTCGAAAGTAAAAGAAATGATATCGATAAACCAACTAAAGATTCTAAAAAGAAAATTGCTGAAGGTGTTGATATTATGAATTTAAATATTGAAGATGTTGAAAACATTAAAAAGAAATAATCTATAATAAACTATATTTTGGTGTTTTAATTTCAGTAATACCATTTCTAAATGCGTATTCTAAATATATTATGTTTTTAAATTTTTTGAAAATCTTTAATATTTCACTGTTTTTTAGTTTGATTTGATTATTGTCAATATCTAATTCTATTATAAAAAATTTAATTATATGTGTTAATAATATAGACATTTCTTCATAATATTCAGTATTATTTGTTTCAAATAATATAATAAGACGAACCCATTTAACAATTGTTGAATCGTTTCTAGTTTTTACCCACTTATCAATATCATTGAAATCATCAATAAATTGTTCTGATTTTTTTAGAAAACAATTATAATGGTTTGGTGTATAAAATTTTATGAATTTCATATCTATAAATACTAATTGATTTTTAATACTGGAAGATAAGAATTTTGGTATTGCTAAAACAATAGTAGCGAATAAAGTTAGTAATGAATTTTTAAATGAATCGAATATTAACAACTCAAAAAAATTAGCAAGTAATTTTATTAATGTAGTAAAAGAATCTCCAATTTTAATGTTTGAATATTCAATTATAGAAAATATTGAGAATAAACATATTGAAAATGATGTTTTAGCTGCAAAATATATTGATGAAAATGTAAAATTATTTGAAGCATTTACTCAAGAAGAAGTAATTGATGTACATGAGAAATTAAATGAGTTTATTACTAATGAAGATACTGTTAATATATCTGAATCAAAAAAATTATTATATAAATCAATTAGTACATTGGTTTTTGAAAAAGCTAAAGGATCAAATAATATTAATGAATCACATAATGCATATTCAAATGTATTAAATTATCTAAAAGAAAACATCAATGAAGGAACTGAAATTGAAGATAAATTTGAATTACTTGATGAAAATATTGATTTAGATGCTGTTGTTGAAGTAGCAATTGAAAAATTTAATACTAAGTTTGAAACACTTAATGAAGATGAAAAAAATATGTTGATTGATATTATTTATGGTGATCCAAAAAAGAAAGAAGATTTATTTGAATCTTTAAAAACTGAAAATATAAACATTTTAACTCATAGTGAAAAAAACGGTGTAGAAGATAAAATAAATGAAGGTATTGATAAACTAAATCAAATGGATTTTAATGTTGATACTGTTAATGAAAATCTTATTTTATTATACAATCTTAAACAAAACTTAATTTAAACATATTTTTGATATTTCATACTACCGTCAGTACCTAGTGTTGCCAATTTAGCATGTTTTTTATTAACACCTGCGGCATTATGAGAAATATGTATCCAAATCGATGTAATATTTTCACTCTTTTTTTCATAGATAATTTGATCATAGGGTATTGTTGATACAACAATTTCTTGAAATACTTTAAACAAGTCTTTACTATTTGTTGCACTAATACGCACATCAGCAGCTTCCCCTGTTTGATGTTGGCTGGTAACAACCCCACCAACCTTAGAATTCAATTGTTTATTTCTGAACGAACTATTCACCGTTAACTTTTCACCACCAATAATATCATCTGTTATTCTTTGTAATACGTTTTTAGCTAATGATTCTAAATTATTAATTTCAGCTTTATTTGGAATATTTAATATTCCTGTACTAGTTACAATTAAATCACCTAAAACATAATCTTTAGATAATATTTTTGTTCTGTCAACATTATCTATATCAATATTAGATGTTTCAACATCTGCTTGAAAAGTATCAAATGTGAAATCAATATCATATCCAAACCAAATACCTTGTGGTTTGTGATCTGTTTTATTAATATTACCTAACACATTAAATATTCTTTTAATATAATTAATTCCTTCATCATACCCCTTTTTATTTTCAGCTAATTTAGCTGTTCCTGTAAATGTTGATCTTACATATTTTGATCCTTGATTATAACCATATAAACTACTAGCTGCGTTATATGCTGCTTTATACCCAATACCAGCCATAAGTCTACATTGTGCTTTAATTATTAAATCAGGATTATCCATAATATTTTGAAAAAATGGGATTTTATTGTTTTTTGCTGTTTGTAATGCTGGATTTGAATCTTTATATACGTATGAATTTTGTTGTTTTCCGTTTGTTAGATTTAATATTAATTTATCTTTTTCATCATCAGTAAATTCTATACTAATATGACTCGCATCACCAAAACCACCAATAGCAACATCATATAATGTTGCACTTAAAAATTGACTAATTCCTTGTGCACCAGTACTTGAGTATGCCCATAAATTATATTTACTTTCAATATATGCTTGTGCTGCAATAATATTAGCATCTAAATCATATAAATCTGCATAAAAATTAAACCATTGTATTAGGGACTCTCCTAATTGAAAATTAGTAACAATGGGTTCTCCATTTAATGTAGGATTAGCAGTATAAATAGTACTTGAAGGATTACCACTATTTGGTAATCCATATGATTGTTTACCTACAAGTAAACTATTACTAGTTCCTTTACATATTGTTTTAATAAACTGTATTCCTGTATTTGTTAATTTTTTATATGGCATATTTATTTTTTTAATTTGGGCTTATTGATAATCCAAACATTGAGTTATTATAATTTGGTTCACCGTTTACATCTTTAACATTTTTTAATGTTGATGATGACATTAGTATCACATCATCACTCCCATTATTACTACTTAAATCTTCAGCACTACCTGTTTCAATACCTACTATGGTTGCAAAACTTTTTACAAATGGATTAGGATATTTTAATATTTTAACACCTTCAAATTCTGTTGTCATATGATTTGCTTTTACCGTATGCTTAACATCAGTAATCATATATGCACCAGAATACATTGGTATATTTTCTAATTGAAAATATTGCGTTGGTTGTATCATTACATTACCCAACATACTTACCTTAACAGAATATGCCCTATTTTCATAAAGACTAAATAAATTTTGACCTTTAGGTACTGGTGCTGTTGTTTTACCATCACCTGCAATACGAGATAAAATAGCTAACGAGTCTGCGGTTTCTGGAAATTCTCTACCCTCTAATTGAATATCCGTAAAAAATGATTGATTTTGTTCACCAAATCTTACTCTAAATGCTTTAGGTTCAGAATAATTAAATTTGGGTTCATTAGGATTTGTAGGTCTTTTTGCTGCATTCTTAACTTCTAGTGAATCATCACATTCACCAACATTTATAAAATCAGGTAAACCACCTTCCTCCAAATCAAGTATACCATCATTATCGTATTGACTATTAACATTATCTAATGTAGATGATGTACCACCAATATACATACATACAAATGCTGCTGTTGCAGGTTGTTCTACTGTTTCAAAAATACTAAATGCATTTTCCCAACTATCATTACCATTACCTGTTTTTTTATCATCATCTTTATTACCATCAAAAACCATAAAATTTTGTAATGGAAAGAATTCGAACCCATTTAAAGATAATATTCTTGAAAATACTTGGAACATATTTAAATCGTAATCTTGTGACATTTCAATAATTGCATCAACATTTATTACAACATCATCACCAATAGGATTCATTGCTCTATCAACAAATGCAAATTTACTAATTAAACTATCTTTATCATTAATATTTAATGGGAATCCTCTTTTTTCAGTATCAATACCAGATACCCATTTATCTGATATATTTTTAAATGAATAATATAATTGTGTTTTAATATCCTCGTCTTCAACTTGACTTCTAAACCCACTATCTATTTCTGTTAATTCTTTTTTTCTTTTTGGTAACACTTCACTTAATTTAAGCCAAAATGCTTCAAAAAAAGTATCGTTTGCTTTTTTTCTTTCTGCATTACCATTAGAATCTAATAAAGATTGATAACTTCTAGTTGGATTTGGTTGCGTACTATCGATATTTTTAAAAGTATATTCAGAAAAATTAAGTATTGATCTTGTCAAAAACATATTATCTGTGATTTCATTATCAATATTTTTTTTAATCATATAATCCTTAATGAAATCATATACTTCACCATTATCGGTTTTATCTAAATCTGTTGCATCATCAACAGCACTCATAATATCTAATATTAAGTCAAGATAATCATTATATCCACCATTCCCTCTCGTAATCCAATCATCTAAAAAATCTAAAAATGAAGCACTATCTTTAGCTGATAATTGATTAATAGTATTTGTATCAATTTTAATATAATGTCCATTAAAACTAAGTGCTTTAAACCAATTTTGATCTAGAAGAGTATTAATTTCACTTTTTACTGGAATACTTGAATTATTATATTCAATTAATGACCCCATATATAAAACACTAAAATTGGGTACTTCAACAACTGCTGGCGTTAGAAAAGAATCATTAACAGTAATAGCATCATCGTCTAGATCAATTTGTAATTTACTAAAATATGATCTAGAATTTCCAAACATTGATGACAATAAAAAAGCATTTGTTCTAATATTATAAGAACCACCCGTTAAAACATCTCTAATTTCTGTTCCATAATTTGCAAGTGATGTTGCTAAATTAAATCCAAAATTACCATTTCCTTTTCTTTTTTCTTGATCATCTGTAAATGTTACGGTATCTAGAAATGATAAAAATGAATTTTCACTATCAGTATAATCATTGATAATTGAATTATCTATTCTATTTTGATAAATTGTATTAAGATTACCAGTAAAATCATCTGCTGAATCAGGAAAATATGGTATATTTTCTTTTGTAAATTGTTTAATATTTGAACGATCATTATTATACATCCAATCAATAAATGTATTTTTAGTATCATTTAAAAATCCACCAATTGGATTATTAGTATCTTCATTCATATTTGTACTAGGTGGGTTATCAAGTATTGACATTCCTTCAAAATTTGGATCATCAGTATTTCTATATAGTTTTGTTTCACCGTTGGTTAATGTTTGAAATATACCATTTACTGAATTAAATGAGGTAATATCTTTTATTGTATCATAAAATAAATCAGCATCACCTTTAAATCCACCATATTTATTTATTGCTTCAGCATTTGCAATATATTTAATTAAATCATCTCTTTTTAATCCACCACCACCAAACCATGCAAATGATGGTACGGTTAATCCTACTGGTACTACAATACCAAGTGCTGCATTTCTTTCATCTGAATAGAATGTATCACCATATGTAAATTGTGATGCTATATAAAATCTATTTAATAGTCTATCATTATATCCCCAAGGTCTTTATATAAAGAACTATCAGCAGGTGTTATAGGTATCCATTCGTTATTACCATTAGAATCTATTTGAGTTCTCATTTCTGCAATTGTTTCTTCTTTTTTAATTGCAATAATTTTATCTATAAATTTTTCAATAAAATCTACTTCAGGAAATTGTTCATCTATTTTAAATTCTGGCATTCTACGAACTTTTCTAGTAACACCACAAGTAATATCTTCTTTAACATATAAAGGAAACGGATATATTTTTTTTGTAACATTTTTACTTTTTTGTTCTTGAATTTCACCAATAATATTATTAAAGAATTTATTATGATGTGTTTCTGCATTTTTACTAACACCACCCAAAACCTTGAAGAAATTATCAATATCATCACAAAGTATTTTAAATATATTATATATTGATGGTTTAAAACCAAGTATATCTTCGATTTTATTGTTAACAACACCAACTAATTCTTGTTGTGATTCTTTAACAATATCTTGTTTTTCTTTAATAATTTTTCTTAATTTAATATAAAATTCAGTTACGTCAATTACATTGTATTGATCATAATCATTTTCAGTAGTTGCGTTTGGTGGTGTTTGATCTTTAATGAAAATAGGTTGTCCTATATCAGTATCAACAATATTATTTCTTGAAAATATTTTACCTTCATCTAATAAGGCTGTTCTATAACTAAGTAAAGCATCTTTCATTTTAGTTGCTGCATCATCAGGTAATGGAACATTAATATTACCATCTCTAGATGGTATATATTGAATACCCATATACATTCTAGTATCTTCTGTTTTACTATTATTACCACTATCGGTAGCTTCTTTTATAATACTATCATATACACTTACGTTTTCAGGTTGCACAATACTAAAATCACCACCATCATCAGATGTCTGATTTTCAGGTATTGTACCATTATTTTTAAGTATTAAATGAGCATTTTTTTGAAATATACTATCTACCCTTCCACTAAACTGATTCATAGTATTAATAACATCTTTACCATTCTGAAGACCTAATTTAGCATCATCAAATTTTTTCGATTCTCTTGATGTATTTTTTAATTTCTTTAATTCATCCATTAATCTTTTTAATTTTTGAACTAATTCATATGTATTTCTTGGTACTACTCTAGGATCAGAATTTAATTGATTTGGATTAATTGGATTCACATTATCTTGCATTGCAGATTCATTAACCTTTTCATCTGGTTCTAGATGTGTGTTTGTTGACATTAATGATACTATTTCAGCAAATTTAAATGGAATATCTGCTAATGGTGCAAATGTTCTTGCAACAAAATCAACAGTAATATAATAATTACCTGTTTTAGAATCAAATCTTGTTTTATGTTTAACTAAATGTAAATCATAATCTAATGCTCTACCATAATATCCTTTTAAAGTCATTTTAAATATTGGTGGTGGAAAATCATATATTAATGAATATGGTGATTTTTCACCTAAATTAAAAAACGTCATACCACGAATATCAACAAATTCAATAGTTACCGTTGGTATAAATGATGAATTAATATTAACATTTATTTTTGATACACCAAAACCATCGAGAATTTTTTCATTTTGACTTGTACTATCAGTCCATTTTGTTGTAAATTTTGATGAATTTTTTACATTTTCATTAAAATCAACACCCATCATATTAACATTAGTATTACTTAATGCAGTTTTAAGAGACACACCGCCTTGATTAGCATTTAATGTAAGTATACTTCTTTCTCTTCTTTCACCTAATAATTCTGCGAACATGAACATTTTTTCATATTCAGGAGTTCCATTAGGTAGTTTTGTTACCGAATCTAAAGGATCTATTAATTTAACGCTGTTTGCCATTATGTTTTATAATTTAATATAAATAGTCATTTCAAAAAAACCCTATTCGTTTAGAGAATTAAAAACTATTTATATAAAACAATAAATATGAATTTTATATTATCCATATTACCAATATTAGGACAAATTAATTTAGAGGGATTTGAGGCAGCAGCAGAACAGAATACAATTTTTGCGATTTTGGTGTCTTTAGTATTAATCTTGTTTGGTATTATTCTTTTTTTATTTAATGAACTTAGAAAAATACAAGAAACATATTTAAAAAAAATTGATGAAATTAGAAAAGATGGTATTGTGAAGGAAGATGAGAGAAATCTTCATTGGAGAGAATCTGAAAAGGAAACATTAACAGTTTTAAAGGGTGTAAATAGTGTATTAGAAATGAGTGAAAAAATGAAAGAAAATGATACCGAAAAAATTATTAATAAAATTGATTCATTAGAGACATCTATTAAAACAACAATTGAAATAAACAAAAAAAGAAATGGATAAAATTAGTGAATTAAAAAAGACAAATAATTTTATACAACATCGAATTAAAGAAATAACAAATAATAGTTGTCTTACAACAAATAATGAAAGTAATGATTATCTTGTTGATGTAAAATATCATGGAGAAAATGATACGACCTCTACCAATATTTTTAAATTAAAGAAGGGTATGAAGTCCAATATTATTACGAATGATGTATTTAATAGAATTGTTTGTACTAAAGGATCAATAAAAATAAAATACATCAGATTTAAAGATGATGTAATTATTACAACACCAAATACACAATTAATACTCCCAAACAGTAGATATATAATTGAAGCACTTGAAGATTGTGAACTCATAAGTATATATATATCAAAGAAAACTGCTAAGAATTTTATAATAAAACAACAAGAAACTATTTATAATAAAAAAATTAAGGTATGAGCAAAATTTTAGAACGTGGCGAAACAGGCTTCGGTATATTAATAGAAACGGATGCTGGTTATATTTCGAGTGATTTAAATCAACATTTAATAACTGAAGGTTTTGTAGTAAAACCGAATGAACCAGTATTAATTAATTGTATTCTTCAAAAATGGGGAGTAGAAAATAAGAATAATAGAATATATCCAAAGGAAGTATTAATACCACAAGTTGAAGAATATCAAAAATTGGTTGATACCAATTCTGCAATATCTGAAGCAGATCATCCTGATTCATCAGTAGTATCATTACTTAATACATCACATTTAATAAAAAAAATATGGTGGGGTGAAGGAGAGAAAGAAAAATATATGCGTGAAGGAATTGTGTCTATGGTTGGAGATAAAATTGTTGAGTATTTAAAGAGAGGTATTAGATTAGGTATATCATCACGTGGTGTTGGGTCATTAAAAGAATCAAACGGTAAAAATATTGTTCAAAAAGATTTTGAATTAATATGTTTTGATTTGGTTGCTAGTCCAAGTACACCGGGTGCATATTTATTTCCTGATAGAAATGAAATGCAAGTTGGTGAGAATAAATTCTTAAAAACTGGAAATGGAATTGTGAATTTAAATGAAAATGATAAAAAAGTTCTTGATGCAATTGATCAGTTTTTATTATAATAATAAAAAATAACGAAAAAAGTTGTAAAAATAACGAAAAAAATACAAAAAATCAAGAAATTTAAAGCAAAAATATAAAATTTTGTACTTTTTATAAAATAAAAAAAAGAAGTCTATTTTAGAAGAAGCAGTAATCGAGTTACAATCAATTATTGAAGCTGCCGATAAATCTGCTAAAGATAGAATAGCAAAAGAACTACCTGAAAAATTTGAATCTCTTCTTAAAGAGGAAATTTTAAAGAATAAAGAATCGGTAAAAGAGTCTATTGAAGATAATGTTAAAGAACCCGTAATTGAGGGTAAAAAAAATACTGATAATATTAAAGAATCTCTAAACGAGATGGAAGAAATTGATTTAAGAGAATTGTCAATCGATGATATTGAGGAAGCATATAATAATGCAAGTACTTCTGATGAATTTGAAGTTTCTACTGACCAAATCAACATCGATGATGTTAGTAGAGAATTAGGTGAAATGGAAGGACAAACAAATGAAGTTGAAGCTATCCTTAATGGGAAAAGTGAAACTGATCCTTATGATAAAAAAATAAAAAAAATATACGAAATGCTTGGAGAAATGGTAAATGAAATGAATGGTGTTGAACAGCACATCGAAACTAATGAAATGCATGAGAAAGTACCACATGGTGCTACTGCTCCTGCTGAAACTGGACACAATACAACTCCTAACGGAATCAATGAAGTTGTGATTGATGAAGCTGTTGATCCTACTATGCTTAGTGCAATTGGTGGTGCTGTTGGTGTATTAGTTGCTGGTGGGGGTGCTGCTGCATTAATGCAATGGTTAAAACAAAAAAACCCTAAAGCTGCTGCTGCTCTAGAACAATTAGGTACTGCTGCTAATGCAAATAAAAGTCCTGAACAATATAGAATGGGTGAATCTGAAGAAAATGAAAAAGTTCTTGATGAAGTTGATACTGTTGATGATAAAGAAACTGTTGATGAAATTCATGGACAATCATTCTCAAGTGGTAAGGTAAGAGCAGGTACACTTCCTAACGATGGTGCAGAGTATAGAGATCGTAAAGGTCATAGTAGAAATCGTCCTCAATGGTCAAATGAAAGCGTAGAAAAATTGAATGTATCTAAAGCAATAATGGAAAAACGTATGGCAAGTTTGATTAATGAAAATAAAAAAGTAACTAAAGAATTAAATGTAATTAAAGATGATTCTAAGAAATTCGAAAGTCTTTCTAATGATCAAAAGAAACTTTCAGAAGCTTTAGTTAAGTATCGTAATCAATTACAAGAAATGGCAGTATTTAATACTAATCTTGCTAGTGTGAATAACATTTTAGTAAACGAAAGTTTAGCATTAACTGCTGAAGATAAGAAAAACGTAATTAACCAATTTAAAGATGTTAGTACTATTACTGAATCTGAAGAAACTTACAAAAGAGTAGTTGCAGAAATGCAAACTAAAAAACCTCTTGAAGAAAGTGTTGAAGAAAAAGTGAATGATAGTATCGAAACTTCTTCAGTAAAAAGTGAGAAAATTATCGAGCAAACAGCTTTTAAAAATGAACATGTTGATAAAATCAAGCAATTGATGGAATATGTTGATAATCATGGTAACAAAAAAATCTTATCATAAATTAATAATAATAATAAAGAAAATAAACAATAAATAAAATGAGTTTTTTAACAGAATCGGCTGAAGTAGGTAACATCGGTCTTAAACAATTAAGAGAACAAAGAGAGATAACTACACAGAAATGGGATAGTATCGGTCTTTTAGAAGGTCTTGATGGAAACGTTAGAGAGAACTGTGCACAATTATTCGAAAATCAATTGTCTCACATGATTAATGAATCAACAGATTCAGCATCAAGTGGTCAATTCGAAACTGTTGCGTTCCCTGTAATTAGAAGAGTATTTGCTAAATTATTAGCAAACGACTTAGTTTCAGTTCAGGCTTTAAACTTACCAATAGGTAAGTTATATTACATTAACCCTAAAGTATCTGTAAGAGTAAACGGTACTGAGCATACATCACCTGATGGTGCTTATTCGAATGCTGCAACTACTTCTGGTGGTACTCCATTCGAATCTAGATCATTATACGATGCGTTCTACGCAACAGAGTATGATAAAGAAGGTACTGGTCTATTTGACAGAAGTAAGGGTAGAATCCAATTCATAACAGGTACTAGTGTTCAATCACCTGCATATATTGCTGGTGATAGAAGTGTTACTGTTACTGTTAACGGATTTACAATTACAGAACAAGGTAAATTGGTAGGACCTGCTGGTGTACCAATGGACACTGAATCATTCTTAGCATCACTAATAATGACATCTAATGTTGATTTAACTGCACCTGCACCTTTTGCAGATGCAACTATTACTGCTGGTGATGGTGTTCCTTATAGTGTGAAGGTACAAAAATACGGTCAAGCTATCGTTAACGAAGCTGGTGATTTAGTATTAATAATTGACTTAACTTATGCTGGTCAAGATGGGTATCAACCATTCAGTGCTGCAAGTACTCCTGTATTTAATTATACATATAGAGTATATTCTGATCTTGAAGAAGATTCGGAAATGGCAGAAGTTACATTTGGTCTTGATGAAGTAACTGTTTCAGTAGAAACAAGAAAAATGAGAGCACAATGGACTCCTGAATTAGCACAAGATGTTAGTGCATTCCACAACATCGATGCCGAAGCAGAATTAACTGCTTTATTATCAGAGCAAATGGCTGCTGAAATCGATAGAGAAATCTTGAGAGATTTAAGAAGAGGTGCTGCTTGGACTTTACGTTGGGATTACAACGGTTTAAGAAAACAAACTTCTACATATTATGGTACACAGAAGGATTGGAATCAAACTTTGATTACTAAAATTAATCAAATCTCAGCTCAAATCCATAAAGCTGTTCTTAGAGGTGGTGCATCATGGGTAGTTGTTTCTCCTGAAATTTCTGCTGTATTTGATGACTTGGAGTATTTCCATGTTTCTAATGCTGCCCCAGAACAAGATAAGTATAATATGGGTATCGAGAAGATAGGTACTCTTTCAGGAAGATACCAAGTGTATCGTGATCCTTATGCTCCTGCTAACACTATGTTAATAGGTCACAAAGGTTCATCAATCCTTGAAAGTGGATATATCTATGCTCCATACATACCTATGCAGTTAACTCCTGTTATGTATAATCCTTTTGATTTCAAACCATGCTAAGAAAATGATACTTAATAGATATTATGGTAGAGTATACTGTGACGGTCTTGAAGTATTCGGAATTGGTGATTTACAATAATACGTAAATAAATTATAAAGTTAAAAAGGTTGCATTTATGTAACCTTTTTTTTATTTATACGTATTTATTATTGTAAACCATTTAATGGATATGAAAAATAAGAAAGAATTAACTAAATATGAAATAAATAAAATTAAAGAGTTATATTATAAGAAAAAAAAATCAATTAGAAAAGTAAGTGAAAATTTTCCATACTCATATTCATTTATACAAAAACAAATTCATTCATTCGAGTTTGAAAAACATATAAAAAATAATTATCCTTTAAAAAATAATTATCAATTAACATTAAAATGTAAAAAAACAAATAAAATTTTTGTGGATTACAAAAATCAATCTGGCGTTATTACTAGTCATATCCTAAATATATTTCCAAATATTATCATTGACTCAAACTATAAAAGAAAATCTATTGAGTATAAAACAGGTAAATTTTGGTATGATAATTATTTTACAATAAATTATATTCCAATAAAAAAAGTAAAAAAATGTTCATATTGTGATTGGATGACTAAGGACATATATAATAAATCTGGTGCATATGAAAAGCATTTAATTAATATTCACAATATAAATCTTAAAACACATTTAAAAAATTATCCTGAAGATCGAGATTTTATTAAAAAAGAAATTTATAATATCTTAATTACTTGTAAAATTTGTAATGAAGAATTTAAATCAATAACTAATACTCATTTAAAAGAAAAACACAATATAACACCTGAAGAATATAAATTAAGATATGGATATTATCTTATTTCACCAAAAACAAGAAATAAATTAATTAAAACATATAATAAATATTTAAAATTTTACTCTGGAAATAAGAAATCAAAATTAGAAGAATTTATAAAAGAAAATGTTAATATAAAATTTATTGAGAATAATAGAAAAATTTTAAATGGTAAAGAAATTGATTTAATTGATGAAAAAAATAAAATTGGTATTGAAATTAATGGTAATATTTTCCATACTGAATTATTTGGTGGTAAAGATAAAAATTATCATTTAAATAAAACTGAGTTGGCTTTAAAAGAGGGTTATGATTTAATACATATTTTTAGTGATGAATTATTAAATAACCCAACCCTAATTATAAATAAAATTAATCATATTCTTAATTTAAATGAATCCACAAAAATTCATGCAAGAAAATGTATTATTTCTGAAAATATTGCGAAAAATGATAAAAGTATATTCTTAAATGAAAATCATATACAAGGTAATGATAAATCAAAAATTTCAATAGTTGCCCATTATAATGATGAAATTGTTGGAATTATGACATTTGATAATAAAAGATATATGAATAAATCAAATAATCATAATAACACAGTATATGAACTAGCAAGATTTACAATTAAAAATGAATATGTTATAACAGGTATTGCCTCTAGATTATTATCATATTTTATTAAAACATATGAACCAACCAAAATTATATCATTTGCAGATAGAAGGTGGACACCAAATTCAAATAATAATTTATATTCTAAATTAGGGTTTGAATTAACTAAAACATTAAAACCAGATTATTGGTATTTTAACCCTAAATACTCTAGAGATAAAAGATTTCATAAATTTGGTTTTGGTAAAAATAGTATTAAGAAAAAATTTCCAAGTCACTATAACGAAAATAAAACTGAGTGGGAAATGATGCAAGAATTGGGATTTGATAGAATTTGGGATTGTGGTAAATTTAAATATGAGTTAAATTTTTAAATTGATAGTATTTATGGTTAGAATATAAATATTATGTATAAATTCATATTAATAATTATCCTTTTTATATTTACTTCTTTTGGTTTGAGTACTAAAAATTTACATAGTGAAATATTATTAAATTTTGAATTATTAAATCAAGGTTATGTTTATAGAACATTAGGTACATATGCTTTGCAAATGGCAGATGGTTCATTAATTAGTGTTGAAGCATATATATGGAAAAGAGAAAATAATAGTGGAATATATAAACAATTTAAATATGAATATGTATTAACTGCTGTTAGTAAATCCGTACATAATAGACAAACAACTAAAACATGGCTATATAATACTAGAGTATTTTTAGATAATAATGAATTAACATATAATCAATATCCCAATGGTGTGACTGTTTATGTTAACACATCACCAACAGCCATTTATAATTGGTATACTAGTGCAGAAAATATTGGTGTCTTTTATTTAAAATGGGAATCTTCAGCTTACGAACCAAGAATTTAACTAAAATGTCAAAAAAACTAAACGAACAAACAAAAATAGAAGTAGGATTTAAACATGTAATTAGTTTCCTTCTAGGGATATTAAGTATTATGTATGGGTTTTATTCTATATTCATTGTACCCAAATTGTATGATCATGAAACTAAAATGGTTAAAATTGAAGAAAAAATTTCAACAGGATTAGATGATATGAATAGTAATCTTCAAGAATTATATATGGGTATTGGTACTCTTAATGGAAATATTGAAGGTATTAACAATAGATTTAGAGATTTAAATAATATCAGAACCGATGAAGGTGGTGGTTTTAGTAATTAATCTTCATCCTCATTCAATAAATCAAATTCAATAACTTCAGTATCTTTTAATGTATTGTCCCAATATATTTCAATATCTTTTAATTTAAGATATTTTAAATAAAAATCATTTATAATATCATCTATTGGTGTTTTTTCATCAATTTGGAATGTTTCAGAAAATTCTTCTCTAATTTCCATAGATTTTAATTTTTTCTGAATTATTAATGTTAACCTATCCAAATGAATATCAATCATTAATCTTACATTAGGTTCTACTACCTCACCATTAGGTAATTTTTCAAGTATACTTAGTTTTTTCTTCATAATTATTCTTCTTCTATATCAAAACTACCACCCTCTTCTTCATCAGTCCATTCATAATCAAATACTAGTTCGTGTTTTGCTCTTGTTATTGCAACATATTTTAAATTCATTTCTTGTTGGTATTGCCATGCTTTTTTTGTTGGTAGAGGCATTTTATCTGGTCTTGCTATAAATACTCGACTTGCTTCTAATCCTTTTGATTTATGTACAGTGCTTAAAACAATACCAAATAAATCATCACTAAATATCATTTTAATTTTATCTTTTAAGTCTGCAATATCCGTAGATAGTTTAGCCATAAAATCTAACGTCATAACATTATCTTGTAAAGCAACATATCTACTATCATCACTATAATTAAGAATACCTCTTTTTCTTAAAGCTGCTTCATATTTTTTTAATTCATTTGTATAAAATGCCATTAATTGTGATAGTGTTTTATGACCTTGTACCATTTCAATTAATGATATTCCCATATCACTTCCTTTAATAACAGCTTTCTTACCATCTAATAAATAATGAAAAAATAGTTTTATTAATGGAGTAGTAGTTCTACACAATACAAAATCACCATCTTCAGGCTCGTCTAAGACACTACCCTCTCTTACGATGCCATCTATCGCATTAGGTAACGCTTGTAGCGTAGGCACTATCTTTTGTGCTTCTATAACAATATTCTTAGCACATCTAAATGTAGTAGTGAGTGGTAATATTTTTGTATTAGGAAATTTAAGAAACCAATCATATGATTTATCAGATACACCAGAAAATCCGTAAATACTATTATGTGTTAAAATACCATCAGCAACATATAATTCATATTTTTTTATTTTTAATGAATATACATAATCAGAGTAATGTACATATTCTAAAGAATCAATAGATTTATATGTTGGTTTAACTATTTTAGATGGATAACCTTTTCCATGTGTTCTAATTGCTGTATTATTTACATCATAATGGATCATTTCCATATCATTAGGAAGAATATTCACTGCATATAATTCAAACATATGATTTTTACTAAAATATTGATGTTTATTTTTTTCCCAAAAGGGATAATCAATGCTTTTATTAAAATTTTTTAATAATAAAAAAATGTTACTATGTAATTCATTTAGGTCTATTCTATTATAAAATTTATCAATATATTTTTGATTAATATTACCCTTTTGATCTCTATAATTAAAAATTAATTGTGGTATTTTATATTTTAATGAATAATATTGTTCATCACTGTATGCTTCAAATTTATTATTATATGTATTTAATATCCAAAAAGAATCGGCAGATTCTTGTCTTGCTCTGAATGATCCAAAATCATTTTTTCCGTTCCATAGTTTAACAATACCAATTCTATACTTATCATCCTTTTTCATTAAATATAAAATATGTTTATTTAATGATTCTTTTTTAAATCTAACCATAGTTTTATGGTTTTCAGTATATGATGAAATTTTATTATTTGAACTAATTTTTATTAAGTTTTCATATATTTTTCTTTTAGAAACTTCTTCAACCATTGGTGCTCTTTCTTTTAACCAATCACTCATTTTGTTTTTATATCTTCCAACAAACCGACCCTTTTCTTTTCTATTATATGAAACAACAAAATCACCCTTCTTAATGTCCTCAATATTTTTTTCACTACCATCGTGCATCAATATTTTACTACCTTTAGGTTGACATTGATTAACGTCCCCAACCGCAATTAATCTACCAGTAGTCTTTTTAGATATTCTATCTTTCTTTAAAATTTTCTTTAATATATATTGTTGTGCACGATTTAAATCTTGAATTTCATCAACCATTACATTATCATATTGATACATCCAAATTTTATTATCAATTGCAGGTAAAAATACCATATCTGTAAAATCAAATGTTTTACGATCATTAAGTATTTCTTCTAAAACAGAAAATACTCTTTTATGATCTCTAGGTTCATCTAATTCTATATCATATTTAGTTGAAAGATGTGGTAAATATTTTTTATCTAGTGTTATTGTTAATCTACATAGATTAACAAACTTTTTTATTCTACCTAAATATATACCAATATCTTCTTTATTATGTAGTTCACTACTAAGATTCCATTTTTTTGATTTTTTATTAACAATATCATCTACTTTAAATTCATCAAATTTAATAGAATCCCCATATACATTTTTAATTGCTTGCATACCCAATCCATGAAATGTATAACAAAATACATCATCTGGTAATCTTTGTTTCAATTCCATTTGAATATGTTTATTGAATGCAAGATATATTTTTTTAGAATCTTTGGGTAATAATTTAGACCCTTCAACAACAGTAGTTGTTTTACCACAACCTGCAAGAGCACCAATTAATAGGTTTTCTTTTCTGTTTTTAATGAAGTGAAATATTTTTTCTTGTTCTTTTGTAGGTTTAAATCCCATTATTTGTCTTCTGTGTCTGTATTTAACATATCATCAAGATCACTCATAGCATTCATTTGACCTTTTAATATATCAGCCATTTTATCTGAAATACCGCTAACCATATCACCTGCTATTGCTAAATCTTTTAAAAAATCTTCAGGAAGTTCCTCTTTATTTTTCATTAACTCAAATAACATGTATTTAGTTAATTCTAAACATGCAAATCTATGTGATACTTCTAACTTAGGATCATCTATGTGGATATAAGGTCTACCATCATCATTTAATTTAATTTCATATTCAAAATTCTTCATAAAGTAATTTCTTTAAGTATTTATAATTATAATTCACAAATATATTACATTATGGCTACAATATCAACAGTTTCAAGAAATAAATTATTAAGACAAGTTAAACATGAGTTAGGATATCCTCTTAGAAAGTTTGAATTAACTGATCCTATGATGGATACTTATCTTGAAATGGCTATTGAAGATTATTCCGCTTATGTTAATGAGTGGTTAATTGAACAACAATGGGTTGGTTTACAGGGATTAGAAATAGATGGTGGTGATTTTTTTAATGCATTTACTACAAAATCTAATGACTTTATGCAATCTTTTACATATGCATATTCTAAACAAGTTGGTTTAGGTACTAATGCACCTACAGGTAACAAATGGGAACTAAAAAGAGATTTTATTACTACATCAGCCAATACACAACATTATATTATTCCAGCAAATAGGGAAGTTAATGAAGTATTATGGGAAACATCACCATCAATTAATCAAGGGTTAGTTGATCCATTTGCTTTAGGTAATTTTCAAGCAGGTGGTATGGGTTGGTCTTATATGGGTCGTCCAGCAATGTATGTTCAACCAACATATTCATTATTAATGGCATCACAAGATAGAAGAACAAAAGAGAGAATAATGCAATCTGAATTAACCTTTAGAATTACTGGTTTAGAAGATGGTAGAAAATTATTACATCTATATCCAATTCCGGGTAGTAGAGAAGAAATACGTGATAGATGGGGTAAGCATTATGCTGGTCGTAAAGTTTGGTATTTCTATTATGATACTGAAGGAAATAGAGAAGAGTGTTTGAAGGATAATAAAGACGTTGTTAAGTTACCTTCTGATGCACCTATTGATGAATTGAGTTACGATGAAGTAAATTCTGTTGCTCGTCAGCAAATAAGAGATTTATTAATTTCTAGAACCAAAATAAATGTTGGTGGTGTGAGAGGATTCTTCTCTGGTGAAGTTGGTGCTACTGAAAAACAATTAACAATGGATTATCGCCATTTAATTGATGAAGGTCAAGAATTGAAAACAGCTACAAAAGATAAAATTTTTGAAACATTAAATAAAATATCACTCGTTCAATTAACGACAGATAGAGCAACAATCGCTGAAAATATAAATAGAGAAAGAGGTTATCAACCACCTAAATTTCCAATAATGACATATTAATGAAAGTTTTTATACATAAACATACTGGTGAATATGGTCACTATTTAGGTAAAGGTGAATTTGCAACAGCATCACATCCACAAGTATTTCCAGATACAATGAATGAAGAAGCATTTAGAAAATATATAAAATCACAAGAAGGTTGTGAGTTATCTATGGATAATTTTGAAATTAAGAATATTGAAATTGTAGTATTTGATAGTTAAAATGGCTAAGAAGAAAGAAAAACATATTGATTTAGAAAACCAACGTTATGGTTTATTTATGGATGATGAATCATTTGACCTTGATGTTATGTATGGTGAACATTATTTGGATGTTGATGTGAATTATTTTGTATTAATTCATAAAATAAATATTATTGAAACCAAAACACATGATCTTTATGGACAATCTAAAGCTAAAGATAAAAAATATTTACCACCTGTTAAAATTAATGTAATGATTAATATTGCTGAAAAGGATGGTGAATATTATGCTGGTGGTGAAGGTGGAATATCACGTGATGATACTGGTGAACTTAGAGTTAGTGTATATCTTAATGAATTAAAAAGAAAGAAACTTGATATTGATCGTGGTGATATTATGGAATTTAATCAATCTGGTGAAAAACCACGTTATTATGAAGTAGAATCTGCTCAAAATGTAGTTGACTCTACACAACAAACAATTGCTGGTTTTAAACCTTACTGGAAGCAGATCATAGGTGTTCCAGTGAGATTGGATACTATTCCATTTTTACAAGGAGATTCATTAAAATAGTGATTAATTTACATATTGATATTTTTTAAATTGTATTGTATTTGATTTTAATCTATAAAACAATAGTGGTTTTGATATGTTTAAATCTTTAGCTGCAATTGATATACTATCGTAAATAATTCCATTAATTATTATTTTTTTAGTATGTGCATATTTAATTCCAGCACATTTACGACAATTAATTGCTTTATATGTTATTTTATTCCCACAAACACAATAATTTATTTTCTTCTCTTTATTAATTTTTGGTTTATACCAATAACACCCATATTTATTATTAATAAATTCACCTTCCTTTGGTTTATTTTCATAATAATAATTTTTATATTTCCAATTTTTTATTTTATATGAAATTGTTTTAATATCAACATTAAATTCGTTTGCAGCATCTTTAAGTGTCTTATATTTATTATTATCAATAATAAATGGTTTACTACCCCTACCTTTACTTGCTTCACTAATTTTTTTTCTTATTTCTATTTCATTAGGGTGTGTAGATAAATCAAAAGAATTTCCCTTTGCAATTTTTGACATATTAAATGAATTTTTCCAATTTTTAATATTATCTAAATGTTTTTGTTCGGTTTTTAATAAATTTTCAGTTAGACAATCTTCTAAAAGATAATATTTAAAATTAGATTTACCGTGTTTATTATATGAATTTTGTAAATAAAGTGAATGATGTTTATTTCTTTTTAATAATTCAAAATGTTTTTTAATTCTTTTATGAATATTTTTGGAAGACCCTATATATTTTTTATTATTAATAATATTTTCAATAACATATATTCCAGAACATTTTAGATTCTTCATATTTCTTTAACATAAATACTGTGAAAATTTAAAATGGAATAAATTTAACACTTTACTTGTTAAACAAATAATTCGTCTTATACAAATATTGGTGTTTTCTTACCCACATATGCTCCAACAACATTGAAATAATAATATTCAATTGCTTCTTCTTCAGACATACCAAAATCAGTATTTAATATTTCAATACATTAAGTGAATATACCACCTTTTCATCATATATACTAATAATTGCTTCATCAAAACCGTCTGCAAATAACCATTCACCTTCCATATCGGCTAGAATGTCTCTTTTATTCATTATGCTAGTTTTTTAGTATTTAATAATTCTTTAAGGAAGTAAGTTTTATAATCTATACCAATATCCTTAATATATTCATCGATTTGTTTTTCAACACTCCAATTAAAATATTCGGCTTCATGTTCCCATTTTTTTGTCCATTCTCTAAAATCAGGATAATCTTCTCTATTGAAGACTCTTTCGTCTACAACTAAACAAACTGCTGTTAATGCATTATTTAAATCTGGTTCATTAAATCTAGAATATTTAATTTTTGGTGAAATAACACCATGTTTGGTTGTTTCATTATATTCAATTATTGAAAGAAAATCTCTATCAAGAGTGCCACGTGGTATTTCTTCAGAATCTAAATTTGAATTTGTTGTACCACCATTTAATATAATCCAAGTTTTCCAGTTTTCAATAAAATCTATATATTCTTCATCATTACCATGTATATGTGCATATTCTAATGCTGCATGTCCTGCTTGGATCGATTTTTGTATGTCTGAAATATTATACGGAACTAAAAAGTACATCCTTTTTTCTAAATTTTTCATAAGTTTACATTTATTTTAATTAAAAATTTTGTATTCTTTTCAATATAAGCGTAGAATTCTTGGTAGTCGTCTTTTTCAAATTGTTCTTTCAATAGTCCTATATTATATCTTATTTTCTCTGAAGAACTACTTAATGCTTTAATTGATTCATGATATGATGATAAGATGCCTGCACCATAAATTTTATATCTATGATTCATTTTTACAAGACCAAACTCAATTGTATACCAATATAGTCTAGACATGTGGTTTCTTAAATGTTTATATTTTTTATATCTAAAAATTTTCTTTGATGCTTCACCTATTTTTTTCAAAAAATGTGTGTAGTTTTTATTTAAAAGAAATGGTACGTGACCAAATAAATCATGAAACATATCAGGTTCTTCAATATAATCCAATGAATCAATTGATCTAATCCAAACAGTAACAGGGAATTTACTTAGTCTAAGATATTCAAAAAATTTATCATCTGGAACTATACCATTTACAGGTATTAACTGAAAATCACTATCTAATTCTTTTAAACGTTGGTTGATTTCTTCAATATTTGGTATTGTATTATCTAATTTTAATCTACCAAGTCCATTCCAAAACTCCATAACAGCCATATCGTTTTCTTTTAGATTAGCAACTTGCTTTTCAAAAAGTAATTTCCACACTTTCTTATCTGATGCAGTATATTTACTATAAACTTGTTTTGTTTCTACTTGACTAAACATTGATTTTCTTTTTAATTTTTTCTAATTCATTTACTATAATTGGATGTTGTTTTTCATCAGTTATTCCAATTTCTTCACCATAGTCAACATACATATCGATACTAAATTTAATCATATCCTTCTCTTTATTAGAAAGATATGTTGCTTTTTTTATTACCATTACCAATGCTATTGATAATAATAAGATAACTAAAGCAAGAATTATAATTAATATCCATGCAAATATACTCATTAATTTTTATATTTGAATTTAAATCCTTTGTGATAATTTTGTTTTCCTTTTGCAACTCTTACAACAGCAGCATCATTTAATTTATATTCTTTTAATTCTCTACTCATAAATTTTATTCCATTCATCAATAACACTACCATTAATATCTAATCTTAATATTATTTTTAATGTTGGCTGACCTAATCTATTTTTTATTAGTGGTGCTAAAGGTGCTGATAATTGAAAACTCTTAATTTTAAATTATATTTTATTGATAAATCAATCATATGTTTACTTCCTTTACTTTTTCCATCCCAAAAAACAATAGCAGAATCTCCATATTTAGCCATTTCATCATTACGTATATATCCAGCAGATTTTCCAAATTTACCCCAATCAGGTTTAAAATATTTTATTTTAAATTCATTTTCAATAGCATATTGTTCACCTAATTTATCAGCACCATATGCAGTTCCACAAACGATTTCAATATCATTTGAATTTTGAAGAATATAATCACAATATTTTTTTAGTGTGTCATAATCATCATATTTTCTTCCACCTGCAATAATTACTTTCATTTGTGAAATTTTTCTTTACAATGTTCTCCTAATATTTTATTAATAATTCCAGTTGTTGATCTACCAGTTTTAAGATTAAAATACATTATATTATTGACATGTTCAGCACCAATTACTTCCTTATCTTTATATTCTTCACCAACTACCATCATATTAATATAATTATGTTTAATTAAAAATTTTAATTCTTCATTTGAATTAAAATAAACAACATGGTCAACGCATTCTAATGCTTCGATAATTACTCTTCTATCACTTAAAGGTATTATTGGTCTATATTTACCTTTAGATTTTCTTACTCTTTCGTCAGTATCTAACCCAACTATTAAATGGTCACCCATACTTTTAGCATATTCAAGTAATTCAATATGACCTGAATGTAAAATATCAAAACAACCGTTTACCCAAACTTTTTTCATGATTTTTTTATAAATTTAATCGCCCTTTTCTATTCTTATTGAATCTTCTAGAAAATCTTTTGTGGATACTTCCATAAGTATTGAATTTGTCAATGCCTGAACTTGATGTTCTGTTGATGGTAGTATTTCTATTTTATCTCCTTTAGATAATTTTAAATATTCATAATGTTCATTTGTATTTATAACACATTCAAATTTACCCCACATACATACCCATAATTCTTTTTTTAGCAGATGTTTATGCCAACTAAACTTTTTACCATTAAAGAATATTAAATATTTCAAACAATATTCGTTATGATTAACAATATGTATTTCTAAACCCCAACCCTTTTTAACTATTTTTGAGTTAGATTGTAATCCAATAAATACTTGTAACCAAAACCCCCTATTGTGATTAGTTATATTATGGCATTTTTTACATAATGTAATTAAATTATCATCTTCACAATTTTTTTTATCATAATCGATATGGTGTATTTCCAAATTTTTCTCTGATGAACATAATTGACATTTATGACCATCTCTATCTTTAATTCTATTTTTCAATTTATTATTGAAAACTCTAGGGTATTTATAGTTGTTATCATTATTTTCAATGAATTCTTTATTGTTTCCATTATTTCGTGAACACGCTAACGAACAAAATACTCTTTTTTGTCCTTTATGTAGGTTTCTTCTTGTATATTCAAAAGATTCATTACATCTTTTGCAAACATTAGTTTCTTTATTTTCAATCCAAGAAGGATTGTTTTCATTAAGTCTCTTTTCACTCATATATTCACTTAAACATTCTCTTGAGCAAACAATCCTTTCACCATAATGTGAAAATTCTTTATTGCAAATCAAACAATTTGTAATGTTTAAATTTTTTGATCTTTTTATACCACTAATTTGACATTTTTTTGAGCAAAAAATTCTATTCTTTTCGTGCTTAGGTACTTTAAATTCTTTCTGACATTTTTTACATGTTATTGTATATGAATTTTCAATCTTTATGTTATCATAATTTTTATTGATATCTATATTAAAACTGTTTTTATTTGCACAACTTCTACATAAATCTTTACCTTGTTTTAGATTTGAGTTGATTCTAGAATCCCACCTTCTTTCATAAAGAAGATTACAATCATCACATTTAAATTGTAATATTTTTTTACTACTTTTTGTTGTAGGAATTTCTTGGTTTTTTACTATCATGTTAATAATGGTGCTTTAATAAATCCTTGTGGATTATAATTGATAATTTCAATATCGCCAGCAGTAATTTCATCAATATTATTAATTGATTTTACCAATTCTACTATCACCAACTTTCATTGGATTTTCAATTAATCGTTTGGTTATTTCGTAATATTGTACTTGATATGGTCTACTCATATTTCTTCTTTAAAAAAAATATTATTCTTTTCTTCTTTACCGTACCAATCGTTTCTTATTTGTGTTGTTTTATTAAAAACCATTAAACAATCTGTAAGATATTCTGCAAGGATGTAATCTGGTGTATTGGAGTCATTCTCCATAGAATGTTTATTAATTAAAACTTCTAATTCTTTCTTAAAATCTTCCATTATACTACTCTTTCTTTTAAAACATTTATTTCACCAGAAATTCTAGTCTTATCCTTATCATTAAGTTCAACCATTTTACCTGTTGATTTCTTATTTACCTTTTCAGGTTTTTTACCTGATTTTAGTTGTGCTTCTAATCTTGTTAGTGCACTTTGTCTTCTTTCGTGTCTTCCTGCTTTCATAATTTTAATTATTTAGTATGCATCTTTATATGTACAAATTTTACATTCATAGTGATCTTTATGACTATCATGCTCACAAATATCTTGAAACGCTTTTATAAATATGTTAATCTTATATACTTTTTCAATTTCTGAATTCATAATTTTATTTTTTATCTGTTGAACCATAACCACCTGTTCCTCTATCTGAATCAACTAATTCATCTGTTTCTATAAATAAAACATCTGGTAATTTAAATATTATTATTTGACCTATTCTATCACCTATTTCATATTGTTCATATATTCTATTCATTTCAGGAATATTTTTAATTGTAATACCCTGCACCATATATTTATCAATATAATCTGAAACAGATATATCGTCTGGTATTGTGTTAATATCGATTTTAAATCTTTGTCCTTCATGATTTAATTCCCAAAATCTGAAAGATATTTCCCCTAGATACCCACTATCAATTACTCCAACAGAATTCTTTAACATTAAATCTTTTTTTGTTACAGAACTTCTAGGAAATATAAGACCAACATAACCTTCAGGTATATGCATTGCAATACCAGTACCATATTGAATATATTTATCTGTATATTTTATTGATGTACATGTTAAATCAAAACCACCATCTGGTTTATGTGCTTTTGTTGGTTCAATAGCATCTTTATGTAATTTTTTAAATTCTATTCTTGTTGCAGATATCATTATTTATTGAATTCTATTTTAATCTTATTAATTATTTCCATTGCCTTATCAATTTGATCTTGGTCAATATCATCTCTTCCTTCAATTGCTTTATTAAAATTAACAATTAAATCATCAGTATATTTATTTGTATTTTTAATTTGTTTTAATGCAAACCTAGCTTGATTTCCCAAGTCTTTATTAACCATTTCTGGATAATTCATTTCATTTCCGTAAAAATCTAATGTTATTTCTAATAATTTTATTTGACTTAATAAATCTTCTACTTCTGGTTTTCTTTCCATTCGTTTAATATATCTTTCGCTGCTGTTATTTCTGATTCAAACAGTTTAAATTCTTTTCTAAATGGATGATCACCACCTTTTATTTCTTTTACAAAAAATTTACCTTGTGAATCCGATGATTCGAATTGATCATATTTTTCTTGATCAACACCACCATACGAATAGACACCACCTCTATTAAATGAAATATATAGAGTTTCTGTTTTTGGGAAATATGTACTCATTAGGATATTTGATGAATCAAAAATACATTCTATATATCCCGTAGTTCCATCTTCTTCTGTGTGTGTTTTCGTTTGTACTATCATATTTTACAAATATAATATAAAAAAACATAAAAGTAAAGAGTATTTATAAAAAAGAATTAATATTATGATTGGTTGTATCATATACCCATGTGGAATGAATAAAGCTTAAAAATAAAGACTATATTTTAAATTTCCAGAATCATATATTTTAAAATAGTTCCTTTGAATCATTATTTCTTCTGCTGTTTTATTGGGGTTATAGCCCTCTGAAACTAATTTATCTTTTCTAAAGTTAAACCTATAAAATCTATTTAACCCCTTAACATACCAAAAATTAGGTTTGGTAATAGTTTCTAAATTAAAACCCAATTTTTTGTACATTTTACCATCAAAATATCTTCTATCTGCATATGATATTACTTCTTCTGGTTTATAATTATTAATAAAATATTTAAATAATTTACTTGCACCACCAATGACTGAAGTATTTAGTTTATTACAAAATCTATACATTTCATATTCACCTTCTTTTGATTTAGATTTCATTATAACCCTTTTTTTACCAAAAGTCATTAAACTAACTAATTCATTTTCATGAAATAAACCAATTCTAATGCTTGAATTTACATTACCTTGTATATGATTATTATTAAGAAATTCTCTACTTTCTTTAGAAGTTATTTCTTTTAATTCCGTTTTCCTACCAAATATTTTATTTCCTATTAATCCTAATTTAGCCTTAATTATACTTTTAACAATGTCAGATTTATATATCCATTCGTCTTCGAAGATATGAAGTAACTGTATTCCCTTTTCTTCACATAATTCAGTTTTATCTAAATGATAATTATTAGGTAAAAACTTATCTGAATGATAATAAAGACCATTAAATTCAATTGCTAAGTTAAAATCAGGAAGATAAATATCTAATTCTTTACCATTAAGGATTTCTCTATCATTTTCAATAATATTTAATTTTAAATCGTTTTTCAACCAATCCTTAATTTCATTTTCTTTAATTGATGATTGTTCGGAAATTGGGTTACAGATCGTACAAATATTTTTTACACCATATTTTATTCTATTATATAAATTATATTTATTAATTTCAAATCCATCTAAATGATTATTACAATTGTTTTTAATTTGAAAAGAATTATCTTTTAGTGTTATTATATCTTTTTCACTAATGTTTAGTTTATTTTTCCATATTAATTTTTTATTTAATTCTAATTTTTCTTTTAAATAGATTTTATTTTTTTCTGAAGAAACATAATATTCAACACCATATTTTTTTAAATTTGTTTCTCTTATTTTTTCTTTTATTTCTTTATTTTGGAAGGGGTGTTCAACACCATATTTTTTTAATGAAGTTTCTTTTTTCTTTTCTTGGATTATTTTTGAATTGGATAGATTTTTTACTCCGTATTTATTATAAATCGTATTTCTTTGTTTTTCTTTTATTTTTTTAGATTGAAGAGGATGTTCCACCCCATATTTTTTTAAAAAGGTGTTTTTTCTCTTTTTTTTAGTTTCTTCATTTTGTGATATATTTTCTACACCATATTTATTTAAATTATTTTTTATTTGTTTTTGATATTCTTTTTTGTTTTTTAAACGATGTGTAGTACCATAATTTTTGATGGACGTTATTATTTTCATTTCTTTTGTTTCGTTAGAACAAGCACTACATTTAGTGGAACAATATTTACCATATCCTCTATTGTATGATAAATATTTAACATTTTTACTATTACATTCTTTACATTTTACTTGGGTGATGATATTATTATAATAATTAAATATTTTATTTGACCATCTTATTGAATTAGGAAAATTCACATTAAATTCATTTATCATATTTATGAATTTAATTTCATTTTTTCTTAATAAAAAAACGTAACTTAATATTTGATGTATTTTATATTTATTCTTCATTCATATCTCTTTTTATTATTAATCTTAATCTTTTAGATAATGAATATCCATTTTTATTACAAAATTCTCTATATTTTTTTCTTAAATTTTCATCGATTCTGATTGTTATTTTCTTTTCTTTCATAAGTGCTGTATTTTGCCGTACAAATATAAATACTAAGATAATAATAAAAAACAATAATGTAAAGAGTATTTATAAAAAAGAATTAATATGGGATTACCTAAGAAAAGCAAATTTGATATAAATTTAGAACCACCTAAAGTAGGTTCAGAATATCTCAAATATGGATTTGATAGAATTGAGCAGTTAATGCGTGATACAGATACTAATACCAATTTCCTTCCTAGAACAATTGAATTTCATAATATAGATCAATCAATTAATGATTATGTTGATAATGGTGAATTAAAATTGATTATTGATGGTAAAAATGTACCTGTATTTTATCTTGAAAATGAAAGATGGGGTGAATTTTCTAAAACATGGAAATTTATGGACGGTGATAAAAACATTCCAACTCCATATATTACAGTTAGAAGAACAAATAAAGAAGCAGGTACTAGATTAGGTACACAATGGAGAATACCACAAGGTAAAACATTTATGTATTTAGATGTTCCCATTTTAGATGAAGGTCAAATAATTAATTTAAGATTTAAAATACCTGAACCAACGAATATTGATTTTACATATGAAGTAAGATTATTCACTAAATTTCGTGTAGATGTAAACAGTTTTGATGAAACCATATTTCCTAATTTTGCATCAAGACAAGGGTATATATTCCCTAAAGGACATCCAATGCCTGTACATTTAGAATCAGTAGAAGAAGCTAATACAATTGAAAATATCGATGGTGATAGATTTTATGTATCTAAATATGTTTTAAAGGTTTTGGGTTATATTCAAAAAGAGGAAGAATTTGAGATAACTAAAACGTCAAGACTACCAAGATTTGGTATAAATTTAATGTAATGAGAAAAACTTACGAAGAACATATTGCTAGAATAAAAAAATTATCTCTCATTACTGAAGATGAATTTATCGATCCAAATAAAGACAATCCTAATACAGGTGACAGTCCATTAGATGATGCTGTTGAATCCCCTGAATTTGCTCATAGAATAGAATCTTTAATTAAAGATTTGGTAGATGATGTTGATGTTGATGATATAAATAGATTAGGTAATATTGTAGGTGATAGAGATGGTGTATTAACTGTTCAAGGTGAACCTGTTGATGTTAATGAATCTGGACTTGCACTTGTTGGCGGTACTTTAATTGCAGCACCTAAGATTATGAGTATGATCGGTAAAGGTGTTCGTCAATTAGGTATTAAGACAAAATCAGAATGGATTAGAAGTGCTGGTGAAGCTGCCTATGAAGCAAGTCATAAATTAGAACATGCATATCAAAATGTAATTATAAATGGTTTAAGAAAACTACCTAAATATGGTAAAGTTGAAGATGCACAACTTAGAAAAATTGCTAGTGGTATTATATTAGGTCTTACCGTTGCTGCTGGTATAGCATCATTAAGTGGATTTGCTAGTGCTGCAAAAGCAGGTAATATTGGATTATCAGCAATTGAAGGTGGACTTAGTGGTGTAAAAGGTGCTGAAGTAGCTACTGCTGCAAGAACAATGCTACCTAACATTCTAAACGGTTTATTTAAGTAGTAACTTCAGTATATGTACCATCATTGTTAAATTGTTTACCATCAGGAAATACTGGTGCTTCATTATCAAACGAATCTAAACTTTCATTAATTTTATTAGCATAATCAGCGTTTTCAAATTCATTGTATCTCATTGCATTGGTTTCTAAGGTATATGTTTTATCATCTAAAAATAGTGTACCATCGTAATATATTTTATCTTCAGTAGTATTAATAGCTTTATTTCTATTATAAAATATTTGTAATTTACCTGTTTTAGCATTATAAAACAATAATTTAATAACAAATTTGATTTCACCACCATTTAAATTTTCATTTATATACCATTCAGGTATGTAAAAATTTGAATCTTCATTCCCTTCTTTTAAAAGAAAAGTAGTTGAAATATGCTCGATTTCATATCCGTTATGATATGAATTATGTAATAATGTTTGATTTTCACCTACAATAGTATCATAAACTTGTAATATGTAAAAACTATTTGTAACCACATCGTTACTATTATTAATTTCATCAGGAGTAAATCCTGCATATTCTAAGCTATTACCAAGACCTATGCCATTATAAAAGTATGGAGTAATACTTCTATTAGTTGTTGATTTATATTTAAACGTTTCACCATCAGTAATAGGATTAATAGATAAACCAGTTTCTCTTTCTATATAATCATTAATAGATTGTTGAAGACCACCTAAATTATTGGTGGAATCTAGAGGTATTTTTATTTTAATATCTCTACCCGTAAATCTAGTCTTTTCTTTTATTAATTGCATATTTCTCCTATATTATCTAATGAACTATTAGGTTCAGCATTGATTAAATTATTTTGATCAAATAATATTTGATTAAATACGTTTGATGTATTAAAATCACTTAAATCTGGTTGCATTTTAAATATTATATTTGAAAATACATAATGTCTTTGATTTATAAAAGGAAAATTAACACCTATTTCTTCAATTGGATCAAAAAATCCATTAGGTAATAATTTTCTCCATATAAAATTACCATCATTATCAATTTGAGTTGCAAATGGTGGTATTGTACTAGTCACTTCATAGGATGTACTACCAGTGTTTCCTCTTGTTATATTAGATTCAAGAAATTTTAATGTAATTGGTATAAATGGTTTATATTTATATTTTAAAATTTTATTTCCTGATGTTGGTGTATCCTTATATGTTGTATTAATATAATGTTCCATTGTTTGTGGTTCATTATTATATATAAAATCAGTTTGTTCATATTGTAATTTATTGTAATTAATTACATCCCCAACAATTATATCACCAACATTTAAAGATATTGGTGTAAAATTTTGTGTGATTGTTCCACCAGTAGAATTATAATTTTTTCTCTCCATTGTTTCTAAAACACCATTACCGTTTTGTTGTGGTTGGTATTCAATATATAATGCTAATTCTGTAATTGGAAAGTTTAATCCATCGTATTGATCAGCAATATCAATATCTAAATTAATAACATATGTATATTGTTGTTCACTATAAATATTTTTTGCAAATCCAGAATTAAATATTTCTACATTATTTATGTTTGCAATAATTTCATAGTTTTTTATATATCTTTCATTTGTAATTAATTCAGTAAATTCTATTGATGGTTTAACTAAATATATATTTAAATCGCTATATATATTTTTTGTATCAGCAGATAATGGTATTAAACTAAAAAAATCACTTAACAATGTATAATCTTTAGGTAATCCATTTAATATTGAAAGGTATTCAAATTCGCCATGAAGCCTATATTTTTTAGATTCTTGTCTTTCTGTATCAAATACTTGAGTAACATCTAATACGTTTTGTATATCATATTCAAAATTAAGGTCATTATTTGATTGTAATGGAAATTTAATTGTTGTATTCACATTTACACTATCAATATAACTATCCTCTCCTAATTGTATTTTTTCCTTTATATCCATTCTAATCATAAATACGATTATAAAAAAATGTAACCTTTATTTATTTTATTACGTATATGTTAATATAAAATATAAAAATAAAAAAAATGAAAAATTTAATGTCGATTTTCGCAGTAGTACTAGCACTAGGTGTTATGTCATGCGACCCAAATGAAAATTCTATTACACCTGATAATTCATTAGAGGAATATATTGAAACTTACACACAGACAAGTTCAATGTGTTGTACTGATGAAACATCACCAATAAACCCACCATTCGATACTGGTAATGATTTTGATCAATCTTGGAAACATTTTGTTTTTATTCTTAATGCAGATGGAACTGCATTTGCCGTAAATCCAAAATACACTGGTAGTCATAATCCACAACTAGCAACTTGGGATTTAAGGGGTAAAAATATTCTGATAAAATATTATGGGACTGTTTATAATCTAAATGTTACGTCATTAACAGATAGTGGATTAGTTGCTACATATAGTGATAATCTTAATATATAGTAGATGAAATTTAATTAAAAACCCATAGTATATACTATGGGTTTTTTTATACCCATTATCAATAAAAAGGTTACAATTATAAAAAAAAATATTAAAAATTTGTAACCTTTATAAGAATTTTTCCGTATAACAAAATAAAACTATTAAAAATTATGAAAAAAATGAAAAATTTAATGTCGATTTTCGCAGTAGTACTAGCACTAGGTGTTATGTCATGCGACCCAAATGAAGTTACACCAGATAATCCTAGTAATGGTATTACATTAGCAGATTTTGATGGTGTTTGGTTGAGTGAGTCTGTTACATATCAAAATGAAACCTATGATAGAAATTCTGTTTGTGGTAATTTAAGTCATCTTACTTGGCAATTAACAGATTTCAACATTAAATCAGCAGATAATTTAATTATATTTACTGATGTATGTCGAAATAATTTTGAAAGAAATTGGGTTGTTACATTTGATCCTGAAACATTAATAATAAAATACACTATTCAAAATAGTACTGATAATATTCAATGGCAAATTACTGAATATGATTTAACTCAAAAAACAGCGACTATTAGATTAATTCATGATAGTATAACCATTAATAATGTCACAATTGGTATTTACTATCACGTTGTGAAATAATAAAAAAAACCCATCGAATTCGATGGGTTTTTTTATACCAATCCTAAGTCTGCTAAAAATTGTGTACAATTTGATCCATTTAATCCTTTATAGAAATATATATCAGTGTCTTGTGTACCTGTTGTACTACCATCTATTTTACCACTACCCATTGTTTTATCACTACTACCTGCAATAGGAACGAGACTCAAACCATTTTTATAATCACTACCAATCAGAGGATCTAGTAATGTTGATTTTTTAAATCCTTTTGATGATATGTTGTTAAATAATAATATATCTTCCTTCGGTACTTCAATTATATCTGTAAAGTGTAAATCAATTCTAGGAAACCATTGTGTATTTAAAACATTTGCCGCAATTGGTTGGTTGTTAGAATCAATAAAATGATAACCATGATTACTAGCATGTTGAAAATTTGGATTTGATTTCATATCTTGATATGCTGAAACATCACCTTGAAATCTACCATTTTGAACAAAATATATAGTAAAATTCATCCAATTACCACCAAATTGAGTACCATCAGATTTGTTTGATGGAAATTCTTTAGTACTACTTAATATATCAGCAGTATCTTGAACCCATAAAATACCAACATTCCAATGACTTTCTGTTGAAGTCATTATATTATTTAAATCCCAAGCAGTACCATTATTAACAAAACCATTAACTTGATTTAATGCACTATTTTGTGAACTACTGCTCGAATTAAATGTTGTACCATGAAATCTTGCAACACTATATATTTTATTCAAATTAAATGTATGATGTTGTTTTCTCCAAGCATTAATTATTGGTTCATCATCTGTTGAACTAAGAGTATTACCAAGTGTTGTTGATGATTGTGGAAATTTATATTTATATCTTAAAGGTCTAACTGCTCGATTATTACCAGATGTTAGTTCACCACTAAATCCCATTGGTAGTGTTTCTGAACTAATTTCTAATGTTAAAAATCCTTTAAATTCTGTAAACACTCCTGATGGGTTATCATCATCAACTGGAACTAGTTCACCTTCTTCATTTGTAACTACTTTATTTCTATTACATGGAATAATATAAACAAAATCACCTTCATTAATAAATTTTGCATATTGAGTATCACTTAATTTAATCATTCTTTCTTCTAATGGATCAAGTGTAGAATTTGCAATATCTGCATCACTAACATTTGCAGGATAATAAAATATTTGTTCAGTTACTTCTGCTGCTCTATTAGTTGCCATAAATTTTTCTAAATTATGTTCTCTATAAAGTTCTCTAACTGTCTTATTACTACCACCTTCTTCGGCAATCCACATTTCATCATCACCATTAGTAAATCCACTACCAAACATAGTAAATGTTGAAACTAATTCTGCACGTATTCTAAAATCTTGTCTTGTTATGCCAATATCAAATATTTCATTATCACCACAAAAAGGTATAACATCCACACTAATTTCTTGTGTTTCAATATTTGGTAAATCATCTAAATCAGTACTTGGTTTAATTTTAGTTCCATTGTCAGTAAATAAATTAGGTGAATAACCTAGATTAGTTACCATTGTAGCAGGTGTCATTGAAAATTGTCCAATGTCCGTAATGTCGACTGACATATGAACTGTTTGTGTACCTACTGGAACTCCAAACAACATATAATCACCAGATTCATTAGTTACAGTACTAAACTTATAGTATTTATCATATACTTCTAACCAACTATCATTTGTTACCACTTCTTCTTTTGTTGGAAATGTCCCAAATGGTTGTTTTGGTCTTACAGTACCATCTGTTTGTATTTGCGCTACACGTGGTAATAAATTATATCTTTTACCTGTTGTATTTTTATCACGTGGATTTTCATATGGATATATCGCCCTTATTTCTGCATTTTGTTTATCATCTTCACTAATAGGTATAAATATTGAAATCTTAGCATTAGGTATTCCAACAGAACCATTAGCATTAACTCTACCAACAATAATACCATAATCACAATTAAATGCTTCATAAATATCCTTTTGATCTATTTTTAATGATAAAATTTCAAAAGTATCTACATCTTGTTCAAGTTTCAATTTAATGGACTTATCTGCATTTGTACCTATGTCGGTTTTTATTCTATATGATTTGTTCATAATATAACAATTTTAGAGTTTTTTATAAATAGTTCTGTTATAAATTCTTGATTTTCATAAATAAAAAAGTATTTATAAAAAAACATAGTATAACTATTGTGTTAGAATGCAAAAATAATAAAAATAAAAGAATAAAACAAGATTAATATGGCTGAATTTGTATTTACCTCACCCGGTTATAAATTTCGTGAAAGAGACTTATCTTTCGTTACTAGAAATGTTGGTGTAACAACATTGGGAATCGTAGGTGAAACTGTTAAAGGACCTGCTTTTGAACCAGTATTCGTACAGGACAAAGGACAATTTAGAACTCGTTTTGGTGAACAAAACACTGAAAAATTTCCAAGTGGGAATTTAGAATTAAGATATCAATTACCCTATGCAGTTAATGCATATCTAAATGAATCAAACCAAGCATGGGTAACAAGAGTACTTGGTTTATCGGGATATGATGCAGGTACTGCATGGGCAATTACATTAAGTGCAGGTGTTGATGAAGCAACAATAGGAGAAGTATCTACCGCAGCACCTGTTAGTGTACCTTTCAGTAATGGAAGCTATTTAGGTGTAGGTTTAAATGCTATTGGACAAACTGGTTCAACTTTTACTGGATTTACTAAATCTGGTTCAGCTTTTACTGGTGTAAGACATGATTTTGTAGTAACATCATATACAGGAACTTCATTAAGTGGTACTGTTGATGATACATTGGTAACTTTTAGTGCAACATCTCAAACTGAATTAGAAAATATGGTACTTGCAGTAGTTCGTTCAAGAGGTAGTGTAACGGATAATGATGATGCAGTACCTACAACAAGATTTGATACTGACACATTAACAATGATTGCAAATGAAACTAATACAGGTATTGGTAATATGTTTGGGAATTTTGAATTAAGTGCATTCAAAGCACCTGATGCATTTGATACTGATCCATCAACAGAAACTTTTGTAGTATCATTAGATCCTAATTCAGCAGAATTCTTACCAAGTGTAATTGGTAGCGAACCTAAAGGTAAAAATGGTAAAATTTGGTGTGAAAGAGTTTATCCAGATTTAACAAGATTATTAGATGCTAATGGTAGTGGTTATGGTTTAAATACAATAATGATTGATGCAGATGCATCAATATTTACAGATTATCAAGAGCAATTTCAAACACCTGAAACCCCTTGGGTTGTATCACAATTAAAAGGTAATGATGTTGATCAATTATTTAAATTCATATCAATATCTGATGGTGATAATGCAAATAAAGAAATTAAAATATCAATAACTAATATTGATCCAATTTCAAAAGAATTTAATATTATAGTTCGTGACTTTAATGATACAGATGCAAATCCTATTGTATTAGAATCGTTTTCACGTTGTGTAATGAGAAAAGGTGAAACTAATTTTATTGGTAATAGAATTGGTACTGCTAATGGTGAATATGTTCTTCAAAGTGAATATATTATGTTAGAGATTAATGAAAATGCTGAACCAGATGCTTTCCCTGCTGGTTTTGAGGGTTATATTCAAAATGATTGGGCAGCTTCTGCTACAACAGCTTCTGCCGAAGGTATTGCACCATCAATACTTTATAAAACATTTTATTTACCAGACGAAAGATTAAATAGAGTATCATTAGGTATTTCTGAAACTGCTTATTCAGCAGATAATTTTATTAATACAATAGGTATAGATCAAAATCATTTTAATTACAGAGGTAAAGGTACTCCTGCTAAATCTAAAGGTTTCCATATGGATTCTGGTGCTACAGGTATTTTCTATGATGGTAATACATTAATAGGAGAATTTGAAGTTGGTGCTGGTAGATTTAGAACTTCAGGTGATATTCAAGATGGTGATGTTTATGGTGAAGTAAATTCACGTAAATTTACATTAGTTCCTGCTGGTGGTTTTGATGGTTGGGATGAACATCGTGGATCAAGAACTTTTGGTGATAATTATAGAAAAGGTGGAATATTTGATGGTGTTGAAGATGGTGTTACACCACATAATGATTTCCAAGCATGGGAAACTGCAATATTAACATTTGCAAACCCTGAAGAAGTTACAATTAACATATTTGCAACACCGGGAATTAATTTTGGTGATAATACTGTAATTGTTCAAGATACTATTGAAATAATGGAAACACAAAGAACTGATACATTATATATTATTGATTCTCCTGATATTGATATTGCTATCGAAGTAGGTGAAAGAGCAGATAATCTTGCAGCAACAGAGATTGTTGATTTACTAGAAAATACTGCAATTGATACAAGTTATGCTTGTACATATTTCCCTTGGATTCAAATTCCAGATACACAAAATAACGTTAACATTTGGTTACCACCTACTGGTGAGGTACTTAAAGCAATGGCATTTACTGATAATGTTAAATTCCCTTGGTATGCACCTGCTGGTTTACAAAGAGGTGTGACTGATGCAAGAAGATCAAAATATAGAATGTCTCAAGATTCTAGAGATACACTTTATGCTGGTAGAATTAATCCAATGGCTGATTTTTCAGATGTTGGAACTGCAATATTTGGTCAAAAGACTCTTCAATTTAAAGAAAGTGCACTTGATAGAATTAATGTAAGAAGATTATTACTTCAAATTAAAGTTCTTATTGCTAACATAGCAAGTAAGTTATTATTTGAACAAAATGATCAAGCAACAGTAGATGAATTCTTATCTAAAGCTAATCCAGTATTGGATTCTATTAGAAGAGAAAGAGGTCTTACTGAATTTAGAATTAAGATGGATGATTCAAATAACTCTCCTGAAAGTAGAGATAGAAACGAATTATTTGGTGAAATATTCTTGAAGCCTACCAAGTCTCTTGAATTCATCGGTATTACGTTCACTATTACTCCTGAAGGTGCATCGTTTGATGATTTATAATTAATAAACATAATCTAAAGTGGTCTAATTAGACCACTTTAGATTATGTTCAGTATTTATGAAAAAATATAATTCTTATGAAAAAGGACGATATGATTAAACATTTAATTGAAAATGGTGAATTTACTAAAAAGGAATTAAATAAAATGAAGGTTGAACAAGTTCAAGAATTATTTGATGAAAGATTTTCTATCGAGTATGAGGATGATGATTTTTCCGAAGATTTAGAAATTACTGTTAATGTAGTTGAAGAAGATATAAAAATATTAGAAGATAATCATGGTATTGATGCTGAAGCAGAATTAATTAAAATATTAGAACAAGAAATAGAAAAAACAAAAGAAGAAGTTATTAATGAAGAAATTGTAGTTGATATTACTAAATTAAGTCCAATGGAACAACGTGCATATCGTAGAACAGGTATATTACCACAAATAACAATTAATAGATATACTAGATTTGATGATGAAACTCCTAAGATGAATAATTAAATTTTAGATTTCCACAATCATAAATCCATAAATAACCAATTTCAGACATAATTTCATTTGCTGTTTTAGTTTTATTATATCCTTTTTTTATTAAAATATTTTTATTATATTTAAATCTATATTCTCTATTTAAACTATTTTGTTTAAAATACCAAAAATTTGGTTTTGTTGAATGAATAAAATTAAATTTTAATTTCTCATATAAATTACCATCAAAATATCTCCTATCGGCATATGAAATTATTTGTTTTGGTTTATAATTATTTAAAAAATATTTAAATAATTTACTTGCTCCACCTATTATACTTGTATTTAATTTATTACAAAACCTATACATTTCATATTCACCTTCTTTAGACTTACCACCCATCATTTTTCTTAATTTTCCAAAGGTCATTAAACTAACTAATTTTTCATTATAAAACAAACCTAATCTAATGCTTGCATTAACATTACCTTGTATGTGATTTTTATTAAGAAATTCTTTTGATTCTTTAGAAGTTATTTCTTTAATAATACATTTTCTACCAAATATTTTATTTTCAATTAATCCTAATTTAGCTTTAATTATGGATTTAACAATATCAGATTTATAAACCCATTCATCCTCAAAGATATGTAGTAGTTGAATTCCCTTTGCATTTGCTAATTCTGTTTTATTTAAGTGATAATTTTTATCTTTAAATAAATCTGAATGCCAATATAATCCATTAAATTCAATTGCTAAATTAAAATTTGGAAGAAATATATCAATTTCTTTACCATTAAGAATTTTTCTATCATTTTCAATGATATTAAGTTTTAAATCTGATATTAACCAATCTTTAATTTCCTTTTCTTTTATTGATGATTGTTCAGAGATAGGATTACATATTGTACATGTGTTTCTTACTCCATATTTTACTCTATGATAAAATAATGACTTATCAATTAAATATTCATCATGTTCAGTACATTGATTTTTTATTAAGTATTGACTACTACTTTTATTAACAATATTATCAACACCAAAATTTAATTTATTTTTTAATACGAATTTATTTAGTTTACTATCTAATAATTTATTTTTAATACTTTCAACCTTCATCACACTATCAACACCATATTTTTTTAAATTAGTATGTCTTAGTTTTTCTTTAACAGATTTTAATTTACTTGGATTATCAACACCATATCTTTTTAAATTATTACTTTTAATTCTATTCTTAATTTCATCAGATTGTATTGGGTGTTTTGTTTTATATCTTTCTAGGTTTGTTTTTTCTATTTTATTCTTAATTTCATCAGATTGAAAACAGTGTTCAACACCATATTTTTTTAGATTATTACTTTTAATTTTATTCTTAATTTCATCAGATTGACTAATATACTCAACACCATATTTTTCTTTTACAGTATTTTTAATATTATTTAATCTTTTTTCACCCTTCCCCCCACATTGTAAATTACAATATTTTCTATATCCTTCGGTAAAAACACCTCTCCATTTAATTTCACTACCACATGTTAGACATTTTGGGATTTTTTTTATGTTATATAAATAATTATATAATTTTTGATTAAATAACATCTTAGAATGATTTAATTGATAATTTTCAATATTATTATATAATTTAGAAAATTTTTTTTCTACGTGTTTTTCTCTAGTTTTATATCCAGATTTATTATTAGTTGTAAAATATTGTTTAAATTTTTCAATAATCATATTTTTTTTTTATTTGTAAAGTATTTATCAACAAAGATAATAACAATTAAATATAAATACTAGAGAAATGGCAGAAATGTTAAGAGGAATTCCGTTTGATTTTGAACCTAAAAGAGAAAATAGATTCTTTGCGGAGTTTTCAAGCGAATTAGGAATAGAAGTATGGAAAGTACAAACTTTCAAAAGACCAACATTAAATATAAATTCTGTGGAAATACCATACCTTAATGAATTCAATTACGTTGCTGGTAAATATAAGTGGGGAACATTAGATATAACATTTATTGATACGATAGGTCCTTCGACCTCAAATCAATTAATGGAATGGGTAAGACTACACGCAGAATCACTTACTGGTCGTATGGGTTACGCAGCTGGATATAAGAAAAATATTAACTTAAAGGCACTTGATCCAACAGGTGTAGAAGTTGAAAAATGGTTTATAGAGCAAGCACAAATTGTAGATGTTGACTTTGGTACAAATGATCATAGTTCGGATGAATTACAGAAAATTACTGTAACAATCCAACCTTGGAGATGTATTTTAAATTACTAAAAATTCGCTTTAGGACTTGGTTATGTTATAACTAGACTAAAAAAAGGGACTTATTGTTCCTTTTTTTTATATACTTAATTTCATACGATGATCTCTAAGCATATCATCAGCTAAGTTTGTAAAATTTTTACATTTTTTTACTTCAAAGTTTTCATTCTTATGTGAGAACCAAACAATATGTGAATCACCTAATTGAATATTAATATTTTTCTCAATAATATATTTATATGTTGAAAGTTGAAGTGAATAAATATCTATTTCAGTATTATTAACCAAATATAGTGGATATTCTAAAAATCTAATATTATTTTCATCTTCATTAAATGCATTATCGGCAGAATTAGTTTTCCAGTCCCAAATTTCAAACTTCTTAGATTTACGATTATAAAATAACATATCAACCATACCAGCAATCATGAATTCTTCATCATAAACAACTAATTCAGTTTTAATTGGTATTAATATATTTTTAACAGTACTATAGAAATTATCAACAAGTTTTTTTGTTTTAAGATATTCTTCTTCAACAGGATCATATCCAAACTTTTTTTCAATCATATCTTTAGGATATGGGAAAATTTTATTTAAGAATAAATTTTCAATATAGTCGTGGATAGCAGAACCCTTAGTTGTTGCCCTTTCATTAATAAATCTCCAACCATATTTAACATCATTAGGGTGAACATTAAATTGTTTACCTTTTATTCTAGACCATTTTTCTTCTTCAAACCCTTCTTCATAGGAATTAATTAATGTAGTTACAGAAGTAAACTGCTTATCATCTAAAAAATATTTATGTGGTTCATCATGATATTTGATGTCATTAAATTTATAGAATAGTTCTTGTGGTATATTTGGTATAACCATAAATACAATAATACTATTAATTATTTAAATTTTCAAGGTTTTTAGTTTAATTAGGATATTTGTTGTTAATATAGAATCATTATTATATGATAATTCACTCATTTCCATATTTTCAATTTTACCTTCAAATTTTAATGTTTCTGATGATTTACCTGTTGGGTCTACTAAATCAATTGCATATTTCACTTCTGTATTAATTTCAATATTGTTAAATATTGTAGGTTTTCCAACAATTTCCATTATTTCCATTGTATGAAAATCTTTTGTTATTTTAAGTTTTTGTACTTGTATTACATCTATATTAATTCCTTCGGTAAAAGTAACTAAAAATCTATTATTTTTTAGTGGTTCATTTAATTTATAACTATATTTTTTTGTAGTAATTGAGTAAAGTCTATTTTCTCTAGGTCAATAACTATTCCTGATTTGTCAACTGGTAGACTAGCGTATGGATGTATATGTTGAATTATTGCTTTACGTAGTATTTCTAGCGCATCCACAATAACATCTCCACGACCTAATGGATGTGCCTCAGAAAATATTTTATTCCTGTCAGCAGCATCTAATTCGACTCCTTTAAATTTAGGAATACCATCGTGAGATATTAAGGCAATTCTATCTGCCATTACAACATTAGAACTCACAGTTTCACTATTACCAGTAGAAATATCAAAACTAAGTCTTATTGATGCTGGATTTAATTTATTTAATTTAAGATTATTTTCTAATTCGTGTTTACCTGCTCTAAGTTCAATATCTCTTTCACGTAAAATAATGTCAGTATTATCTCTACCTAATAAAGCAACGTCAGCTAATTCTGGATAAATACCAGTTGCTTCTGGAACATTTGAAGGTGCTATTTCTGGTGTAGATACTGCTTGATGTGTTGTCGATAATGCCGTATAAATATTATCAAAATTAATTTTTTGTGGTTGTGATATTACGCTACCAACCCAATATCTACCTCTTTGTGGATATTGTAAATCTTCTAAAATAATTCTTACAACTTCTCCAACTTTAGGATATACGTGTAAAAATTTAGGAATTAATGGGTAACAATCAACTAGATTTTTATTGGTTATTTGATTATCAAGATCATGAATACGTACTTTAATTCTACCACCATCAGTTGTATCTACAATAGATATAACTTCACCCCAATAAACACTTTTTATTTTTGCTTCTTGGTTTGTTTGTTTTTTATATGTGTTAGTTTGTTGTATGTGTTTCTTTTCGTACATTTTATTCTTGTTTTGACATTAAAACACCCATTATTTCAACATATTTATCTTCTAAATTTTTCATTATTATTAATTTAGAATTTATAGTTTTCTTTAGATCATCAACTTGGTCTAGTGATTTATATATTTCATCTCTAACCATTTGATGATTTTCATTTATCTTATTTACTAATATATTCAACTCTATTGGGGTCATTTCATTTAAATCCTTCATTATTGTATTACTCCATATCCTTTTGTTAATGTTATTGTTGAACCTACTACTGTAACAGGTCCTGCCACCGAAGCACCTGCTGCTGTTAATGAAGTACCGGGTGGTATTACAACTGTAATCAAACTTTCATTTTGAAATGCTTTAATTATTTCTTCAACTCTAATTCTTTCCATTATTTCATCAGGTGCAACACCACCAGAAGGTAATGCACCAACAGGTAACCCTGCTTCACTTTTTCTTGTTATTATTCTTGAAGCTATTGCTGTTGGAGATAATCCAGATCTTCTTGGTGCACCAATCAATATTAATGGTGAGGGTATATTAGTAGGAGCACCAATAGTTTGTATTTGTAATATTCTATTGAATCCACCAATAATTGAATCTAAATTGCCGAAATCTGTTGCCATATTATTTTTTTAATTCTTCTACACTAACCCATTTCCATCCTAGAAAAAGTTGTGTACATATTCTTCTAAACCAATTAGGTTTAAATCCAACAGCTAATTGAGTCATATTCTCAATATCATTACCTATTAAATATACTCCTACGATTTTGTTTATTTTTTGATCTGTTATCATAATTTTATTTTATATAAATCCTATTAAACTTCTTAGTATTTGTAAATACTGATTAATTTTTTCCTTTAATATTAATTTACTTACTGGAATAATTAAATTTAACATTTCATTTTTTATTAATTCGAATAAAAATTCATTTATTGTTGCTTTTGCTTGTTTAGCTAAACAATCTGCAAGTTTTCTTCTTTTAACTAAATCATCAATTGGGTCACCAATATCTGGTACTCCATTATTTTTAAATGCTGATGTCATTGCAAATAATGCTCTTATTTGTGGTGGTGATATTACAGAACCTACTAACGTACTAACAATAGCATTAATTAAACGTTTTAAAAATCCATCTTTTATTGTCTCACCATCTTCCTTTGCTTGTGATTCATCTTCAGGATCAAAACCACTTTCAACAAGTTCTAAATATGCATTACCTACGGTAAGGGGATCTGTACTACCTGTTGTAATACTAATCATATTTTCTAATGAATCTAATGTAACAATATTAATTAAAACACCACAACCAACATCAACATCTTGAATTCCTTCTAATCTTTTTTGAGCATCTTGTTCAATTTTACGAAGTTCATCATCAGATATTTCAATCGATTCTGCTTCATTAATTAATTTGTTTATACTCTTATCTAACTTTCCTTCTAATATTAATTGATTTTGAGTTTTATTTTGATTAGTATCTATTGTACCAAATATTTGATTTGTTATTTTAGATGTAAATTCTTTTTCATTAATAATTGTAAGACCATCTATATAATCATTAGTAAAATCTCCAATTGTTTGAGATGAATTAGTAGGTTTATATCTAAACTCATTTGATGTTGCATTAAAATTTATTTTCGTATTATTAAATGTTACATCAGTACCAGCATTTACTTGTGCACTACGTGATTTCACATCAAAATCATTAGGATTATTATTATATAATAAACTACCTGTTTGTGATGATGGATCGGTTTTTAATTTTTCGTAAGTATCAATATCCCCTGCTGGTACGGCAATACCACTAGTATTAAATGATGATGGTAATGTTTGATCTGAATTAAACTCAATTGTTTGATTTTTTAATTCATCTTTTAATTTCGGTTCAACATTTCTAATGAATGTTGTCATTAATTCACCAACAGTACTTTTTAATTTTTCACTACCTACCATTACAACTAATAGATCTAATAAAAAAGGTACAATTTCTTTTGAATTATTTATTGATGATATAGAATCTTTTGGATTTGGTACATTTTGATTATCCTTAACCGATGTTAATGCACCAATTTGGCTAAATACGTTTCTTTTATTATCAATAATCCCCATCCCATTTTAATCTTTCTTTTTTTCTAATTCTTTCATTGCATCTTGAGCAGCTTTAATAATTGCTTCTCTATCAGTATTACCAGATTCTGGTGTATTTTCACCATTTTTACCATCAACAAATACAATTTCTTTAAGATATTTTAAAATCATAATTCTTTGATCTTGGTTTTTTGCCATAGCACCTATTAATTTAACGATACTATCGCCCATTGCAGCAATTTCACCACCTTCTTTAATTTTAGCTTCCCATTTTCTGAATAATACATCAATTTTTGATTTTAAAGTAAATGAATCATCATACAGTTCTTGCATGTATTGATTCACACCATCTTCAGTAAATTTTAACTTGGTTCTTTTCTTTCTTGGCATAATACAATATTTAATATAAATACTGAGTATAACAAAACTTTATACTATTCGTCTTCATAGAAAGTTTTCTTTTCTAAATAATATATCTCTTTAAATGGCTTCATTGATATTCTAATTTCTTTAGTGTTGAGCCTTGTTTGTTCTTTTAGGAGTTGTAAAATTTTATTCTTCTGATATTTATTTGTTATTTTTTTAGTAACTTTACCATCAGGAGTATCTTCCATGAATAAGATATGCCAATTGGATAATACATCAATAATTGCTTCACCAACAATAATTTCATTTTTCTTTAAAGAAGCATCGGTATCTATTCTTTCTCTCATACTTTTAATTATTTGTTTCATTAATATTTCAAGATCATTATAATACCCATCTATTTCATATAGATACTCATCTCTACCCATTACATCAGATGAATAATCTTCCCACGATAATAAAGTTAATTTTTCCTTATTACTTTTTTTACTATGATCTTTATAAAAATTTCTTACAATTGTTTGACAATAACTAAAAGCTTTTACTTTCTTTCCTGCCTTATTAATTTTATTTGGATTAAATTTAACCATTTGAACAATTAAGTGTGATAAAGCATCTGCTTCTACTTCATGAATATCATAATTTCCAATATGTATTGGATACCTACGGAGTATTGATTCAGTCATTTTTCTGAATGGCTCTCTTAAAATATCATTATATATTTTATGTCTTATATCAGAACTATTAGCATTAATATAATCTACCACTGCTTGTTCTTCACGTTCTGCAAAGTATAGTGTTCCAACTTTTAATTTTCTTTTTGTTGTCATATATCATAAATTATCAATTTAGAGTTATTTTTCGTTTGCTTTTAGCAATGACATATCTATAATTCTATCACTTATAAAATTAGATTCTTTTTTTGCAGTATCAAACCAAAATTTTCTTTCATTTATTGATAATGTAGTACTATAAGTATCAAATAAACTACCTTCTCTAGTTGCAAAGTGTTTTAGTCCTATTTTAGGAATAATATAAATATTACCACCATTATTAAGAACTCTTAATAGATATTCATATGTAAATGTTAATATTATATTTGATTTTAACCCACCAACAGCTTTAAAGTCTTCAGTATTGAAAATTCCACCACTAAATTTGAAGTCAGTATATTGATTAAGTGCGTTTACATTTAGATAACCCATTTCACCATTTTCACCAACAAATTGTTTAGACCAAACAGTTTCATTAGTTATTTTAAGAATTTCTTCCTTATTATTAGTTTCAACTATTATGGGTAGAAATAATTCAATATTATCAACACTAGAAATATGATCTAAAGCATTTTTATAATATGTTGTACTTAATTCATCATCAAATTCTAGTATAGTGAACCAATCGGTTTCAACATTTTCAACACCATAATTTATTTGACTTTGAAAATCAGTTTTATCTTCGTTTTTAAGTAAAACTAAATTAACCTCTGTTTCATATTTATCAACAAATTTATTAATTTCTTTTTCAATTTTAGCAGCAAATACTAATAATGTTACTGGTCTTTCTTTTCCAATTTTATCTTGCTTAGAAATACTATCAAGAGCATTAGTAAGTAATTTTTCAATTTCTTCACTATATTCGTGAACAGGTATTATTGTTGTTATATTCATTTTCTTTATATTTTTAATTTAAATTATTTTTTAATTTCTTCATCAGTTGATGTAGTAACTTCTTGTGCTTTATTATAATCATCAACAACTTTTTGAAGTAAATCAATACGTGTTTGAAAAATATCACTATAAATTTTTTCTAATCTCTTAGTTGCTTTTTCAACAGTATATTTATTTGCAATTGTTGACATTGTTTCATATACTTTATCATCAATAGTATCATCTAAAAATTTAGTTACTAAATCTCCAATTAATATTGGGAGAGAATATATATCTCTAGTCCAAACACCAGAATTTTCAATAAATTCACCATCATCATCTAATAAATATTCTGGTGTAATGTCTGGTACTAATGCAATTGGTATTGATCCTGCTTTCATTGCTTCAAGTGGTAGTGTACCGAATGTTGAAATTCTATCAACCCAAACAGTTGCAAAATTTTTCTTTAGTCTTTCAGCATAATCAATTCTTCTTAATGGTGAAGGTGGTTTTGAGTCTGTAATCATAGAATCAAAAGTTATCCAACCAAATTGTGGATTTCTTGAATAAAATAATTTTACAATTTTAGATATTTCATTAGGATTTCTACCAACAATAGAAATTACTGGTCTTTTTATCACATTTTTAGTGTTATTAAAATAATCTGGAATTGCTGGTGCTGAAACATTTATATTAAAATTAGCATTACGATAAAATTCATTTATTAAATTAACAACTTCATCTGTTGTTGTAATAACTTCAGTAATACCAAATGATGTCCAATCTGTTGCAGGAAGTAAACTATTTAACTTATAATCTAACGATTGTAATAAACCTACTCTAATACATGGTAAATTTTTAGTTTGTTCCATAACATTTGAAAATATTTCAGGTATTATAACCATATCTTGTGTTCCAACAGTTAATTTTGCTTTTTCCATTGGTTCATGTGTAATGTTAGTTAATTCTGGTTCTATCCAGCTAGGAATTTCATAATCAACAACATCTGTTAACATCGTTACATTATACCCCAAATTTTTTAATGTTTTAGCATGAAAATAAATTTCATATACTGATGCAGCTGGATTTGTTCCTTTTGCAACAAACATTAATATTCTTGATTCCTTATTTTTTAATTTATTAAGTGCTACTTCTACTTTATTAATTTTTGAAATTTCAGCATTTTGAATTTCTTCTTCTCTTTTATTTACCATTATTTTATATTTTTAATTTATATTATTCTTCTGTATTTTTAAATCCAATAAATTCTTGGAAATCTCTACACGATTTTTTTATTTTTATTTTTTTAGTTTCTTCGTCAAATTCATTTTCAATTAAATCAATAATTTGTAAAACATCAAAATCAGCTTCTAATCCATCATTATAAGGTCTTGTTATTTTAACAACTTTTTTTTCTATAGGTCTATTAAGTAGTTCAGGATCAGTTGTTAATAGAATATCAACAGAATCCCAAATCTCTTTATTGGTTTCAACAAAATGGTATTGACCTATTCTAGGCATTAATTTAGAAAGAAAAAATAATGTTGGTGGAATTGTAAACCAATTTTCTTTTGATACTATTTTAATATCAAATTGATCTTTATATGTTTTATAAAACAATTCTAAATGTTTATCTAGACCATTATATGTTGGTGATGCTGAACCATGTATTTCAAAATTAAAATCTTCATACATAAATCTTTTATATTTTTCATCAGCAGTAACCGTTTTAGTTTCAGATTTAAATGCCATACTATCAACAGGTGCTTCACCTGTTTTTTCATCAATAGTATAATCTATTGGTGAAATATCATCAGGTAAATCTTCATTTAAAAATTTAGTTGTTTCTTCACCATCTTCCCATACATAATCATTTCTTAAATCAAATTTATATGGGTCATCTGATGATTTAATACTTCATTAATATCTATTCCTATTACTTTTTTCATTTTATTTTTTTATTGTTGGTATTAATATTATTCTATCTTTTACTGTTGTAATTAGCATATCATTTATGTCATTTATTCCATCTTTAATGTAAAGAGGATCAATAGATAAATATAAATCACCTTCTTCGTCATTTAACATTGTTTTTAAATTATTTAATGTCATTGGTGATTCTAAATCAGGTTGTATAATTACACCATTAAAATCTTCATAATATTTACATTTGTTTCAAATATTTCAGATAATCTACTAACATTTTGTTCGATTTCTTCTCTTAATTCTGGATTATTATCTAATTTATCATTAATCCTATCTATAAATTTATGAAAATCTTCATCATTAAAATCACTCATTTGTTTTATTATTTAATTCTTCAATTTGATTATTTAATTTTTCATGAAGTTCACTCATTAGTCTTTCATGCTTTTTTATTAAATTACTATCAGTTATATATTTAGGATTAATACAATCTACCCTACTTTCACCATAAATCGGGATAGCAATAATTTCACTATTTTCACTTACAGAATTTGAAGATATTTTATTCATAACTCTTTCCATAAATTCTTCAACAGCATCAATCTCAACATCAGCAATTGATATATAATATACTAATATTAGTTTATTTTGATTTTCTTCTGATTTTTTCATCATTATGTTCTTTAAATTTATCTTCGATTTTATTTATTATTGGATTTCTAATATTTACATCTTTATCATTCATACTAATACATCCAATTTCTTCAACATTTTTAAACATATTTAATAAAATATCTAACGAACTTTCATCTTTATTTCTTAAATCAATTTGATTAGAATCACCTAATAAAATCATTTTACTATCTTCACCTATTCTAGTCATTAAAGTACGCATATTACCTATTGAAATATTTTGTACTTCATCAGCTATAATAATAGCATTATCAATTGATGCACCACGTGCATATGCTAAAGGAAATGGGCGAATAAAATCATTTTCCATTAATGATTTAATTTTTGTATCTGGTAATAATTTTTCAACATTTAATACAAAACTCCAAATGAATGGTTCAATTTTTTCATTTAAATCACCTTTTAAGAATCCAATTTCTTCACCCTTTAATGTTGTTACTGATTTAACAAGATAAATTTTTAAAAATTTATTATTTTCTGCTCTTAACAAACCCAATGCTAAAGCAAGTGAAATAAAAGTATTGTGTGTTATAATAAAATTATTTGTAATATATAAATTATCATTAGCTTCAACACTTATACATTTCATTTCCTTTTTACCAATAAATTCAATATTTTTTATATATCTAACAGGGAAATATTTTGTTTTATTTTTAAATAAACCTTTTTTCCTATTTAATTTAAATGGAATTATTTTATTTGGTAACCTAAATGACATACTATATGAAATTCTTCCTAATTTAATTTCATTTTTATATTTATATTTTTTTACCTTTTCTTTAATTGGGTTTATTACCCCACCTAAAGATTCTATAATAAATTTTAAATTTAAAATTAATTCTTTAGATGTACTAGTAAATGATAATGTTCCACTTTTTTTATCTACAGTACCATCTGAATCCATTAGTCCTTGTAATAATTCAATTCTATCATTTATTGATGAATATAAATAATTATTCGGTATAAATTTATTTTCAGATTTAATACCATTTAACTTTAATTCATTAATATATTTTCTATATGAATATTTTTTGTTTGATATTTTATTTAAAATAGAATAATCATATTTAGATGATTTTATTTTTTTTATAAAATAATCATTTGGTAATCTAGAATCACATTCATTAATTATTTGTTTATCAGAACTACTAATTCTAATTGTCGTTGTTAGTGAACCATCACCTAATAATACCCCTAATAAATATGGATCAACTAATAATTTTTTTTTCTTAAACTCAATTGCATCAACAATAGGAATTGAATATTTCAATTTATTTGATTTATTCTTATAGTTAATGTTTATTTCAGACAATGTTTTTATTGTACCACGACTATTTTTTAAATAATTTCTTTCATAATCATTATATGTTAACCATAAATGTTCATCACAACATTCAACTTTTGACCCATCTGAAAATGTAACCAAATATGCTTCCCTTTTTCCTTGATAAAAAACACCATTAACTTTAGTTAATTTTCCGTTTTTACCAAATATTTTATCACCAATATTTATATTTCCCATTCTAACATAACCATTTTCAGTTAAAATAAGACTATCTAATGGTTGTGCTTTACCAGTACCAGCAGGTCCTGAACAGATGGTTATCTCATTTCTCAATATAGATTTAATTAGGTCTTTTTGACTAACATTTTTAGCCGATATATTAACATCCCTGTTTAAAGCAGACCTAATTCTTTTCTTTTCATCATTAATCCTTGTCGTATTTTCGTCCCGTTCAATTGATTCTGGATCAATTGAATTTTTTCTTTTGTTTCCTCTTTTTACTGCCATATATTAATTTATATTGTCAAATTTTTGACATTGTACTATATTATACGAATGAAAAAAGAAAATCTTGAATTAAATTTTATTATGTACTATTTATTTGTAGAACTAATAAATTTTTATAAAATATTATAAAATGGCAACAGAAAAAAAAACAGAAAAAGAATTAGAAGGAATAGCAATGAAAAACGCTATGGAAGAATATTATAAATCAAAAGGAATTGAACCACCAAAAGATAATTCTATACCAACAGTAGATGATCCATCAGTTATACCAACACCACAAATACCTGAACCAATTAATATACCTGCACAAACATTAAATTATAATGCAGATAATTTACAAAATCAAATTCAAACTGAAAATGATCCTGATTTATTGATGTCATATGAAGTTGTTTCATTACCATCAAAAGGTTTATTTTATCCAGATGGATTAAAAGAAGTTCAAATTGAATATCTTACTTCAAGAGATGAAGACCTTTTAACCACACCATCATTCATTGATGATGGTTCGGTATTAGATAAGTTATTAGCTAGAAAAATTGTAGATAAAAATATTAATCCTAAAAATTTATTAAGTGGTGATAGAAGTGCACTTATTTTATTTTTAAGAACATCATCATATGGTAATATATATAAGGTTTCTGTTCCTGATCCTAGAAACGGAAATAGTTTTGAAGAAGATGTGGATTTATTAACATTAAAATATAAAGAAGTTAATGAAAAACCTAATGCTGCTGGTGAGTTTGTAGTTGAAATACCTATGAGAAAGAAAAAAGTTAGTGTAAAACTTTTAACTTCAGGTGCTGAAGATATTATATTTAAACAAGCAGAAGCACGTAGAGAAGCATATCAAGAAGAAGTATCAGAATTTAATACTATGAGATTAAAAGCATCTATTATGGAAATTAATGGTAATAGAGATAGATCATATATTGAACGTTTTGTTGATGTTATGCCAGCCTTAGATGCATTTACTATAAGAAGAAAATTATTAGATGTATCTCCTGAAGTTGAAATGAAATATATGTTTACAGCACCAGACGGTTATAAATTCGAAGCACCGTTAAGTATGGGTATTGATTTTTTTTTCCCAAGTCACTAGCAGGTGAATATAAAAAGATGATAATGGAAGAGATTTATCTCCTTACAAAACATGCAAAATTTAATGCTGAATATGTTGAAGGGATTCCTGTATATAAAAGAAGATTTTATCTTAATCTTTTAAAGGAAGAACTTGAGAGTACTAAAAAAGCTCATGAAAAAGCAAATGCAAAAGCAAGTCAACAAGCCAGAAGAAAGTAATTATATTTAAATGTATTTATAATTAGTAAAATTATTCTGAAAAAATGGCAAAAAAAATATCGGCTAAACAATTAAAAGAAGAAACAGAAGCAGCTAATGCTATTGCTAATGAAAATATTCGTTTACTTGAAAGGGAATTATCAAAATTAGATAATATCTATAACCTAAGAAGAAAACAAGCAGTAGAGGAAGAAATTATTAATCAAAAAAGAAATAAACAAGCTAATATTGATGAAACCATAACTAAACATCTATCTAATCAAGATAAAATTAGTAAATATTTACTAAAAAAATATAAAAATCAATCCGATGCTCAAGATAAAATATTATCAAAATCAGAAAAAACATTAGATACACAAAAATTACTCCTTAAAACAGTTAGTTCATTAGGCACTGCAATTAGTAAAAATGCTGGTATTATGAAAACATTTTTAATGGATGCTGATGCAAGTATTAAAAATCTTAATCTTGAAATGGGATTATCTGGTGATCGTTCAGCAATGATGCGAAATAATTTAGAAGATTCTTCCATGTTTGCTGCTCGTATGGGTATTGATATGAAAGGTCTTACTCAAATGGTTAGTACATATGCTGATGAAACAGGTAGAGTTAGACAATTTAATCAAGAAAATTTAGAATCAATGACTTTAATAGCTAAAGGTACTTCTTTAGGTATTGAAGGTGCTGCTCGTATGGCTGGTCAATATGAAATGATGGGTTTCAATGCTACTGATACTGCTGGTGAAGTACAAAGAATTGTTGATACTACTGAAAGAATGGGTGTTAATACTGGTAAAGTATTAAAAGCTGTTAATTCGAACTTCAAAAAACTTCAAAAATATTCATTTAGAAATGGTGTAAAATCTATGGCTGATATGGCTATTTATGCTGAAAAATTTAAAATAGATATGAATTCTGTTTTTGAACCTATGGAAAAGGGTAGAAGATTAGATTCAGTAATTGAAATGAGTGCACAATTACAAGTACTTGGTGGTAAATTTGCTAGTTTAGCAGATCCTATGTCTATGCTTTTTGAATCTAGAAATGATCCTGAAGCATATATGAAACGTATTAACGAAATGACACAAGGTATGGTTACGTTGAATAAGACTGCTGATGGATTTGATTTTGCATTAGCTTCTCCTATGGCTAAAGATCAGCTTTCACAAGCAGCTAAAGCACTTGGTATGACTACTGAAGAACTTACTAAACAAGCATTTAGAATGAGAGAAATTCAACAAACTCGTTCACAAATGAATTCTAAAGGATTTACTAAAGACGAAAAAGATATTATTGAGGGTCTTGCTAAATTTGATAAAACTACAGGTAGAATGTTTGTTGAAATAGGTGGTATTGCTACTGATGTATCAAATATTGGTTCTGATCAATTAAGTGGTTTAAAAGAACAAAGTGCTAGTTTAAAACAACGTGCATTAGATTCTCAAACATTTGATGATGCAATGAAAAATACTATAATGGAATTAAAATCAACATTACTTCCTATGCTTAATGGTATTAATTCAGTATTAGAATTTATAAGACCTATTGTTACAAATATATCGGAATGGTTTGGTGATTTATCTAAAACAAATAAAGATATACTTTCAGGTGCTGGTGCAATTGGTGCTGTTTTAATGATGGCATCTCCAATGATCAGAATATTAAAAGGTATATTACCAAGTATTGGTGGTCTGATTGGTGGTGCTGGTAAAGGTATTGCACGTACTGCAACTAAAGGTGTTGGTGGTCTTGCTAAAGGTGCTAGTGGTGCTGCAAGAGGTGGTGGAATGGCTGCTTTAGGTAAAGGTGCTGGTGTTGGTGTTGCTGCTGTTGGTATGGGTACTGGTATAATGATTGCAGCTAAAGGTGTTGCTGCTTTAGCAGATTCCATGTCTAAATTAAGTGTAGAACAATTAGAAAGTTTCGAAAGAGTTGCACTAGGATTAGCTATTGCTGTTCCACTTATGGCTGCTGGTATGTTAATATTCGGTAAAGCAGCAGAAGTATCAGCAATTGGTATAGGAATTCTGACATTAGCTGTATTAGGTATTGGAGCAGGTATTGGTATTGCTGCTGCTGGTATTGGATATATGGGAGAAGGTTTAGCAATGTTAAGTGGTGCAGATTTATCTGGAATTGGTGGTGATTTAGCAGCTATTGGTGCTGCAACTTTATTATTTGCAAACCCTATTACAATGTTAGGTGTTGCTGGTATGGCAGCTTCAGTAATGGCAATAGCTTCAAGTTCTAATGGTATGAAAATTGTAGGTGATGCATTTACAAGTATTGGAGCTGTTATGAGTGGATCGGTAGGACAGCTTGCAGATGTTAAAAATACAATACAATCTATTGCATCAACAGATGTAAGTAGTAATAGTGGAATTGGTCAATTAGTTAATATGTTATCTAAACCGCTTAAAGTTCAATTCAGTGAACAAGAAGTAGCACTTGTGGCTAATATTGATGTTAATGTTGGTGATAGTTCATTCTACACAAATATTGCTAAGAAAGTACCTGCACAATTGGTACATGTACAAGGTGGTAGTGTTTAATATTTAATATTTATTTTTTAATTCTTCAATTCTTTTATAATCACTAATAGTTGTATCACTTTCAGGCTTATTTAAAAGATTATTTAATTCTATTTTTTCATTTTCTTCTATTGTCACACTTGGGACAATATACTTATCTAATGTCACAGTTGGGACAATAGGATTATCTACTTGATTATCAGTACTTTCACCACTTTTTAATGTCACAGTTGGGACAATAGAAGTATCTATTGACAAACTTGGGACAATAGATTCACGATTATCACGTTCTAGGATAGGAAAATGAATATCTTTAATAAATGGGATTCCATCTATTTTAACATTATCTACTAAATCATCATCAACATAACGATATATCTTTCTTTTAACTATACTATATTTTTTAGCATATGTTGATAATTTTAGATATTCATTTGGGTTAATTTTTTTAATTAACTTCCTCATATTCAATATTTTTTGTATATTTGTCAAACTTGTGACAATAGAATATACGTATATAAATAAAAAAGGTTACATAAATATTTATTTTCATTTTTTATTAAAAAGACTTGACTTTATCAAATAAAAACGGTAAATTTGCAAAACTTTGCTTTTAGAACTTAATAACAAGAAACAAAAAGAGAAATAACACAAAACAAAAACAACAAATATTTAAAAGCATTTCGAAATTATACAGGGCAACCCTTTTGCTTTTATTTTTAGGTCTATGGTTATATGGATAAGATTTAGATTATTTAATAATTTCTATTATATACAACTCAACTAGATTTTAGAAAAAAAATATATAGTATTTAGCGATAGTACATAGTAATTCAATGTAAATCTAATAAATTCTAATTTCAAATACAAGTATTTATAATAAATATTTTATATTAATGTCAAGATTAGAAGATAATAGTGTTCAAACCAGAGAGTTTTTAGAAACAAGAAATTTATATACTCCTAATGATCCATATAATGTTAGTGGTACTGAAACTATTAATGTAATTGGAAATATAGCTAATGTTATAAATCCTTTTGGTACTACTGTTACAACTATCGTAGGTAGATTAGCTGAAGGTCAAACACCATTAACAGCAATAGGTTTAAAAATGCTTGCAATACAATTAGGTTATACTGCTGCATCTAATGCTGCTGCTGAATATCTTCCAGCAATAAAGTTTGAAAATTTATTTGATGGTAATCCTGATACTAAATTTATAATGAAAAAGGAAGATTTTCAAATAACAAGAAGAGAAACCCAAGGTAATGTAGGAAAAATATTAGAAGAAGTTAGTGGTAATTATCCATTAAAAGGAAATCCATTTACTAAAGAAACAAATAATCTTGATTTTATTAGAAATTCAGGAAAAGGACAACTTCAATTATTTTATAAAGAATTAAGCAAAAATCTATACCAACCTTCATCAAGACCATTTGTAGATTTATCAAATGCAGAAGGATTTAATTATGGAATGAATGTTGATGTTCAATTTAATAATAAATATTTCTTAGGTAGAGATGAAGTATTCAATCCATATAATCAATATAAAACAACTGCTGATATAACAGCACTTAACAATAAACTTTATCAAGAAAGAATAACATTCATAAACCAAAATCAAGATAGTTCTGGTTATTTAGAATATGGTGCATCACAAATATTCATTGATGGAATGGGTAATGCTGAATTAGATAGTAATAATATTGATATTGGTTTAAATGGTCAAATTATTAGTACAGGAATATATTCACTAGATGGTGATGATTATGGTTTAGTTGATGATCCTAAACAACAATTAGTTTGGGGTCGTGATACTGATAATACATCATATAAGGACGAAGTAGGTGGTTTTGATAATCCTGTTGATGGTATACAACCAAGTGATAATGGTGGTGTTGAAAGTAAATTAGATAGATTTGGTAATATTAGTGAGATTGATAAATTTAATATAAAAAATGGTGGATTATTAAGCTATACTAGAGAATTATTAAACTCTAAAGGTAAAAATAGTAGTTTTGATTTAACGAGAAAGAAATTTATTGATAATGATGAACAATTACATTTTAACGGTTCACCATTGAGAGTTAGATTAGATGGTGAAATAGATAAAAACCGTCAACATACTGTTCTTGACCCATATAATACGTTTGTTAAAGCAATAAGATTTAATGGAAATAAAATTTATAATGGTAATGAAAATTCAGTAGTTTATAAAAATGTTATACCTAAAATACATCCAATTATTGATGGTAATGATATTAATAATAGGAATATGATGTTTTCTATTGAAAATTTAGCATTTGAAGTATATCCAGATGAAACAATGAATTATGGTTTAGTTCAAGATGAAAAAGGTACTGAACTACCATTATGTGAAGTTGGTAAATTTGGTGGTCGTCTTATGTGGTTTCCACCATATGATATAAGTGTAACTGAAAATGTTGTAGTTAATCATGAAAGTACAAATTTTATTGGTAGAGGTGAACCAATTTATACATATAATAATACTGAAAGAATTGCAAACTTATCTTTTAAATTATTAATTGATTATCCACCACAAATAAAAGGGATGAGTCATGTAGAGGCTAATAGATTTTTTGCTTTTGGTGGTGAAGCACCACTTCAAGGTAGTAATTTAGGTGATAAAATTAGAAAAAAAGAGAAATTAATTGAGGAAAGAGAAAGTATTCAACCTAAAATAAAACAAGCTAGACCTGATTTTATTGAATTAACAAATAATTTTTTCTTTATTAATGATGAACCTAAAATTGGTGGTGAATCAACATCAATTGGAGATCATATCAGTAGATATTATGAAATAGATAAAAATCATGATATTGCTGCACATACAAGTGATGTCGATGGTGCAAATTTTGGATTGAATGAATCATTTATTCAAGATATTGAAGAAAATATTACCAAATATCTTGTTGATGAAAAAGTTAGGGAATATACTGAATTACGTATTAATGGATCTGCATCAGTTTTATTTCTTGGTAATGATGATGATTATAATGTAAGATTAAGTAGAAGAAGAATTAATGCTGTTGTAGCATTTATTGATGAAAAATTTAAAACACTTACAGGTCAATCATTAGAACAAGCAGGTATAAAGGTAGTAATACCAAAAACCCCTATTGGTGAAGTTGGTGGTACTGCAACTGATGAAATAAGTGAAATAGCTAGTCAACCTGCTAAAGAAGCTAGAAGAGCATTTGTAACGTTTGGACAAAATAATGTAACAATTAATAAAGAAGTTCCAATAACAACAACAGATCAAGAAAATATAGATTCATTAAATGAAGAAATTCAAGTTTTAGAAACAAATATTTCAACTCAAAAAGCAAAAAATAATGCTAATTGTACATATAATACATATACAATCGAAGATGGTGTTTTAAAAGGATTTGAATCAAGTCAAAAGAATAAATATAAACCAATTTTTCATTCTCAAACACCAGAAGATTTTCATAGAAGATTAACATTTTTACATCAATGTACACGTCAAGGTAATGCAATACGAAAACAAAGAGGTAAAAATAATACATTTAGTGCTAGTAATTCAGTATTTGGTAGACAACCAGTTCAAATATTAAGAATTGGAGATATGTTCCATACTAAAGTTGTTATTGATAATTTACAAATAGATTATACTGATGCTCCTTGGGATATGAATCCTGAAGGTATGGGTATGCAATTTATGATAGCTGATATAAAATTACAATTAAAACTTGTTGGTGGTCAATCACTTCAAACACCAATTAATGCACTACAAAATGCGGTATCATTTAATTACTATGCTAATTCAACATTTTATAATACGGGTATTTATGAAAGAGCAAGTGAAATGGAAAAAGCACAAATGACTGAACTTTTTGGTAGTAAAGATGTTGATGGTAATGAAGTGAGAGAAGTAAGAAATAATACACAAGAAATAGCTAGAAAAGTTAAACAACCAACATCAGCATAATGAGAATAGATTATAATAGATATGAAATTTTTAAAAATCAGAATGGTACAACTGATCAATTACCATATGTAACATTACCTGCAAATAGTTCTGATAAATATGAAACTTGGAAAGCAGGTTTTAGTAGATTAGATAAAGTTGCTAAAAGATATTATGGTAATGAATTTTTTGATTTTTTGATTCTATGGGGAAATCCACAATATATATCTGAGTTTGATATTGAAGATGGTGATCTTATTAGAATACCCTTTCCTCTTGAAAAAGTTAAAACAGATTACGAAACTGAATTAAAAAAAATAAGAGATAGATAATACTTTACTTTTTGAATTTTATTTACTACATTTGTATATTATAGCAAATACATATGAAAAAAAGGATAATAGTAGTCTTTAGTTCACATCTAACTACATATGAAAACGATATGTTTATACAATATATTAATGATACATGTGAAATACCTCATATCGTACATGCTTTTGTTAATCATAATCAGTATTTGCTTCATGATATTTATAATAAAACCATTTCTCTATCTTCTAGTGAAGATGCGATAACTAATTATATTTTATGAAAAAAAATTTATCAGTAATTTTTAGTAGTCATTATTCTGAAGAAGATAATAATAAATTTATATCTCATTTAAAAAATACTGCTGGTATACCTATTCATGTAGAATGTATTGTAAATATGAATGAATTTTCACTATCTGAAGCATATAATATGGGATGGAAAACTTTAGATAAATTAGGTCTTGGTAAGGATATAATTGTATTTCTACATAATGATATATTAATTAGAACAAAAGATTGGAGCAAAAAAATAGTAAATATATTTAATAAAAATGATTATGATATTATTGGTTTGGCAGGTAGTACGGAATTGCCTAAACATGGATGTTGGTGGTTAACCGAAGACGGTAAAGAAATGAACAGAAAAAAAATGTATGGTAGAGTTTATCATAATAATGGAATTAGAATTTTTGAGAGTATTTATAGTAGAGAAATAAAAAATATTAAAGAAGTTGTTGTTGTTGATGGTGTTTTTATTTGTGTTAATGGTGAAACTATTATAAATAGATTTGATGAAAGATTTAAAGGGTTTCACTATTACGATCTAGGAATGATATTTCCAAACTATTTAGATGGATGTAATATTGGTGTTATAGATAAAATCTCAATAATTCATAATTCTATTGGTCAAACAAACATTGAATGGGATAATAATAAAAAAATCTTTAGTGAATTATATAAAGATGAATTACCAAGGGAAATTTAAAAGAAAAAATAAAAAATGGAATATTGAGAATATTAAAATAGAAGCATTAAAATTTAATTCGAAGACCGAATGGGCAATAAAATCGAATAGTTCATATAAAGCATCTAAAAAATTAAATTGTTTTGAAGACTCTATTAAACATATGGAGATTTTAGGTTCTAGGTTTAAAAGATTTATTTATGTATTTGAATTTTTAGATAAATCAATATATGTTGGTTTAACATATGATCTTAGTAGAAGGAAAAATGAACATTTAACATCTAAAAAAAGTACTGTATATAAATATATAAAAAAAACTGAATTAGTACCAATTTTTATTCAAAAAACTAAATTATTAGATAAAAAACTTGCTTCAATTGTTGTGGGTGATATTCTAGAACACTATAATAAGAAAGGTTGGAATATTTTAAATAAAAATAAATGTGGTGCTTTGGGTTGTGGTATTATCTTTTGGACGAAAAAAAAATGTGTTGAAGCTGGATTATTATGTAATACAAAATCAGAATTTAAAATAAAATTTGGTGGTGCATATAATTCCGCAAAAAGAAATGGATGGTTAAAAGAATGTTATAATCATATGCCAAAAAATAGTCATTTAAAATGGACAAAAGAAAAATGTTTAATTGAGGCAAAAAAATATAAAACAAAAACTGAATTTATAAAAAATAATAGAACAGCATATAATAGTACATTAAATAATGGGTGGTTAAAAGAATGTTGTAAACATATGAAAAAACAAAAAATAAAATGGACAAAAGAAAAATGTTTAATTGAGGCAAAAAAATATAAAACAAAAAGTGAATTTAAAAAAAATAGTTCTAATGCCTATCAAGCAGCACATAGAAATAATTGGTATATTGATATTACCAAACATATGATTCTTTTAAAAAAACCAAATAATTATTGGACATTGGAGAATTGTTTAATTGAAGTAAAAAAATATAAATCATATAATGATTTTAAAAAAAATCAACTTGGTGCACATGATGCAATAACAAAAAATAAATGGTACAATGAATTTAAAAATATAAATCGGAATTACCGATAAAAGTAGAATTATTCAATATATATTAAATAAAATTAGTGGAAATTGTTATATTGGAAGTTCAAAAAAATATAAATAAATAGATATGAGTATTGGTAAAAAATATAAAGTATCACTATTAACCATATCAAGAATAATTAGAAATATAAGTTGGACACATATATGATAAACATAGAAAAATATGATGATGGATATCCAGTATCAGTAATAATACCACATAAAGTAACACCAATAAGAGACAAATTCTTTAAAGATTTTTGTTACCCATCAATAGAAGGAATGCTACCAAATGAAATTATTATAAATACTGATGATGGTGGTGCACCTAAAAAACGTAATGACGGATTTAAAAAATCTACACAAAAATATGTTTTATTTAGTGATAATGATATTATATTTCCATCTAGTTTTTTAGAAAAAGCAATTGATGTTTTAGAAAAAAATCCAGATAAAGGATATGCATATGGAGGATATTTTGGTATAGTACAAGATAAAATTAATCACCCAATAAAAACGAATTTTAGAATATCAACAAGACCATTTGATGGTAGAGTATTAAAAAGAGAAAATTATATATCAACAATGTCATTAATAAGAAGTGATATTTTTCCTATGTTTGATGAATCATTAAAAAGATTACAAGATTGGGATATTTGGTTGACATTATTGAAACAAGGAATAGAGGGTATTGCAGTACAAGATATTGAATTCTTTGCATATTATCTAGATGAAGGAATAACATCAAACACTAATAATGAAAGAGAAAATTTACTAAAAATAATTAATAAACATAAATTAGGGTCATGGTAGTATTTATAAAAAAAATATAAAAGAAATGGCTAAAAATAGAACAATAAAAAATATTATAAAAAAAAGGATTGTTATTAATAATAATAGAGAAAGTCGTATTAATAATAAATTAATATCAAAAAAACAACCAAAATTAATTAGTACACCAAAACCAAAACAGAGTTATATAAAAATTGATGCTTCTCAAACAAAAGGAAAAGAAAGAATAGAAATAAAAAAAGGATTAACTAAACATGAGCAAAGAGGGCTTATTAGAAGAGGTGTTTATGATGATATTTTTGATGTTGATTATTTAAAAGAATTAAATATAAAATATGATGTTGTAATTTTAATATCATCATTTAATAGATATGCCAAAGTTAAAAGATTAATTAGTCAATTATATACACAAGACAGTAAATATAAATTTAAAATAGTATTATTGAATGACGGTTCAACGTATTATAAATATAAAACAATAAAAGATTATTTTCCTAAATTAGAATATATTGAAAATGTTAAAAATGGTGGGAAATATAGATATTGGAAAACAATTAATGAATTATTTAAAGTTAGTTCAGAAAATAAATCCCATGCAATATTACAAATTGATGATGATTATATTTTATGTGAAAATTATTTAGATATTTTACTAGATAAATTTTTTGAATTGAAAGAAATAAATAATAGATATGTTGGAATTTCATATCATATTACACATAATTCAAATCAATTAGCATGGGGTTTTAAACATTGGGTTGATGGTGGAACTCTTTTTGATTATAAATTTATAGAAAAAATAAAATTTAATATTGATGAAATATCAGAAAGTAGATGGAAAAATGATAAAGAATTAAGTTCAGGTGTTTGGAGACAAGTAAGTCAAAAAATTCATCAAATGAAATTATTAGTACATAAAACCGAATTCTCATTAGTTAAACATAATGGAAATGAAGATTCTAAAATGAATAAATTACAAAGAGATAAACAACCAATACATACATGGAGATTTATTGATGATAAAAACAAATAAATATGGAAGAAATATCAGTTATATTAAACGTATATAAAAGACCACATAGTTTAGATAAACAAATTGAGGCTGTTTTAAATCAAACAGTTAAAATTAAACCAGAAAATATTCATGTTTGGTTTAATAAATCAGATATTCGACAAAATTTACCAATAAATAAAAACGTAAAAACATATGTGACTAATTGGAATAGTAAATTCCATGGAAGATTTACAATTCCATTATTAATAAGAACACCCTATATTGCAATGTTTGATGATGATACTATTCCGGGTAATAAATGGTTTGAAAATTGTTTAACTACGATGAAAAAACATAATGGTATATTAGGGTCTAGTGGTGTTATAATTAATAGTAAAGCGTATAGACCACACTCTAAGGCTGGGTGGACAGGAACACATAGTGATGGGACAATGAGAGTTGATTTAGTTGGTCATGGGTGGTTTTTTAAACAAGAATGGGCAAAATATATGTGGTATGAAAAACCAGTATCATGGGATAATGGTGAAGATATTATGTTTTCATATTTAGCACAAAAATATGGTGGAATAAATACATTTGTACCACCACATCCTGAAAGTGATAGAGAAATGTGGGGTAATCTCCCAGAAAGAGATGGTGGGTTAGGAAATGATAATGTTGCATCATTTAAGATAAATGCAGATCATTATGGATTAAGAGATTTGGTTTGTTCTAAATGTATTGATAAAGGTTGGAATACTGTACATAAAATAAAATGAGTAAAATATTTAAAGAACATTTTTTTATGTTATTTGATAAATTTAAAAGGGGTGAAAATTTTGCCTTTAGTAGATTTTCAGATGGTGAATTACGTATAATGCAAAATAAAGAACTTATTCTTGCTAATGATTATTTTAAAATAGGTAATAAAAAAACAGCAGGATTTTATCATCCAGAGGATTATAAACATTTTGATCCAAATAAACACCAATTTTATAGACAAGAATTAATGGATGCTTATCAACATCTTCAAAATAACTATTATGTGGGATTATCTTGTCGTTGTTGTGTTGGTCAAGCAGATTTTGATGAAATGGTTGATTGGTATGATGGTAATCCAAATAGTGATTTATTAACATGGTCTAATTTATGGGTTAATGGTAATTTCCCATTATTTAAAGAATATATGATTCCAGAATTTTCAAATAAGAAAATTGTTTACGTTCTAAATGAAATTGGACATATTGATGGACTACCATTTAAGGTTGAAAAAGATTTTAGAGTTGGTAAAAATTGTATTATTAATGATTATGAATTAATTGAACATATGGACAATTGGATTAGTGAAAATTTAATTGAAAATCATGTATTTTTATTTTCGGCATCATCACTAAGTAATTTTTTAATACATCATTTATATAAGAAATACCCAAATAATACATATATAGATGTTGGTACTACAATGAATGATTATTTAGGTATGAAAGGTATAAGGGGGTATTTAAAAGGAGGAAATAGAAAAATTTGTATATGGTAAAGTTAGTAAAGAACGAGAAAAGGTATTGGGAATTTATTAGAAAACTAAGATCTAATGATCAAGTTCAAGATGGGTTTATTGAAAATGTTCAAATTACATCAAAACAACAGGAAAAGTATATGGAAAAGCATAATGACGAATATTGGATTTGTTTGGTTAATGATATTCCAGTAGGTTTTGTTGGTTCTGTTGATAATGATATTAGGGTTTGTACACATCCTGATCACCAAAAGAAAGGATATGGTAAATTAATGATTAACGAACTAATGAGATTAGCCCCAACATCTTTTGCTAAAGTTAAACATGATAATGAGTCTAGTAATAAACTTTTTATTTCATGTGGGTTTAAGTTTGTAATGGAAGATTCAAAATTCAAATATTATAAAAAAGAATTTGTAGAATATAAAACAAATTTACATAATCCATTTAAAATTGTTGAAATGTTTGAAGAAGAAGTTGCTAAATATACTGGTGCACCTTATGCGGTAGCTATTGATAGTTGTACTAATGCAATATTTCTTTCTTTAATGTATATGAAAGAACTAGAAGATTATGATAATGAATATGTTATTATTCCAAATAAAACATATTTATCAGTACCAATGTCTGCAATTCATGCTGGTTATGATGTAAAATTTAGAAATTATGAATGGTCTGGTATGTATTCATTAGAACCTTTACCTGTAATTGATGCTGCTAAAAGATTTACATCTAATATGTATATGAAAGGTAAATTTATATGTTTGTCATTTCATATAAAAAAAACACTACCAATGGGTAAGGGTGGTATGATATTAACCGACAACCCTGAAGCTGTTGAATGGTTTAAGAAAGCAAGATATGAAGGAAGATCAGCAATTGGTTATAAAGATGATAATATAAAAACACTTGGTTGGAATATGTATATGACACCACAAGAAGCAGCACATGGTCTTGCATTAATGCAAAATTATCCACAAAATGTTGCTGATTTAGGTGAAAACGGTGGATATAAAGATTTAAAAACTAATGATGTATTTAATAAATTTAAACAAATATGATAGAATTTAACGACCCTACAAATTGGTTAACAACAAGAATAAATGGTGTAAAAAAGGCATATTATGTGCCTGATGAATTTAATGGTTTTGGTGTTGCAGTAGATGTTGGTGCAAATGTTGGTGGGTTTCCAATTGTTAATCATAATAAATTTGAAAAAATATATTGTTTTGAACCAGCAGAATATACATATAATGAATGCTTAAAAAATATTGAAATGTTTGATAATGTTAAACTTTATAAATATGCTGTTTCAAATAAATCTGGTGATAAAATTAAATTAAAAGCATATAAAGCATCTAATTATTCAGGAAATGCATCTACATATGATGATGATAGATGGGATGATAATAACTATGAAATGGTTGAAACAATTACTATTGAAGATATTTATGAAATAATTGGAACTAAAGAAATTGATTACTTGAAGGTTGATTGTGAGGGGAGTGAATATAATCTATTAATGAATAAGGATTTATCTAAAATTAAATATATATCAGTAGAAATTCATATTCAATTAAAAGAAAAATTATCAAAATTAATTGATTATTTAAAAAAATATTTTGATGTATTAATCGATTTAAATGATGGTATAACAATGCATAAAGAAATGACATTTAAAAATAAAAAAATATAATGGAAAAAATATATTCAAAAGTAGATCCAAAATTACTTCTTCATATTATAAGAAGATTAGATGATATAAAAAAACAAGAAACTAGAGTTGAATTAGTACCTGAAGATAATTTTATTCAGTGTTCTTCACTAAAAATGAAAAAAGGTAAGAAATTTAAACCACATAAACATATTAAGAAGAAAAGAACATATGAAAATCAAATTGCACAAGAATCTTGGGTGATTATTAATGGTAGTGTTAAATGTACTTTTTATGATATTAATGATAATGTTATTGCAACACCAACACTTAAAGTTGGGGATGCTTCATTTACATTGTATGGTGGTCATACATATGAAATATTGGAAGATAATACCATAGTATATGAATATAAGACAGGTCCTTATGAGGGTCAAGAATTAGATAAAAGGTTTATATAATGGAAGAAATTAAATTACATTTAGGTTGTGGTTGGAGAAATTTTGGTAAAGATTGGATTCATGTTGATAATGGTGATTATAATCATTTAGATTATAATTGTAATGTCTCATTATTACCCTTTAATAATAATTTTGCTGATATAATTTATGCATCACATGTGATTGGATATTTTGATAGAGATGAAATTATTGATGTATTTAAAGAATGGTATAGAGTATTAAAACCAAACGGTGTGTTAAGAATTGCAACACCTGATATTGAATCAATATCTAACCTATATAATAATAAAAATTATCAAATAGAAAATTTTTTAGGTCCTATTTTCGGCAAAATGAAAATGGGTAATAATATAATTTATCATAAAACAATATATGATTTTGATTCATTAAAAAATATATTAAATGGTATTAATTTTAAAAATGTTAAGAAATATGATTGGAGAAATACAGACCATTCACAATTTGATGATCATTCACAATCGTATTTACCACATATGAATAAAAAAAATGGACAACTAATAAGTTTAAATATTGAATGTAACAAATATGAAAATTAAACAAGGTAAAGATATATTTATACATTCAAATGTTGAATTTAAAAGACCAGAATTAATTGAACTGGGTAATCATATTGCAATTGATTATGGTTTTTATTGTACAACTGGAATGAAAACAGGTGATTATATCCATATTGCACCACATGTGACATCTATTGGCGGTATTGATGGAATGTTAACATTAAAAGGATTTAATAATATTATGGCTGGTGCTAGAATTGTATGTGGTTCAGATAGGTTTGATGATTCTGGTTTATTTGGTGCTTTAATACCTAAAGAACTGGTTGGTAGTCAAATAATAAAACCAATCATAATGAAAGAATTTTCAAATGTTGGTTCAAATGCAATTATATTACCGGGTACAATACTAAGAAAAGGTGTTTTAGTTACAGCAGGAAGTTTAATATATGGTGATACTGAAGAATGGGGTATATATAAGGGTAATCCTGCAAAGTTGATAAAAAAGATTGATGGTAATAAAATAATTGAAAATGCGAAAAAATTGGGATATGTGTATACATAAACCATATAATAAATATAATTATAAAATTGATGGTTGTTTTGTAGACCCAGAAGAAAGGTTTGCATTTATTCATATATATAAAAACGCATCAATTTCATTTAGAAATGCATTAAATATGCGTGGTAGATATTTTAAATATATTGATGTTAAAGATAAAGGATTAGTTACTGTTTGTATATTAAGAAATCCAATTGATAGAGTAATTTCAATGTATCTTTATTTATTAAGACTTGAAGATAATGGATATCCAAATCAACATCCAATAGAAGAAACAAAAAAATCTTGTTTTTATAAGAATCAAGATGATGTTATTGAAAGTTTTAAATATTTTTTGAATGCTATTAGTGATAATAATTATTATGATGCTGTTACATATCCACAAATTAAATTTATAGAAGATAGAGGTTTAAATATTAATGATATTGACGAAATAATGTTAGAGAAGAATTTATCATGGGAATATAAAGAATTTAAAGAGAAATATAAGATTAAAAATGATTTAGATTTCCCAAACGATAATGTTGGTAATGAGGAAAAGAAAAAATTAATTTCAAATTATATTAAAACAAATTTTAATATTAAAATGAAAATAATGAATATGTATAGAGAAGATATTCAAATGTATAATACAATTGCTTTAGAAAGAAATGTAAACATATTAATATGAAAACATATATTGCATGTAATATAGCACAAGATGGAATGGGTGCTAGAGTTCAAAGAATTTTCAATGTTTGTGCGTTTGCATATTATTTAAATGAAGAATATTCTAAAGATATTGAATACTTAAATGTTCCACTATCATATGAAGGGTTTGGTGTTAATTTTCTTGCTGGTGAAAAAACAAGATCAAAAAATTATAGTACATGGAATAGAGAAGGGTATATTAAGAGTGCTAATGAATGGGATAAAACATTAAATTATGTGGGTGTTGATGTTAATAATATAATTTTAAATGATTTTACTATTGTTAAAGGTGATATGACCCAAGTAGTTAGAGAAATAAAAAATAATGAACATAAAAATAAAATATATTTAATATCAACATTACATAAACATTTAGATAGAAAAGATTTAAGTATTGAAATAATGAAAAAATATAGAAGTAAGATATTTTCATTATTTCAATTTAAACATGAAATGTCAAACGAAATAATCATACATATTAGAAGATCAGACATTGTAAAATATCAAAATAGAATATTAAACGATGATTATTATTTAAATATATTAGATACATTAACAAAAAATGGAAATGAAAACATAATAATAACCACACAAAGATTGAATTTTAATCCAAAACCATATAATAAATATAAAATAATATATGATGATGAAATTAGTTCAAATGAAATGTTTATTAGAATGATAAATGCTAAATTATTAGTATTATCTATAAGTTCTTTTAGTTATGCATCTGCACTATTATGTAATGGTATTGTAGTTTATCCTAAAATGAGACATATTAAAATGAATGATTGGATATTAAAAAATGAAATAAAAAATATAAAGAATGGAAAAATATGATAGTTATCCTTTAGGTCAAATACCCAAACATTTACAACGTCCAGAACTTGACATAATAAAAGAAATGGGTTATTATTGGAACGACCCAAGAGAAGTGATTGACATGTTTGAACAAAAAGTTGCTGAATTTGCAGGTGCAAAATATGGTATTTTAACTGATTGTTGTACAAATGGTATGTTTTTATCATTAAAATATCTAATGAATATTGGTGAAATAATGGTTGAATGGAATATTCATCCTAAAATAACCATACCTAATAGAACATATGTTTCATTACCTATGTTAATTAATCAAGTAGGATTAGATTATGAGTTTAAAGATTATGAATGGAGTGGAATTTATCGATTAAATCCTACTAGAGTATATGATGGTGCAGTACGTTGGACTAAAGACATGTATGTTGGAAATAATGCATTACAGGTTGTATCTTTTCAAATAAAGAAAAGAATACCAATTGGTAAGGGTGGTATTATTTTAACTGATGATAAGGAAGCAGCAAAGATGTTAAAATTAATGAGTTATGATGGTAGAGATCTGACAGTATCATATAATGATTGTAATCATATAAAAACAAAGGGATATCATATGTATATGACACCTGAAGATGCAGCAAGAGGAATAATATTAATGGATAGTGTACCTGAAGAAAATGAAGATAGTGGAAATAGTACGATGTATCCAGATATTGAAGAAATGATAAAAAATATAAGAATATAGTAAAATAAATATAAAATATGAAAAAAGCGTTTATAACAGGAATTAGTGGTCAAGATGGTAGTTATCTTAGTGAATATTTATTATCACTAGGATATGAAGTACATGGAATGATTAGAAGAAACTCTGTTGCTGAAAACCAACAATATAGGATTGAAGGTTTAAGAAGTAATAAAAATATGTACGTACATTATGGTGATTTATTAGATCAAACATCAATAGAACGTCTATTAACCGAAATAATGCCCGATGAAATATATAATTTAGGTGCTCAGTCACACGTTAGAATTAGTTTTGATATACCACAATTTACAGTACAAACAAATGCGTTGGGTGTTGTTAATATATTAGAAGCGTATAAAAGACTTTGCCCTGATGCTAAATTTTATCAAGCAAGTTCATCTGAAATGTTTGGTTTAACTGTTGAGAATGATAAGTTTCAAAGAGAAACTACATTAATGAATCCAGTATCTCCTTATGGTTGTGCTAAAGTATTCTCATATAATATGGTTCGTCATTATAGACGTGCTTATAATTTACACGCAACCAACGGAATATTATTTAATCATGAATCACCAAGAAGAGGAAGTAATTTTGTTACAAATAAAGTAGTTAAAATTGCATGTATGATTAAATTAGGAAAGGCAGATAAACTAGAATTAGGGAATATTGATTCTTATAGAGATTGGGGGCATTCAAAAGATTATGTTCGTGCAATGCATAAAGTAATTAATCATGATATTGCAGACGATTTTGTTATATCAACAATGGAAACACATTCAGTTCGTGAAATGTGTGATGTTGTTTTTAGTTATTTAGATATGAATTATAAAGATTATGTAGTACAAAACCCTAAATTTATTAGACCAGAAGAGTTACCATATCTAAAGGGTGATTCAACAAAAGCAAGAAATGTTTTAGGTTGGAAACCAGAATATTCATTTGAGATAATGATGCATGAAATGGTTGATCATTGGATGGATGAATTACAGGGTATTAAATCGAATAGATAATGAAAATAATAATACCTACATGTGATAAATATCGTAATATATTAGAAGCTAATAAATATACAATGGATAAATTTGGCGGTTCAAATTTAGACATTACTATTTTAGGATATAAAAAACCTGAATTTGATATGGGTAATTGGAAGTTTTTTTGTTTGGGTAATGATAATGGTGCAGATAATTTCACTAATGATATATATAATTTTTTTAAAGATTTTAAAGATGAATATTTTATATATGGTAATGATGATATTGTTGCAGTTGATGAATTAAATATTGAAATGATAAATGAATTTAAAAAATTAATGGATAATGATGACAAAGTAGTAAAAATCTGTTTAACATCTGCTGCACCAAGTGTATATGGTAATGATATTTATAAAAATGGGAATGATTATAATTTTATTAAATTACCTAATAATGGGGAATATAGATTATCGTTACATTATGGTGTATGGAGAACATCATATTTTATGAAATATTTTGAATTAGGAATTTCTCCTTGGGAATGGGAATTAAGAGATGTTGCAAAAAATGATGGTGCTATCATATTAGGTACTGATAAAAAACATGTTTTAGATTTTGGGCATATACTTAGAAGGGGTGGTATGATAACGGAAACATGGTATAAATCATTATATACCAATAAACAATTAAATGATGATGATATTCAATATGTAAAAAAAATAATTGAAAACTTATGATACTATTAACATTTGGAACAAGACCAGAATATTTGAAAATTAAACCTTTAATTAAAGAGTTTATAAAAAATAATATTGATTATAAAATACTATTTACTGGTCAACATTTAAATATTGCTGATTTTAAATCAGATTATGTAATATCAATTAAAGATGGTGAAAATCGTTTAGATTCAATAGTTAGTTCAATAATGAATGAATTAACATCTATAATTAGATTAGAACCAACATTAAAATATGTTTTAGTACAAGGCGATACGACATCAGTATTAGCCGTTGCATTGTCTGCATTTCATCATCAAATAAAAGTAATTCATCTTGAAGCTGGATTAAGAACATTTGATAAGAAAAACCCATATCCAGAAGAAACAAATAGACGTATAGTGTCATCAATTGCTGATATACATTTATGTCCAACAGATTTATCTAAAACGTACTTAGAAAGAGAAAAAACAGAAGGTGATATATATGTTGTGGGAAATACAGGATTAGATAATCTATTACCTTGGAAAGAAAAATTAAAAACATTTACAGGTAGCAACGATATTTTAATTACACTCCATAGAAGAGAAAATCATCATTGGATGAAAGAGTGGTTTTTATTAATAAATGAAATAGCAAAAAAACATAATTATCTTAATTTTATATTTCCAATGCATCCAAACCCAAAAGTTCAAATAAATAAAGTATTCATTGATGCACCAAACATTAAAATAATTGAACCATTAGATCATGATGAACTATTAGATGTTTTAGTAAATTCAAGATTAGTTATAACTGATTCAGGTGGGATACAAGAAGAATGTAGCTTTTTAAATAAAATTTGTTTAACTTGCAGAAAAGTAACGGAAAGACCCGAAGCAATAGGATATTCTACAAGAATGGTTAAATCACCATTAGAATTACCAGATATATTTGAAAAATATATAAACAATTCAATTATTAAATATGAATCACCATTTGGTGATGGACATGCTTCAGAAAAGATAGTAAAAATACTAAAAGAATTATGAAAAAAGTATTAGTAATAGGAGATAGTTGTTTGGATGTATTCCAATATGGAAAATGTAATAGAATAAGTCCTGAAGCACCAGTACCAATATTTGAACCAACAAATACGGAAAGTAATGTAGGTATGGCTGAAAATGTATTAAATAATTTATTAGCATTGAATGTTCATGTTGATATTATTACAAACGATTCAGATAAACCTACAAAAGTAAGATATGTTGATGAAGTATCAAATCAAATGCTTTTACGTATAGATACTGAAGATAAAGTTAAACCATTAAAAAGTTTTTGGGGTAAATTAAAACTAACGCATTGGGATGGTGTTGTTATCTCTGACTATAATAAAGGGTTTTTAGATGAAGAAATTATATTTAAAATAGTTACATATTGTAAGGGACATAAAATACCAACATTTCTAGATACTAAGAAAAAAATAGGTAGTTGGGCAAATGATATTAATTTCATTAAAATTAATGAAAAAGAATATTTGGAAAATGAAGATGAGTTATATGGGTTTAAAAATCATCTTATAACAACACTAGGAAAAGAGGGTGCTAAACATTATGATAAGACATTAGGAACAACTATAATACACCCAATTAAAAACAAATCAGAAGTTCGAGATTTATCAGGAGCTGGTGATACATTTTTAGCTAGTTTTGTTGCGGATTATCTAGAAAATAACGATATTGCATCTGCAATTAATTTTGCAAACAGATGTGCATCATATGTTGTTACACAAAAGGGGGTTGTTGTTGTAGATAATGATAAAATTTAATGTTCAAAATAGGTAATATTATATATGAAGATGAATTAGTTAATCATACTAAGGTTGATTATATTAATTATATTGATATGAAAAATGGTGGTAATGATTTAAATATACCAACAGATATACCAATATTGTTTGTAGGGTGGAATCAGTTTAAAGTAACACTCAATGATTTCCATGATAAAATATCAATTCTAAATAAAGAAATCAAATCAAATCAATTATATTGGGAATTTTCTTTCAATGAAAATAAAGCACAACATGTAGGTGGAATAGAAATGTTTGTTAGAAATGCACCGTATTATTATTTTAGAGGTAAATATACATATAAAAATATTGATCCCATATTTGATAAAATATCTAATTTAGAAAATTTTAAAAATATACTACCTAATGAAAAATTTAATACATTTCAATATAAGGATGAAATGATTTACATATTAGATAATAATAATAATATATTTGGTATTGATTTAAAAATGTATGAATATTTTAATTTTAATCTAGATAAATTAACATCTATTCTTATTGATAGAAGTATTACAACAAAACACGATATAGATGGTTCTATCTATCAAAAACAATATAAAATTTTTCCTTTTTTCGAAGAATTAAAAAGATACCTAGTAGTTTTAATGTTAAAACCTTAGTTTTTTAGTTTAAGTCTATAATAACATAAAAAAATGGACGTATGAAAATAGTAAATTAGAAGCACTAAAATATGAATTTTTACATGAATTTAGAAAAAATTCTGAAAGAGTATATAAAGTTTGTAATAAAAATAAATGAATAAAATTAAATAGAAGAAAAACAGGTGGAATTGGGAGTTGTTCTACTGTATTGGATTTTAATAGAATGAATAAATTGATTAGAAAATATGATTGTTTGGATGAATTTAAAAATGATGACATTGAACTATATAACATTGCAAAAAGAAGTGGTTGAGTTAATTGTTTATTTGTTTGTGAAGATTTAATGAATTTGTAAGTATTTATATAAAATAACTTTATTTTAAAAAAAAAATAATGAAAGATAATAATGAAAAAGTATTAAATGATTTTCTTGGTACTGAAGAAGAGGTTGTTGATGAAAAGATTAAGAACGAAAAAAAAATAATCCTAGATGAACGTGAGGGATTGATTGAGAGAATTGATCGTACATTTGTAGATAGTAAAGGTCGTCAATTATTAAGAGAGCAATACTAAAACTTTTAAAATATGGCAATAGAGAAAAAGAAATCTATGAACGAAACCGTTGATAGAATGAAATACTTGTTCAAATATACGTTGAATGAGGCTAGTTATACCCTTATTGATGGAATAGAGGAAGATGATAGTATTCCAGAAGAAATCTGGACAGAACCATCATCGGTATCACCTGTATCTCCTAACAATTCTAATGTTATGGAAGATGAAGAACCACAAATGGATAACGAAGGATTGCCTGTTGAAGAACCTGTACCTGCTGAAGGTGAATTTCCAAAAGAAGAAATGGGAGTTGAAGACCCTATGGCTATGGATGGTGAAATGAGTATGGAAGAACCAATACCAGAAGAACCAGCACCACCATCAGCAGATGAAATACAAAATAATATATTAAAGTCAAGCATATCTGCAATGCAGAAAATGAATGATGAATTAAATAGTTTAGAATCAACATTAGGTATGTTGAATTCAAAGATTGATGGATTAAACAAAGAAGTTGAAGAAGTTAGAGAACCAACTAATGTTGAAAAATTAATGTCAAAAAAGGAAGATTCACATCCCTTTTATTATAATTTAAATGATATGTGGGATGGTAATTCATTTCAAGCAAGAAGACAAGTTGAAAATAGTGAAGGTATGAAACAAACTGATGATGGTTCATTTGTTGCTGATTTTGATACACTACCTAAATACACAGATCAAGAAGTAACTGACAGTTTTTAATTATGAGAGTACATAAAAAAATAGGCACTAAAGAAAAACTTTTTGAAATGTTCGAAAACGTTAATAAGATTAAATTAAATGAGGAAATCCACAATACTTCGATTGATGATTTAAAACAATATGATAGACTTGAAGATTCTGAAGGAAATCAATTTTCAATACAAAGTTTTGAAGATGGTCATGTTAATGTAAGGGGTGATAGGGGAGGTAAATTTATTGCAAATAATGAGTTAAAGTATTATAAAAAAAGACCATCAATAGGTAAATTTGATACAAATGAATCATTTGATTCTCCAAAGGAAAAAGATAAAAAATATTTAGATAAGACTGTTGGTGATGAAAGTTCACAAGTTTCTAAATATGATGATGGTATACGTTATCCAGTAGAAGATAGGTTAAAAGTTAAAGACCCATCATTAGAAAAACTTAAAGGTGATGATGCTCCAATTAAAGAAGCGTTTGATGAAGATGATCAAGATGTTGTAGATAAAAATTCTGAAGAAACACAATTAGATGTAAATCCTGATGAAGAACCAGTAGATAATGATGATGGTGAAAGTGCTGAAGAAAAACCAGCGTGGGATGAAAATTTTGGTGATGAACCAGAACCTGATGATATGGAAATGGATACACTCCCACCAGATGAAGCAGCAGAAGATGCACCAGAATTAGGTGGTGAAATTGAAAATGGTGGTGTTGAACAAATGACAAATACTATGGAAGAACCACATGTTGATCAAATCGAAGGTGGTTTAGCAGATGATGCACAACCTAGTGATTTTTGTCCTGTTCAAATTGCTAAAGGTATTCAAGTAGAAATGGAACATACGGATGATCCTCACAAAGCATTAGAAATTGCAATGGATCATTTAACCGAAATTTCTGATTACTACGATAGATTAGAAGCTATGGAAGCTGAAGCTAAAGGAATGGAAACAGATATGGGTGCTCCTGAAGATAGTCTATTAGACCCTTCTAAGCATTGGGTTGATGATTATACACCACAAAATGTTTCAATGAGAGATGAAGAACTAGAAGAGGATTATCCACTTGAAGGTGGTGACCCTGAAGCTGGTGAAGAAGAATATGAATTTTATGAAAAAGCTAAAAATGGTGAGTTTGAAGATGATGATGAAAAAACAATAGATGAAAATGTAGATTCTATTAATGGTATTGATATTAATGGTGTCCCTATTAATAAATATGAAAAATATCTTAATAATGAATTAAGTAATCCATCTAGTAATAAATTTGAAGGGGGTACTGATGTTTGGGTTTTTGATTTTCCTAAATCAAAATTTGACGAAAATTGGTACAATTCCATGAAACAATATATGGGTTATAGTGATGCTGGTGTTGAGGGAAATGCTGGTGGTTGGGTTACTAAAGAAAGAAAGGATATTGAAGATGTTGGTGATTATTATAGATTAACAGTAACAATTGAAAGTGTAATGGATATTTAAACTATGAGAATACATAAAAAAATAGGGACTAAAGAAAGACTTTTCGAGATGTTCGAAAATGTTAATAAGGTAAATCTAAATGAATCATATGTTGATACATTAAGTAATGAAGTAGGAACTGATAGTGTAATTTTCAAAATATTATTTACTTATATTTCTAAAAATACTATTACTGAAGAGGAATTTCAAGTAGGTGAATTAACAGTTCAAATTGAAGCAAATCCTATAACATGGGATGAACCATCATATCAAGCAGCAACACAAATACAACCTGAAGAAGGTGGATATCCTGAAAATGTTCAAGGTGAAATTTCAGATATTGTAATATGGGATAGGAATGATAATGAATATAAATTATCAAGTGATGCATTACAAAAATTAAATCAAAAGGTACAGTTTGATGGTAAAGTATTAGAAGATATTACAGAAAAAGCAATTAATGTTGATGGAGAAGATGAATATAGTCGTGCTGATTTTGCTCGTAAAGATAGTTTAGAAAATGAAGGTATAATTAAAGAAGAACAATCAGATGAAGAATTACATCAAGAAATTTATAATGAATTAGAAATGAGATATTCAAATTCATTAAAAACAATACCACATAACGACATTACTGATGTTTCTCAAATGTATAATGTAGATGATGAATATATTATTAATGTTGCTGCAAATGTAATTGCAGATATTAATAATATGGTAAATACTGAAAATGAAGAAGAATTAGATGATATTTTTAATAGATTTTTGAAAGATTTAGATGAAAAAAATATTGATTATACACAACATGATTTTAATACTCTTTATGATATAATGAATCATGAATATGCAATTTCTGGTGGTGATTGGAGTAAAGGAGATGTTAAATTAGCTTGGGATAAAAAAACTAAAGACCCAAATCAAAGAAATATGTTTGAAACATCGTACTATGACTTAAATAAAAAAACAGGTGTTGTTGACAAGATGGAAGGGATTAAATTTAAATATGATCAAAAGGGTAATTGGATACCTGAAGGTTATGAAGATAAAAAAATTGCTTTAAGATCATTAGAACAACCATTAGGTAGTGATAATTGGAAAGTTGTAGTAGTTACTTTAGATATTAATGGTGAACTTGATGATATTATTAAAGTTACTGATAGTTGGGAAGAAGGAAAGAATGCACTACATACATCAATCACATAATTAATAAAATATTCTTAATCACATACAAGGTAATGAGTATATATCGATCATATTTTCTTAAAAACAATACGCTGATAGAGAATAATAGAACTAACAATTCTCAAAATCCTGTTACCGAAATTTCTTACGGTACACCAAATTCTGATGTAAGTAGATTCATATTTAATATTGACTTAGAAGGACTTAAAACCTATATTGATAATGGTACTATCAAACCAGAAATGATTGTAGGACACGTTCTTAAAATGGTTAATACAATAAGATTTAGTGAAGATAGAATAGGTGGAAAGTTTAATGATTTCATTACTGATAGAACAACTTCTTTTGATTTGGATTTATATAATATAGATGAAGATTGGGATGAAGGAAATGGATATGATTTTGTTTATATAGATGAACAATTTCCACAAATACCACATCAAGCAGTTAATTGGTTCGATAGAAAAACAGATGTACCTTGGACTGTTGAAGGTGGTTATATTAGTGGTTCAACTAACATATTAGCATCACAACATTTTGAAGTCGGAAATGAAGATATTGAAATTGATGTAACTGATTATATTAATGATATATTATTCAGTGGTTCAACAGGATATACAGCAACAACATCAGGTGTTACTTATGGTTTAGGTTTAAAATTTCCTGATAATTTAGAAATACTTGAAACGTTAAATAGACAAGCTGTAGCTTTCCATGTTAAAGATACAACAACATTTTTTGAACCATATATTGAAACCATATACGATAATAGAATTACAGATGATAGAAATTACTTCTACCTAGATAAGGATAATGAATTATATTTATATTCTAATGTTGGTGGAACACTACAAGATGTTACCGTTAACAGTGTTACGATTATTGATTATAATGATATTGAAGACACTTAATATTAATTCCGATGAATATCCAGATGCTGTATTATTTACTGATCGTTGGAATATTACACAAAATGGAAAAAATAAAGATGTTGATCAAGAATTTTACTTGATTTCTCAAGATAAATATTTTAACTTTGAAAATACAAATAGAGTATTATCAGATAATCACTATTTTACATATAGTGGTATTAAAGAAAGTGAAAATATCAAACGAGGTAGATTCAGAAAGATTTTTGTTGAAACTAAAGCATTTTATCCTAATCAAGATAATAATCAAACATTTGATATCGAATATAGATTATTTTCAACACAGAATAATAATTATGAATTTGATGTAATTCCTTGGACTAAAGTAGATAGAACATCCAAAGGTTATGAATTCACATTAGATACTTCGTGGTTAATTCCACAAGACTATTCTCTTCAAGTTAGAATGGTAGAAGGAGACATTTTTTATGTAAAAGAAAAAATTAAATTTTCTGTTGTTTCCGATGGTGTTACTGGTGCACAAAACTAAAGTTATACGTATTTATATTAGTAAAGGTTACGAAAATATTAATTTATTTTCAAAAACACTTGTAGAACACTGAAAAAAATTGTAGATTTGTAAATGTATTTAAAATTGTAATAACAATGTAAATAATAACAATGTAAATAATAACAATGTAAATAATAACAATGTAAATAATAACAATGTAAATAATAACAATGTATTACTCTGATGTAATGACAATGTTTGATGATTATGAAAATAAATCAACGGACAACAAGCCTAAACAAACAAAAGAAGACATTCTTGCTAAATATTTCACCCCACGTAATGGGATTGAACAATTTAGAATTTTACCACCACTTAAAGGTAGAAAAATAATTGAATCAGCATTTTTTCACTATGTACCTGTTAATAAAGCAATAACAGCAGGTAAAGGTTGGAGGAAAATCTACTGTCCTGCACACAACTCTCCTAAAGTTCCTAAATTAGATGCACAAGGTATGGTAATTAAAGATCAGGGTGGCAATCCTGTATTAGTTGCCGAAAAATGCCCTTTATGTGAAAAGGCAGAACAAATTAAGCAACGTCTTGACACAAGTGTTAAGTTTATTAAGAAAGATGCTATGAATGATGCACAATTAGCAATTCGTGAAAAGAATATTATGATTTATAAGGAAGCAGGTAAGTGGGAAGCTAGAAAATATCACATTGTTCGTGGTATCGATAGAGGTAAAGTAAAAGATGGTGTAAAATTTTGGAGATTTAAAGACAACTTTAAGAATCAAGGTATTCTTGATAAGTTAGTTCCTGCTCTTAAATTATATTACGAAGATCAACAAAAAAATCCAACTGATATTAATGAAGGTACTGATTTATATATTAATGTAGTAGACTCTAGAATGCCAAATGGTAACACATATAAAGATGTTTCTTCAATTACTGCAAGACAACCAAGTAAATTATATGATGATCATATCGTAGTTAATCAATGGTTAAGTGATCAAGTTACTTGGAGAGATGTATTTAAAGAAGCAACAATGACGAAAGTTTTAACTTCGTCAGAATATCTTGAAAGAGTTGCTAAAGGTACAGACCCATTTTGGGATGATAGAGATCAAGATAATAAGAGATATATATTTCCAGATGTTGCTGATGCAGATTTAATGGTAAAAGCAAATGAAAAATCAGAAAGTCTTGATGCAGATTCAACAGAAAGTTATGAGATGGCTTCAGACGTAGCAGCAGCTAATGTTGTAAATGATTCTTATAATGTTAACATCACAAATGTTACAGCAGAAGATGTAGGAACACATAAAGATGATGCAGTTGATGTTGGTGCAGAATTTACTAATACACCTACTGAACAAGTTGCACCGCAACCTGTTGTAGAACAAGCACCACATATATTTACACCATCAGTTGAAGATGATGTAGAAAGTGAAGAGTACGATGATCTACCATTCTAAATAGGATGAACATAAAAGGGGAGAGTGGGAATTAGATCTTCCCCCTTTTTTTATTACACTAAAACACACAAATAAAAAAACATTAATATGAGCGATATACCTAAAGGTGGTAAAAGAAAACCTACCAATAAAAAATCATTTTCATTAGATGATTTTAGAAAAAAAACAGGAACTGAAATAATTAAAGATAAACAATTAAATTGGTATAAAACATCTAGTGCTTTACAAAAAGCAACAGGATTACCCGGTTTTCCTAAAGGATACGTATCACTTGCACGTGGTTTTTCAAATACAGGTAAATCAACATCAGTATCAGAAGCAGCAGTTGCAGCACAAAAGGAAGGTGATTTAGTTATATTTATTGACACTGAGAATAATATTGGTGAAGATAGATTAACAGCAATGGGGTTAGATGTTAATGAAGTAATAATGATTAGAAATGATTATTTGTTAAAACATTTTGGAAAAGTAAAAGATAAAAACAGATCAGAAGCAGCAATAGAAGATATGGCTGATTGTATAACACATTTTCTTAATTTACAAGATTCAGGTGAATTACAAAACAACTTATGTATTATTATAGATTCTCTTGGTAGTTTAGATTGTGTTAGAAGTATTAATGCAGCAGATAAAGGGACTTCTGATAATAATATGTGGAATGCAGGTGCTTTTGAAAGATCATTTAAATATCTATTAAATAGTAGAATACCATCTTCAAGAAAAGAAAATAAACCATATATAAATACAATTATTGGTGTACAAAAAATATGGTTAGATTCAATGCAAGGTGCTGGTGTTGTAAAACATAAAGGTGGTGAAGCGTTTTTCTTTGGAGCAAGATTAATATATCATCATGGTGGTATTCAATCACATGGAACTAGAAAAGTAACGGCTACTAGCAAAGGAAGAGATGTTGCCTATGGAATTGAATCAAAAGTAGCAATTGTGAAGAATCAGATAGACGGTGCTTTAGGTGGTATAAATATGGAAGGTAAACTTATTTCAACTAAACATGGATTTATTGGTACAGATAAGGATGATATTGATACTTATAAGAAAAATAATTTAAAATTCTTTAGAGATGCATTAGGTGGTGATGTTGATTTAAATGATATTGCAACTAAATTTGTATCAATAAGAAATGATGAGGATTTATCTTTTCTAGAAAATGTAGATACTGAAACAGGTGAAGTTACATGAAAATAAAAACATTATTAGTTGATTCATCATTTCTATTAAAGAGATCGATTCATGGTGCTAAAGATGTTTATACACCAAAGTTTGGTCATATTGGTGGGTTATACCAATTTATGACCAAACTTAGGAAATTGGTTAAAGAGAATCAAATTAATAAAGTTGTTCTTGCATGGGATGGTGAAAATGGTGGTATATATAGACACAATATTGATCCTGCATATAAAGCAAATAGAAAAGATAAGACTTGGGGTGATAGAATAGTAATGTCTGATTACGATATTAAGAAAGAGAAAGAAAAAGACGAATCTGTTTTAAAACAACGTAAGAGAATTCAAGCATATGCAGAAGAACTTTTTCTAAGACAAATTGAGGTATTTAATGTAGAAGCTGATGATTTAATTGCAGAATATTGCAATGAAAATCATAATAAAGAAGATATTATAATTTATACCAATGATAGAGATTTTGTTCAATTATTAAAATTAAATATTAAAATTATGTTTGATAATATTGATATGATTATAGATAAACATAATTTCTTCTTACATTTTCCATATGATTATAAAAACGGATTAACTTTGAAAATAATTGAAGGTGATGTCTCGGATAATATTCAAGGTATTCAGGGATTAAAAATAAAAACATTATTAAAACATTTCCCAGAATTAGCAAATAGATATGTATCTGTAAAAGAAATATGTACTAATGCAGATAAGATTAATGAAGAACGTGTTAGTAAGAAAATGAAACCACTAAAAGCACTTACAAATTTAACCGAAAATGTAGATAGATTAAAATTAAATTATCAACTTATTAATCTAGATGATCCATTTTTAAATGATGATGCTGAAGAAGAATTAGAACAACTATCACTACCACTAAATGATGAAAATAGAAATTCTAAAAATTTAATTAATATGATGATTGAAGACGAATTTTTAACAGTATATAATGGTAACTTTGTTAATTATATAGAACCATTTTATCCTATTATAATGAGTGAGAAAAAAATGTTAAAAGATTACAAGAAATCACATGTAAATGGTTGACATATTAGACAAATTTAACGTATATTTGTATTAAACAATTTATAACAATAACACACACATAAAATGACTGAAAAAGTACAAGAAAAATCACATACAAATAAATTCAAATTTGTCCTTTATCAAGGTAAAGACATAATAATTGAAAGAATATTCAATGCAGATGTTTTTAATCCCATAATTAGATATTCGGTTGACATTCGGGATTCCATTCCTGAAATAATTCAAAATCTACAAAGAGTTATGTCAGGAAGAAATTTAAATTATAAGGATTATGGGTATGATTTCTTAGAAAATTATAAGAAATTAATAGATTTATATTGTATTGATGAAAATAAACTATCTAAACCAAATTTTATTAAATATAAATATGGTAATAAAACCATAAAAGGTATTGAATGTAAATTTGGTTTATATATTAATGATAATCCTATTGTTGAGAGGAAATTTTATGTTGATAATTATAACCCTGCTTCGAGATTTTCTATTGAAATAAGAGAAATTATTAATGAAATTATTGATGATATACATGAATCTTTAAAAGAGTTAGATGTTAATCATATGTGGGATGATTACACTTTGATTAACATATATGGATTATATGTAAATCAAATAAGAGAACTATCCAAAAATAGAAGAAGTGAAATGATTGAAAAATCAACTGATAGAAGCTATATTAAAATGATTAAATCTCATTATTGTAATCAAACTCATCAACAATTAAATAATTAACACAAATTCCTGTTATATTTTTATAAACCTATAGTTGGAAAGTTAACTCTAGCGTTTTGAATATATACGTAGACTAATGTACTAGATGTATTATTCTAGAAGTAAAAACAAGTAAAAACAAGTAAACAATAATGATGGGAGATGAATATACTATTTCACAATATTTAGGTGCTGAATTTCAATTAAAAATTTTATGGCAATTAGTAAGTGAACCAGAATTTGCAGAAAAATCAATTCCATTATTAGAAATATCGTATTTTGATGATGCTACATTTAAAAGATTTTTTTCTATAATACAACAATATTTTGAATTAAATGGTAAACCACCTAATTTACAAAATAAAAGTATTTTACATGCAATTAGAAAATTCAGTAAAAAAAATGACCCTATTGAAATTGATTTATTGGATGCAGTTGCAATCCAATTAAATAATTGGAACGAAAGAGTTTTAAATAAAGAACTTCAACATGATGGTGATACAATTCAAAAGGAAACATTAAATTTTATTAAACAACAAGAATATAGAAAAATAGCATCCTATATTCAAGGTGAAGTTAAACAAGGTAATAATAGTGATGAATTTTTATTTAATGTTGAAAATGACTTAAAGAAAATCGGTGAGATTGGTGATGAAGATGATATGGGTATCGAAATTATGGATAATATTAGTCGAGCACTTACTAAAGAATTTCGTAAACCAATACCAACAGGTATTAAAGGTATTGATACGTTAACTAATGGTGGTCTCGGTGGTGGTGAGATTGGAATTATATTAGCACCATCAGGTGTTGGTAAATCAACAATATTAACATATATTGCAAATACTGCATATAATTTAGGGTTAAATGTTTTACAAATTATTTTTGAAGATAAAGAAGATGATATTAGGAGAAAACATTTTGCTAAATGGTCTAAAATCCCACTATCTGAAATGGATGATAATCTAGTTAAGGTAAATGATAAAATTATTGATTGGCACAAAGAAAATATATTTGGTAAATTAATAATAAAGAAATTTTCGCAGGAAGATACCACAATGCCTAAAGTTAGACAATATGTTAATAGATATAAAAAGAAATTTGGGTTATCGTTTGATATTATAATATTAGATTATTTGGATGTCCTAGAACCACATACAAGAGGTTTAGATCAAAATGCTGGTGAACTTCAAATAGTTAAATCATTTGAAGGTATGGCACATGAATTAGATATTCCATGTTGGACTGCACTTCAAACTAATAGAAGTGGATTTGGTTCTGAATTAGTAGATACAGGTCAAATGGGTGGTAATATAAAACGTGCACAAAAAACACATTTTTTGATGTCTGTTGCAAAAACTCAAGAACAAAAATTAATAGGACAAGCTAATATTGCTATTCTAAAAGCAAGAATGGCAAGTGATGGACATGTATTTAAAGATTGTATATTTAATAATGATACTATGGAAATAGCATTGACTGATCCAGTTAATGATCCTACTAGAATTAATTTACCTACAATTACTGAAGAAAAAATAGATAATTTAAATCAAGAAATAAGTGAAAGATATAAAGCACGTAGTGAAAATGAAGCAGATGAAATAAATAATAGTAATGAAAATATTGAACACATTAAACCTATTGCTATTGAAAATGGTAAAGAAATATTGAAAAATCTTCACGAAGGAGAAGATATTGGAGATAAATCTAAAACAGATTTAACTGAAATATTAAGACAACAACGTGAAAGTCAAAATGTTATGAAAAATAATTAAATTATTTATAAAAAAATGGAATTTTTTGTAACCTTTGAGGAATAAATCCGTATTTATTATCACACAAAAACAAAAAATAAAAGTTTTAAAATATTTTACAAAATACTTGCATATTAAATTTAAGTATTTTACATTTGCAACACCTTTAAGAAGTAAAGGTAATAAATTATGGGGATGTAGTATAAATTAGTATAGCACCTGTGAGGTGCAGGTATAGGTGTAAGACCTATCAACTCCACTTATTAAGAAAACGTTCTTTAATATATTGAAAACTTTTGGGGGTGCTTATGCTCCCTGCTGTCTTCGGATAGTAAGTTCATTACCTTCGGGTATTGAAAAGATAAACCGAGAAATCGGGATAAGGGTTAGGTGGAAATGCTAATTGTCCACTCTATCGGGTCGCTTGCGACCTCAAATAAGCACTACAATACATCTTCCTTCTTTTGGGGAGTGCCTAACGGTCTAACCAGATGAAGACATAGATTATGCAGAAAGGACTGCATAGTTGAGTATGAAAATACAATAAATGTAAATGTAGGGTTGATGTTCATAATTCCTACCAAGGATGAAGGGCAAGCAACCAGTTGGTAACTTAAACCGTAAGGCGAACACAACCATCTTCGGGTGGGGAAATAAGTCAGGAAGGTTATTAATTGCGGATTGGTATACGCATGGAGTCGTGCAGCATTGATCGTTCAAAAGACGGGCAACTGCATCCTAAACCACGACTTCAAAACTCCGAATTAGCTGTAAATTTTATAATCTTTTGAATTTAGATCAAAACAGATTTTATATCAATATAAAAGCACAAGTGTTTAGGCGTTGCATTAGAAAGTCGCATAACTCGCCATTGAGGTGGGGTAAGTCGGTAGCCAATCCGAATATTTGTTGTGGATGTTTATTCTAGTCGATCTAGTTAGTTTGCTCTGAAACGGGTGAGATAGATATGAAACAGCAGTAGAAAATGTAACGATACGATTGGTTAACGTAATTAACTTGCGATGATAGGATAATGTGGGCAACTGCATTGGACAATGAGAGAATAAGATAATGCTCTCAAGACCTATTGTTAAACTTGTAGTCTCAGAGTTTTATTTAAAAAGAAATTATAGTAGGTAAAAACCTCTTTCAAACTATTGGGTGAAAATATTCCCTTTAGTCCCTGAAACGTAACCTACTAAAAATATTTAAGATTAGCGAGTTGGAGAAGTTGGTATCTCGCCTGTCTCATAAGCACGGAGTCCCTTTTGGGTTTACGCTGGTTCGAGTCCAGCACTCGCAACATATAAAATAGTTGACAAAACCACCTATGAGAGGTGGTTTTGTCAGCTAGAAAGCCCTGCTTGTAAAAATGGTGATTAGGTTCTCCCGAAATTAGTTAATAGTTTGATTTAAAAACCCATAGGACATTCCTATGGGTTTTTTTTTGTTTAATCTAAAATATTCTGGTTTTCTTTATTTTTATTATGTATTTATATACAAATAATCGATATAAACTTCGATTTTTTTTGTAACTCACTGGACGGTCAATGTGTTACGTTAATTAGAAAGGAAATAAAATATATAATATGCCATTTTTCACAAGACCAGAACTTATTGATGAACAATTTAAACAATTAGCTGGCACAACTTTAACGCTTAGTGGTACAACTAATTTTGTTGGTATTCTTCAATCTAAAGGTGTAGAAATTGATGCAACTATCACAGGATCAAGTGCATTAGTTAATGGTTATGTTTTAACATATAACGATTCATTAAGTAGAATAGTTTTAGAACCATCAACATCTGGTGGAACAGGATTTTATAATTTAGCATCACCATCTACAATAACTGTTGGTGGTATTCCAGCAGGTACTACACTTACAGGTAAACCATTAGAACAACTATGGGAAGATTTATTAGTAGTATATCAAGTACCAACATTTACTTTATTTAATAATAATATTAGTTTATTAAATCAAGTAGGTAATCCAGTTTCATGGTCAGGTTCAAAAACATTTAATTGGAACACAACAAATTCTGGAAATGTTCAACCTAACAGTATTGAAATTATTGATGTTACTAATGGTAATGCTATTTTAGGTACTGGACTCGCAAATGATGGTAATGAAAGTTTAGCATTAGGAATAACAATAAATAATAATATTCCAATATCACATACATGGGGTGTTAAGGGTACAAATACTGAAGCTAATCCTATGGGACAAAAGAATTATACAATAACATCAATTTATCCTTGGTTTTTTGGAAAGATAAGTTCAGGTGGTGCACCTTCAGGTAGTAATAGACCTGATCCTACTAATCCAGTAACAGCACAATCATTAATAGATAATGGAAATATTGTTGTTGGAAATAGTAATGGAACTATTGTAGTAAATAGTTTCGCTGGAACACCAGATGATTATATATGGTTTGCAATTCCAAGTACATCAACATCAAAACTAAAATGGTATGTAAATGGATTAGATAATGGTACTATTGGTGGTGCAGTTTCTCCAGCAGGTAATTTATTCCCAGACCCTGCAATACCAAATGTAGATTCACCTAGTGCATATTGGAATGGAATACAATATAAAATATATTTGAGTAATAAACAAGTTAATTCAACTTATATGGAATTTAGAAATAATTAATTATGGCAATACAATTAAGTGATAATTTAAAGATAAATGTAGGTGCACCAATAGATGAAAAATATCTTAGTGCTGCTAATTCACCATATATTGACACTAATGAAGTTAATACCAAGATTCCTATTGCTCAAAGGTATTTAGGATTGACAGTTAATATTGCTAATGTTGAATATTGGTATGAATTAGGTGTAAGTAATGGTAACTTAGTTATTAAGGGTTCTGGTGGTGGAAGTGGTTCTGGTGAAAGAATTGAAAAAATTGTTAATCAAGTTGCACACGGTTTTGGAATTGGTGATGTCATCACATATTCTGGTGGTACATATATTAAAGCAATTGCTGATGGTACACAAGGTGGTGAGGTAATTGGTTTTGTTAGTCAGGTTAATACTATTGATGAATTTATTGTAGTATATGCTGGTTATCTTGAGGGTGCTAGTATAAGTGGACTTGTTTTAAATCCAAGTACAACATATTATCTTTCAACAAGTACAGCAGGTGGAATACAATCAACAGATCCAACAGTATTTGGTCAAATATCAAAACCAATATTGGTAACTTTTGATAATAATAGTGCATTAATCTATCAATATAGAGGTTTTGTAATATCATCAGGAGCAACAGGTGGTGGTGTAACATCAGGTATTAGTAGTATGGAAAATATTGGTTTGGGTACTGGTGAAATATTTTCAGGAATAACAAGTGGTATTAATGGTGAAACTGCACAAATAAGAACATTATTAGGTTCTGGTAATACAAATGTAACAACATCTGGTGACACTGTAATAATTACATCATCAGGTGCTACTGGAATTTATAATAGTGCATCACCTTCAAATATTGATGTTGGTGGAATTACAACAGGTACTGTTTTAACAGGTAGAACCGTAGAAAATATTATTGAAGAAATGTTAGTAACAACATTTTTTCCAACATTAGTTGCACCTGATAATACGTTTGCAGATGATACTACAAATATACAAGAAGTTGGTATAACCGCAGGTACAATTAATTTC